ATAAATGGTATAAGATATTATATACAATAGGTTATTGTGCCATGTTTTTTAGAAACAAGATATTCATGGATTTCCTGGCAAAAAAAAAGAACTTGTTCCTCTTTTATGCCCATCCAAATGACAAGAGGCTTGGCATTAACTGTTCCTCATCGTATGCCGTAAATACCCTTAATGGGCCTCATAGGTTCACTGGTAACAACTTTATAGGTTGTATGCTTATGAGTATAAGGGATGCGTATCTTATGAAAAAGGAACGTAAGGAAGGGCAGGAAGAAAGATCATTCAAGATAACTGTGTCATGCAAGAAAGGATTCATGCTCGTCGATTATTTTGCGTCATTGTTATGCTTGTATGGTTATTCTGAATGGTCATCAACTGTTTCCTATGTCTGCGATGAGGACGCAGTGATAATATCATGCTTGTTGCCTAATACATCCAATATAAGCAATATGCTTTCAGATATAACAGAAGAGTTATCTTTGTATCCTGACAGTGAAATTGTTGCTGTTTTAAGAAAAATATTGCTTTAATTTTTTCATTTTGCTACCCATTAAGGGTGATTGTTTGTTGTTCGTTAAATCTTCCCCGGTTGGCCTGTAGGCTAGTCGGGGAATAATTTTTATTGTGTAATGGAAAATAGAGATTGTTTTATGAAGATTCTTACAAAGTATAATAAGAAGTCTTCATGTGATTGTGATCGGTGCAAGGGAATGTGCAAGAGGGTTCCGTGCATAGGTACGCCAAGAGATATAATGAATATCATTGAAAAGAAAGGGATAGATTTTGTCAGGGAGAATTTTTCTTTGACAAAATATGCCCCTTTAAAGATACTTGGATTCGCCAGTGATTTTACGCAAATGATAGCTCCGAACCAAAGGGATGACGGCTCATGTGTTTTCTTTAATGAAAATGGATTATGCGATATACATGAGATAAAGCCTACTGAAGGATCATACACATCATGCCATGACTATCCAATAAACCCCATGGTAGATCCAAGCGTGCTCACTGCGATGGAATGGACGATGGATGGTGAAACGACGATGGAAGTTGTTCATGAATTTACAGAAAGCAGTGTTATGGCTTTAAAAGTATGCTATAATAATAGTTTGATAAGATTCAAATTCAATAATAAAGAATTTTGTGTCTTGGATAATTTAGGGTAGATTTGCAATCAAACATTTAATACATCAAAAATCAATGAGGGTAACTGATTTTATAGAAAAAAGCAATGTCGGAAAAGTAAAGAAACGTATTACTATAGAAGACGCAGACAAGGTATTCCAATGTCTTGACGATATAACCAACGAGATCTATATAGACAAAATGATCAATATAGCAAGAGCTTCCGAAGACATAGTGGATCTTCTTGATGTTGAAAGAATATCTGTCGACAATATGTGCCGTTCTTTCTTTATAGGTTTTATAATGAATGATTACGGCAATTTATTTCCTGATGAAATAAAGAAGTCATCGAATCTTCTTATAAACACTTATATTAAGGATAACTACAAAACTGACTGTATGGACTGTATAAGTGCCCTTGCACAGAAAAAAAACAATCTCGGGTTGAACATAGACGAGATCGTTGAATATTCCATCAAAAATCTGAAAGTATATTCAAAGGAAGATTTGGCAATTCTAATGATGTTTCTCGGTATATTTACCAATAGAGCCATAAGGATGGGTGTATTTCGTGCCATTAATGACAAATATGCGCCTCTTATATCAAAAGTAACACTAAACTGATAAATTGTGGTTTCAGTATACGTGTCAAAAATGCACTCCGTCATATACAAGGATGCTTCAGTAGGCATACTGCTTGTTGAGGACGGGGTGCTTAAGAAAGCAAGGCAGATGCAGCGTTTCAACATAAATGCATCCGACCTTGATGTTGATGTCCTTTATGAAGTGTCAATGCTTACCAAGGATGTCGACTTCTTTGTCATGTACATGAAAACAAAAATGCCTGATGATTTTGACAGGTTCGTCAAAAGGACATCTTCTACCAATAAAACGAAAAGGGGCAAGATGCTCGCTGATGCATGGTCATCAATGAAAGGCAATATAGTATGGGAAAGAGGCACTCCTACCAGGCGAGAAGACAGGGCCTGGATGACAATAGCTTCAAAACTCAGCAAGTTCACAAAGGAAGGCATGGTAGGTGATATGGCGTTGAAATACTTCGTGGAAAACTATTCCAAGAGTTTCAAGTCTATGTATTCCGGAATGTCCTACCTTCGTGATCTCGAGGCTGACACGGAAATAGAAAGAAAAGCAAGGATTACGGAGATGAAAAAGAAGAATATGATATTCGTCATATCAAGGGAAACAAATAACGGCACAGAGCCTGTATTTGCCACCTATGACGAAAAGGTAGCCAACGGCTTCATGGATATCATGTTCGACTATTTCTCTAAAAGACGTAATGCCAAAAAGATATTTGCCATGGTTGTAGAGAAGTCCGGCGTCTCAAGGTTGAATGCTGACAGGCTCGTTCCAACTGATGTTCTTGCAGGCTTCGGCCTGAACATGGATAGCTGGAGAGAGCTTTGCAGAAACACATTCAACGGAGAGTCGGACAAATTCTACATCAATAAGTTACCAATAAAATAATCATAAGATGAAAACGGTTTTAATTGAAAACAGCCTCGTTAGTATCAGCGAGGACGACTTCACGGCACTCGATGCTGCTGAACAGAATGCAAGGAGGACTGGTGATAACTGCATGTATACGGCAGCCAAAACAGCCTTGCTTGAGAAATATACGGTCAAAAATATCGTAGACCATGTATTCAGATAATTGAATTTGTATTATTAAATTGTTAATAGGATGGAAGTAAGCGCAAGAAAAAACCCGGTAGAAACCGGTGGCAACAATAATATCGCCAGTCCTTCAAGTGAAGGTAAATTTGGTGATGAGAATCCTGTAAGAGACAACAACGCTCAAAAGTCAGACAAGGGTCTTGATGGTGAGATAAACAAGAAGATGTCTAGATATATCATATCCGACGATATGATCGAACTGCTGTATAATCAGTTGCAGGATGAAATGATAAATCACAACTTATACAGGTCTTTTGCCTTGTATTATAAGAACAAAGGACTGTGTCTGTTGTGTGACTATTTTGAGAAAAGGGCCAAGGAAGAGCTTAATCACCATGAGTGGATTTATTGCTACATGAAATATTGTGGCATCAATATCCAGTACCCTGAGATACCGGCCACCAATATAGATATCGTTGATGAGCTTACTCCTTTTGAACTGACAGTGAAGAAGGAGATAGAGACTACCCGTTATATCAACGAGATGGCCACCCTGGCTTTGAAAGAAGGTGATTATGGTACATTCGCATGGCTTAACGGTAATGGTCCTGTTGTGGGTGAACTGATACCTGAACAGACCGAAGAGATGTCTGTAAGTAACCAGGTGCTTCGTATTGCAAAACAGAATAATGACTGGCTGAGCAAGGCAGAAGCTATATTGGACTTTTATGACAAACGGAAATAAGACGCTTTGGATAACCATAGTATTGCTTATACTGTCGCTCATTGCGGTGTCATATACCCTGCTTGAATACAAGAGGTCTTATGACAGCCTTATTGAGGAATCTGAAAAGAAGACTATGGATATCCTGAAAGCCACGGAGAGGAACGACAGTATGATGATCGTACTTGAAAGCCTTGAGAACAAGATTGATTCGATAATTTTGTCAAAGGAAGAGAGTTATGAAAACAAGCGTGATAGCATTGGCAGTCTCCCTGATGACTCTGCCGTTATGTGGTTCGAGCGTTACATCAAATCATGGAAACCAAGATTCGGTGAAGGTCGCGGTAAGTGATATACGTAAGGCGAACATGATATTCCTTGAACATGGACATATGACAAGCCTTGACAGCTTATATGCTAAAAAAATAGAAGCTGGTAAGGCAAGGCTTGAATGTTCATTGAAGACCGATAGCCTCCTCAGGGAGGAGATAAGAAGCTATGCCAGGATAAATACTGGTCTTGAGAGGAAGAATGAAGCTTGGCGTAAAGCCGGCATATTGTCCGTCGCGCTCAACGCGGCATTAATAATAGTGATACTACTTTAAAAGTAAATGAAGATGACTTAATAAGATAAATGGAAAGGATCCGGCCTTTCAGTGAAACAATACTATGCAAGCTGATGGCCAAGAGCGAAGATGCTTTTGGATACACAAGATATGTATTCAAAAATCTCGTCACGGGAAGTTTTGAGATGATAACAAGACTTCCAAACTGGGATCTTCCTTACATTGAGATAGGCGACATAGGCTTTGTCGACTATATGGAAGCTGTCGCCGGTGAAGACACATGGTATGATGCAGACAATGACAAGTTTGTAAAATATCGTGCAGATGGTTCCTATATGGTTTCCTGGGTAAGGTCCGGGAAGATAGCTAAAAAAGAAGAGGATAATGGAAGGAGATGGATTCCTGAACTTGGAAGCTGGATATGAGAAACCGGCGTGTGACAAGAAAGTAGCATCTTTCAAGTGGCTCGTTAAGAAGAATGGCGAGCAGAGAGAGATTAAGATGGTCGATATGACTGAGGATGAGATAAAAGAAGCCGTATCACTTTGTGGTCAGATGTTGTATAACAAGGACCCTGCAAGGCTTGGCAGGGTTCATGTTCTGCGTATTATAGAGAAACAGAAAAGATGTTGTACCGTTGCCATGTTCATGAAATGGATAAAAGCAAGATACAAGAAGAGTGATTACGATCTTCATAAGACTTTAAGGTCATTCGTGGAAAACAACGTTGCTGAATGCCCGGGCATAGAGAATATGCCTATATCAAGATGCATAGGTGACATATGTCCTCAGCAATTCAGTGACATCATGATAAAGGAGGTAATGCAGGCCTGTGTGGGTGCATTGGGAATATTCGATTCGAGGTATATGACTAAAGGTATTATATTCAGACAGGGTATAGCCCTTCTGAAGAAAGATATCAAACAGCTTACGCCATCGAGAGAAGAATATATGGAGATAGCGTCAAGATACAGCGACAAGAAAGATATCCCTACTGGAAAGAAGATGGTTTTGGAAGTGATTAAACTGAGGCTCGGTCTTGACAAGTCGTCTGCCATATTCCTTAACCCCACAGGCCTTACCTATGAAGAGTTCAGAAGCATGATATATATAAGCAAGGGAATGAGGTATTCTGATATGACTACCGACCAGCTCACCGTGCTTAGGAATAAGATGCTTCTCATACTGGAGAATGAAGTTTATAAGCATATCAAGCAATGGAACACAAGGATGAACCAATTAAACGCTGTCGCGTTATTGAAGGGATTCCGGACGGTATAGTAAATTGGGATGACGGCAGAACACAGCGTCAGATAGATGCTGTCAATGCATGGAGCAGGAGTGGCAGGAATGGCACGATAACGGCATATACCGGTGCCGGTAAGACGACCATTGGTGTATTTGCCATGAAGCATATGGATAACCAGTTCATGAAAAAAGCTGGCAAACATTGCAACATGGTACTCGTTGTTCCTTCTGCGCCCGTTCTTGATCAATGGAAGAAGCTGTTGGTCAAGTGCGGACTTCAACACGTTCACCTATATACCAAAGAAAAGGCATCCGATAGCTATAAGTCTATTGAATGCGATCTTCTCGTTATAGATGAAGTGCATTCCATACCAACTAAATCGTGTGCTAGGATATTGCTTATAAAGTCGTTGATGAGACTCGGTCTTACTGCCACATTCGAGAGGCTGGATGGCAGACATTCGCTTCTTGAGAAGTATGGATTCCCTGTTGTTGAGGATATATCCAAGGAAGAAGGCATAAAGAATGGATGGGTAGCCAATTGTTCTATATATAGGGTATTATGCGAAGTCGACTGTACTGCGTATAATAACCTCACTACACGTTTCAAGGAAGCATTTTCATATTTCGGGTATAACATGGATATACCAATGGCCATATTGGATAAAAAGAACAAAAGGCATAATGAGATACTGAAAAACATGGTAGACAAGAAAGTGTATGAGGTGCAAAGGGAGATGAAGATAGATCTTACCGATCTCATGAAAGAGAGGATAAGAAAGGCTTGCTTTGGTGAAGTGATGAACAAGGCAAAGCAGTTCATATCACTCATGTCAAGGAGAAAGGCTTTTATTAATCATCATCCTAAGAAAATAGAAATGACGAGGCTTATAATATCGAAGAGGCCGGACAAGAAGGGTATAACATTCTTCAATAGCATTGAGGATGCAAAAGGTGTCGGCATAGGCACTTACTATACTTATCAGGGAACTAAGAAGACGAAGAGCCGAATGATAGAAAACTTCAAGAAATCCAAGAGTGGCGTTATAAACACTGTAAGGGCCTTGAATATGGGTTTTGACTGCCCGGACATAAACTATGCTGTGATAGCCGGATTCGATTCAAGCAAGACGAACAGGATACAGAGGATAGGGCGTGTCATAAGAGTCAATGAGCTTACCAAAGGAAAAGAAGCAGAAGTGTTTTATATAGTGCTTAAAGGCACCAGGGATAATGACTGGTTCAAGTCCTCGGTAGGTGACAATGAATATCATACCATACTCGAAGAGGACCTCGAGGACTTCCTTGATGGGAAAGATATCGAGTTTGCTCCAAATCGTTAGATCTATAAGCCATTGTCCGGAAAACCGGGAACAAGGGTTTCTGCAACCAAAAAGGCAAACCTATTATATGGCTAATTTATCAAATGGTAAGATACTGTCAATAATGAATGAATATAAGCTTGATGCCGAACTCGTCATTGTCACATTGCTTCTTGTGGATATTGACGACACAATAGGCGGATGCATGGATTCTTCAGAGGTGACAGGAAACATAAAGCAATATTTCAACTCTGAACTCAATATTCGTTCTTTTGGCGAATGTCTTCTTGAGTTGAAAAGAAGGGGTATCCTGGAAAAACCCTCCAAGGATATACCCGTAGATGTGGATGTTAATACTTATAACTTTTCGCGTCTCGAAATGAAGGGTTCCTTTAGGAAGAAATTCTTTGCATATAGCATGGAGATGGGGGAACAGCTGCTTGAGCATTATCCAAAATTCGGGTATGTCAATGACAAGGAGGTTCCGCTTGTTTCCATCAAGAAGTTCAACAGCGAAGACGAACTGTTTTTCAGGTACGCCAAGATGATAGGATTCGATATATCCAAGCATAAGCATATATTGTCTCTTATCGACTGGGCAAAAGAGTACAAGACTTCCTTCATAAACATGAATATAGAATCATTCATACTTGGAAGGGTATGGCTGGCTATAGAAGAGTTCAAGGAAGGAGGCAACGAGGGATATGACATTACTTACAAGAGTTTCTATAAATGCGTTTAGGTCATGGGCAAGATAACAGATCGTCTTTATAAGGAGATGGAAGAGAACGAAAATGGCATAGTACAGTATGATATAGGTTTAAAAAAGGCTTCTTACTACATTGACAATCTGCGAAAGGGTAATTTTATATTGCTCGGAGGCGGATCGGGCAGTGGTAAGACTACTTTTGCCTTATATCATTATGTGTATAGACCTATTATGTTCTGTATAGAGCATAACATTAAAGATCTTGACATTATCATGTGTTGTCTTGAGATGGCGGCTACCAATGTGTTGTCAAAGCTGGAGACCATGTACATCTATGACAAGTATGGTATTGACATAGGTTATAGGGATATGATGTCATTCAAGGGAAAACTCAAGCCTGAGCATAAAGAGATAATCATGGAAGTAAGGCCGATGATGGCCAAGATAGAATCTTACATAAGATTCATAGAAACTGGCATAAACCATGCTACGCTTCAAAACTATCTCACAAGTTATTTTGAGAGAAGAGGCACATTTATGGTTGATGGCAGTTATATGCCGAAAAATCCCAAGTTGCTTACATTCTTTGTCCTAGACCATATAGGAGAGGTTTCCGTGCCTCCCGGTATGACAAAGAAGGAAAGTATTGACCGTGTTGCCGATGTCCTTAAGATATCAAGGAATAAGTTTGGAATGACAAGCCTTGTCCTTCAGCAGATCAACAGGGTTCAGTCATCTGTTGAGAGAAGGACCAAATTTCCTGGTATTGAGTCCAACGACTTTAAGGATAGTGGTAATGTATATGAAAAGTCAGATACTGCCATCGCTCTTTACAACCCATTCAAGGACAAACAGAAGAGTGTCTTTGATTATGATGTATTGAAGATGGGTAACAGGCTTCGCGTGTTGCAAATCCTAAAGGGTAGATATGGTGAAGCGGACGTGAACATAGGCCTGGCCTTTTACGGCGAGGCATCCATGTTTAAGGAGATACCTCCTGGAATGTCCATAGATGATTATTCAAGGTACATGTCACCTTCCTATCTTAAAGAAGGAGACATGAGCCTTGATTTTGTTAATAACAACTCAATAGACATATAAATTGGGAGCTGTAGTTATAGCCGGATATTCCAATTCCGGAAAGAGCACTTCACTCAGGTATCTTGATCCAAAGGTTACTTTCATTGTCAATGTCAATGACAAGCCATTGGGGATACCAGGGTTTAAAAAAAACTATATACCGTTCAAAAAGAGAGTTGTTCTTGATAAGGATGGTAAGCCTATGGTCAACGAGAAGACCAGCAAGGAGATAAAGAAGTGGTCTGGTAATTATTATCAGAGTTGTTCCTATAACGACATTCATGCCGTTCTGGATCTCTTTGAAGCAATAAATGACAAGTATCATATCTATTCCAATTTCGTCATAGAGGATATAAATTATCTTCTTGGACAGGATATAATGGATATGGCAACCGTCGCTTCAAGAGATAAGTATTCTACATTTGCTTATAACTACAATAAGCTGATAAGAAGGATCATAAGTCTTAATGTTGACAATGTGATTATCACATCTCATCTTATGACTGAAGAACTTTCCAATGGTAAGCTGTTTACCAGAATGGCTTGTAGTTCAAAGCTGATGGAGAAAGCTTCCGCATTGGACGGTATGTTCAACTGGATCTTCTACGCTGAAAAGATAATTGATGATGTAGATGAGACAGTTAAGTATGTGTATAGGACAAGGACTAACGGATATGATACTTGTCGATCTACTTCGGGGTGTTTTAAGGATAAATATATCAAGCCTAATATACAAGCAGTGCTTGATAGGATAAAAGCTTTTGAGGAGGGTACGGAGGAGCCTGAATATGAAGAGGAAGATGATATTCTTTCTAAGAGTAATAAGGCATCCAATGAACCCAAGGCGGAAGATGATAAGGAAAAAAGTCCTAAAAACAAACCAACGGTATTGGATGACGATATCTAATTAGGTAATTTAGCAGTCCGCTGGAATATGCATTATGCTGTTTTGGCGGACTTACTTTAGTAATCAATAAAAAAGAAAGGAAAATGGACAAAATTCATTTCACAGGCGTGATGAACGTCGAATTTGATCTCGACAAAGAGACTGGAGAGATCACAAACTTTTCAATGACCAGTATGTCATCACAATCAAAGAAAGAATCGAAGAAGAAAGAGACCAAGCCTGTGGTATTGTCACCGCAGGAAAAGGCGGAGCAAATGCCGTGCATCTTTGTTAATCCAAAGACGCAACAGATGCGTTTCACGCGTGCTGCCGCCGAAAGGCTTGGATTCCTCAACGATCAAGGTATGGTATGGCAGACACCTAACGGTAAGAATATGCGCGTAGCCATTGGATTCAGGATGCAGGAGGAAGGATTCATACTTACTATATCCGGAGAGTTTGATGATAATCCTACTTCTTCTCCTATGCTTAGTGATTCCCTTCGTCTTACCTGTCCTATGGTTTATAAGGACATCTTCAAGAACTTTGAAGTATTGAAGGTTGAAGAGATACCTATGAAGGATGGTGAAGACAGGATGTTCACTTTGAATAATACTACGGTCGACGAAATGGCAACCCTCTATGATAAAGTTCAGTTGGCTCAAAAAGGGATATTAGATCAAGATGATAGCAAACAAGAGGATAATTCTATGCCCGATAAAGATCAAAACGTTGCTTCTACAACGATTCCGGATCCTCAAATAGCAAATGGTCCTATGCCTATCAGTGATGATGACATGGAAGATCTGTATCATACCAGGATCACGGATGAGGATGGTAAGAATGCCAATGGAGCAAATTCCAATGGTAAGGAATTTATTCCTTCATTCGATGAAGAAGAAAAAATCCACGATTCGGTAGACGATGACGACGATATCATGTCAGGAGAGTTCGATCCTAAAAAAGATGAAGATGACATTTTTGAATAAATCAATCAATAACAATTTCAATTTTTAAAAATCATGGCGATTAATGTTTCAAACGTAAAGCCTGTAAGCACAAGTACTTCATTGCAGGCATGGGCTATTCACACAGTAGTATTAGAATCATTTTCTTATAATTTCAACGAAAAGAACAAGAGCGGCACTGACAGTCACGTATATGACTTCAAGTTCTCTAATGACAATGGAAGCTATACTGCCCGTTTCTTCTGTCCTGTAGGCAGTGAGGAAATGAAGAAAGGCGGCGTTAGACAGATCATGGAAGGCAATGACTATGCCTCTCCTTCTGAAGAAGAGCAGTTTGTTCACAATATCAGACATATCGTAAGTGCGTTTGGGGACAACATGGTTGAGCGTGTTGATAAGTATTATGCAAAACACGATCCTACTGCATCCAAACTTGAGTTTGAGGCATTTGGTAATGGTCTTATCAAGCTTTTGGGAGAATGCAATGCAGAGAAGCCGGAACTTGAACTGAAGCTTATTGGCAATAAGGATAATTATGCGAGAACTCCTGGTATCCTTGGGATCAAGAAAGACGGCACCATCTTTATCAAGGATAATTATGTTGCCAAAAAAGAAAACAGCAAGTTGGCATTTACCGCAAAACAGATGGAAGCAAAAGCCAAGATTGAGGCCGGTATCGGTGGACGCAAAACTGATATGCGTAAATTGGATGATGACGATAATGTAGGTGCTGGTACTACTGCCGGTGCAAAGCAAATGGATTTTGACGTGGACGAGATCTAATAAAACATGATAGACCTTCCAGTCAAAATAACAAGGGAACTTCTTCTTGAAAAGAACTCGGAAGAAACATATCTGTCATATTATACAGGACTACCCGTAAGAAAAGGTACATTCAAGTCTCCATTCAGACAGGATCGTCACCCGTCTTGCGGGTTTTTCCGTTCACATACGGGAAGACTGTATTTGGCAGACTATGCAAGACCTGAATATACGGCTGATTTCATAAAGGCCGCCATGCTCAGGTATTGCCTTGACTATAATGAAGCTCTTAACGCGATAGCCCAGGATTTCGGTATAATAAAGACAAGAACGGTCAGGGCAGCGGCAAAGCCTGTCGTTGTTCAGAAGTTTGATTCTTCGTCAATAACCGACATAAGGGTTGCTGTGACGTGCTTTGAAGAAAGGCATATTGAGTTCTGGAACAGGTTTGGAATAGGGATGGATACGCTGAAGACATACAGGGTGTTTCCATTATCAGAAGTATTCATAGGCAATAAAGTTATATACAAATCGTGTAATAGCGAGTATATGGCCTTTGGCTATTACCATGGAAGCGAAGAAGTGGATGGAAAGTATTATGAACGCTGGAAGGTTTATTTTCCCGGAAATAAGAAAATGAGGTTTGTTTCTAACTGGAAGAAAGAATGGATACAAGGACTTCCTCAACTTCCTGAAAACGGGAAGCTGCTCGTCATAACCAAGTCGATGAAGGATGTCATGGCAATGAAAGAGTTCGGACTTAATGCGGTAGCTCCAAACTCGGAGAATCTTTTTGTTCCTGACGATATACTTGATGGATTGTCAAAAAGATTCAAGCATACTGTTATCATATATGATAATGACAATGCCGGACTGAGGAACATGGCAAGGATAAGGCGTCAGTATAATGATTATTGTTATATGTGGATACCAAAGGAATATGGTGTTAAAGATTTTTCGGATTTTGTCGAGAGGTATGGAAGGGAAGAAACCGAACTGGCCATAAGAAAGGCCAAGGACTATCTTAAAAAGTATCTCATGGCCGTATATTCCAAAAACCACTGTAACCAAAAAGAATTATCAAAAATCTTTTTTTCAGTAAATGGGACGAGTGAAATTCGAGATAGTCAAGAATAGTGCGGTCATGAAGGACGTTAATGACGAATCATACTTCTTCAACTATAATGACTATGTTTCAAATTCAAGGCTATCACTGATAAATCCGGAAGAAAACGGCTCCATAAAGAAGTATATCGAGGGATTGAAAAGCAGTAGTTCATCTTACTTTGGTCTTGGTACGGCATTTCATGCCAAGATATTACAGCCTGACGATTATGAAATATCTGACATTACTATACCAAACGGCAAGGACGGTAATATCATATCAGAACTTGTCAGAAGAAACCAGTTTGGAATAGATGTCATAATGGATATAGTAAGAGACATGGCAACCGAAAGACAGAGGAATGATGAAAGCTTCATAACAAGAAGATCACTCGAGATATTCAAGGGATATGCCAAATTATTCTTTCTTATAATACAAGAGAGGTCTTCCGAGAAGAAAAAGCTTTATGTCACTGATTCTTCCATGGAAAAACTGAAAGGATGCCTGGATGGTTTCTATAAGGATAAGAACATGGTTTCAATGATAAGGCCTGGTGGTGACGCGGAGTTCGAGTGTATGAACGAGGTTACTATCATGGTTGATCTGAAAGCTTCTTATGCCGGTATGGAGACTATATTGCACCTTAAAGGCAAGATAGACAATCTTAAGATAAACGATGCCACATATATGATAAATGACCTCAAGACATCGTTTCATAGCAATGGCAACTTCAAGGATTCCGTCAGGAGATTTCATTATAGGAGACAGGCGGCTTTCTACAAGTTCCTTGTAGATTCATATCTGTCCGGAAAAGAAATGAAGAGAAAGTTCAATTCATTCAATTTTCTCTTTACTTCTACTTCAGATTTCAGTACCGGCATTTACAAGATGACCAAGAGTGATTTCGAATCCGGACGAGAAGAGATGATTTATCTTTTGGAATTAGCAGCTATAGCGCAAATGTTTGAGCAGAACAAAGGTTCGATCACGTATTATCATAATTCATATTCGTTGAATTGTCTTGCGTGCTCTTATGCCGAGAAATTCAAGCTTGTATCTCTTCTTTTGTTTCTTCTCCAGCAGTTTAGAAAGAAGAATAAGGATTTTACTTTCACTCAGCTTATAGAGAAGATAAGGAAGGATAAATGCTCCTCTACATCACAGTCCATGTTCGAGAGGCTGGAAGCTATTGTAGAGAGTGAGTATAGTGAAAGGGAAGATTATCCTACGTTTAGAATGACTTCAGCCAAAGAGATGGCTGCCTATATCAACGGCATCCTTGACAGGGAGATGCCGTTCAGCAACAAGTCACCATGGATACTTGGTGACGACCTGCCATTTTAACAACTAAACGTATTTCGTATGGCGAGAAGCAAGATTAAGATAAGGGAGAATGACTTCAACTCCGCTAATCTTTTTATCAAGATAATGAAGGCGGACAACCTGGGTGATCTGGCAATGAAAGTTCCATTTCACATCAAGAAGGTCGTCACTTCCAGATGGACCATGAATGGATGTCCTATGGATATAGTGGGATTGAAAAGGTTTTGTGTGGATATATTAAAGAATGAGACAGGATTCATGCAGGATACAGGATGTGTCGTCGTTCTTAAGAAACCAAGAAAATCGAGAAGGAAGACGCCTGAAACCCATATGAAAAGACTCGACGGAAGAATGGCTGTCAGAATAGGAGAACTGAGAAGATTCATGGTATTCTATGATTCTGAAAACAGGGAAATATGCAATATGCCATTCTGTACAAGAAAAGTAGCCGGAATGAAGATAAAAGAACTCTTCAAGGCGGGAAAGATTCCACCCGGCGAGATATTTTGTTATGTTGAATACAGGGCAGATGACAGGAAACCGGTATTCAAGATGGACCTACATGGCAAAGAAGAAGATCCCGGTACTGAACAAGGCGAGTATATAGCCTTCGGGATTGTTGCTATGGACTATAACGGATAATTTATTCCTTAAAATGAACATTGTAAACAATATAAAAGTAAGGGAAAAAGAGTATGAGATAAAAAGTATAATAGATAGTTTCATATCGCAGTCATTAGGATATAGAGTATCAGAATATCATTGCTCTGAAGGGATAGGACAGTCACAATCATATACCAAGCTATGCTATGAGTCTGTAAAGGCGATAGATGAGGAGTGGGATGAGGTTAAGGGGCTGGCCTTTCTTATAAATTCACAAGTACCATCGTATGTGTCCTATGTTGGGATAATAGAAAGATCTTCAGGAGGTCTTGTTATAATGGACGATGCTGATATAATAAAAACGTCGATCGTTGGTAGCAGACAAGAATATGTATGCCATGACATTGATCCAATGAGATATTTAAGTTCTTTCAAAAACAAGTTTGATAATCCTATAGGCAATATTAACGAAGTAATAGGCAAGATAGTAAGAGGCGGATCATCAGTTTATTTCACCAATAACGGACTGAAGATAAACATACCATCTGCCTGTATTATGTCAGGTGTAGGAAAGCATAGATGCCAGTCAGGCAATGCCACATTCCTTGACCTGTATATGTCTATATCATCTGAGATAATGTCTTCAAGGAACAGGACAAAGGATCTTAGTTGGTTTATGTATAAAGTATATATGTTGAATTCTTTAATGGAGGGCGTATTATGTTGAATCTTGAAGGATCGAATACAAGAGCAGGAATGACAAGAGAAGACATCATAAAGAAAAAGAAAAGGTCTATAAGCAGCTTGCTGATGGAAAGAAACATAGGCTTTGAAAGTGCTGACCTGGATGATGTCATAGTCGAAGAGAATAGTGCGGATATCGAGAAGAGGACAAGGGAAAAATATAATAACAGGATAGGATTCCAGTTGTCTGATGACCAATTTGATGCCATACAGGGTATAACAAGATTTGTAAGTAGCGAATATGACGAGGATAAGTTCTCTGCAACATTATGTGGATATGCCGGTACCGGAAAAGGTCTTGTAAGCACTACTCCTGTATTGACTTCTAAGGGATGGAAACCGATAGGAAACCTCTCCATGGATGACAAATTGTTTACTCCTGAAGGAAATATGGTGGGACTTATGGGTATATACCATAGAGGAAAACAGGATATCTATAAGATCAAATTCTCTGATGGAAGAAGCATCAAGTGTGATGGAGATCATTTATGGACCTTAACAAGAGAATCAAGTTTCTCTACTGAGATAAGCGAAAGCGTCTTTGTAGAGGAAACTGTAACACTTGACACAAGATCGATAATTGATATTTATAAGCATTTTAAACTGTATCTTCCCAATATTAAACCTCAGTGTCTTGTCAATACATACGGTACGATATATTACGATCTTGAAAAATTCAAGATCGAATTTTCGAGCCCTGTAGAAAATATATCAATAAACAAGAGGTCCTCTTTTTATTATGACGTTCTGTCTACTTTCGGGCGTTATGTTGCACATACATTGAATGTAGAATGCGTCAGTAGTGATGTGATAGATAAATTCGTCACTGTTGCAAGAAGTCTCGGCGAGTCTTATAAGACATGGTTCTGTGAGGAAAGTGGTATGTATAATGCTACAATGGTCAACTCCGTATATATTGAATCTATAGAGCCTTGCGGATTAGATGATACTGTATGTATAAAAGTGAACAGTAAGAAAGGACTGTTTATAGCATCGGATTATATACCTACACACAATACTACAGTTACCAAGCTAATCTATAAGAATTGCCTTGAAAAGGGACTAAAGGTGGCATTATGCGCTCCTACGCATAGGGCAAAATATGTCATGTCAAATGCTATTGGGGCAAAGGCGGATACGCTTCATTCATTCCTTCATCTTTCACCTACTCTGGATATAGAGAAGTTAAGCATGGATGACCTCATCTTCAATATGGATATGAGGTCTTTGAAGAATATGCCTACTGGCGGAGTGGTCATAGTGGACGAGTGTTCTATGATAAGCGATGATATGTTCGACTTTCTTAAAAGGATAAGTAACGAGTTCAAATGCAAGCTTTTATACTGCGGAGATTCCTCTCAGTTGCGCGCGGTAAAGTCAAATGACATAAGTAAAGTGTTTAAATTAAGCAATGTATATACTCTTACTACTGTCCATAGACAAAGCAATGAGAGTGCGCTTGTACCATACCTTATAGAGTGTCGAAGAAAGCCTGTATGTGAATTTGAAACCAAGGTATCACCTAATGGCTCATTATATGTAATGAAAGATCCGAAGGACTTCCTTAGAAGCTATATGAGGGAGATAAGGAAATCTATTGAAAACAAACAGCCGGACAATACCCGTATATTGTGTTACAGAAATGCACGTGTAAAAGAGTTTAATGACATAGTAAGGAGGTGCCTTTATAAAAATGATTATAGCACTCCATACCATGAAGGAGATATACTAATGGGATATAGCAATGTAGAGTATGACGGTTATGATTTCTATAATTCTTCAGATTATATCATATGCAGTGAGCCGAAAAGGGTTGATATAAAAATCAATGGTGCTCCTCACATCGTCTTTCCTGGATGGTCTCTTGAGCTTATAGATTTCTATAATGATCAGGAAGTAGCCAATGTCGTAGTGGCCGATATGAACAATACGCTTGAAGGCATGAAGAAAGATTATGCCATGTTTCTTGAAGATCTTAGGTTGAAGGCTATTAAAGCCAATTCTATGAACAGAAGGAAACTATGGGATGAATGGCGCAAGGCTTTTAATTCTTGTGCCATAAACGATTCTCTTGTTTATGATAACAGGGTTATTAAGCAGAAGACATTTGATTATGGATATGCCATAAGTACGCATCGTTCACAAGGATGTACGTTTAATAATGCTTTTGTAGATCTTACTGATATATTCATTAACAGAGATGAGATGGAATTGAGACAACTTGAGTACGTGGCATTGTCAAGAACAAAGACAGACTGCTATGTATTATCATGGTAATTAACTCTGGCCGGTAACAGGGCTTAAGGTATTGGACTTTTTGGACTTTATAATTTTTGGGATTACCAGAATGTCCTTTTACCGGCCATAGTATAAATAAAACAATCAACTTTATAAACTAACAGATTTTAAAACAATTACAATCATGGAAAAGAGAAAGATCACAGTAGTGTCAGACAAGAAAACAAGTCCTGTAACATTTGAAAGTTCAGCAACTACATTAGGAGAATTGAAGCGTGAACTTGATGCCATGAACATCAACTATTCAAATTCGGAGTTTACCGAAGGCAACAGCGCACTTCGTCTTATTAGTGACAACTCTGAACTTCCGAAAGAAGTAAAGAGAAGATTGACCGGACAAATGACTGATCATCTTGTCATCTCTATTAAAACGATCAATAAGAGACTTAACCAGGGAGGCCATAAACCGACAGGTGCATTTCATAGATCAGTTGTAAACGCCATCGTGAAATATAATCCTGAATTGAAGGGTATGATCATGGATAAGTTCAATTGTAATTATACACAGGTAAGTTCGGAGCCTTTATGTAATTACATTGTTGAGATGGGTTATTTCAGAGATGGTATGCCTATTGGAAAGATTAATGCAGATGAATATGTAAAGAAAGATCCGGACTTCTTTAAGAAGCAAGGATCTAAGAGTCATATCGAGGAACATGTTGTCGTTGGTAAGCCTGGATTGGCTGAGTCTATCAAAAAGGATGAAGAGAAAAAAGAAGATGTTGAAATTGCCAGTAATGACAACTCTTCTACCAAAAAGGATGAACAGTTTTCCCAGCCAACTATCACCATTGAATCGGTCATTGATTATCTCAAGGGCTTGGGAGAGAAGGAACGAATTGATGCTCTTGCTGAAATCAATAGAGCGTTCGTTGACGAAACTTACTCTCCTGATGAAATAAGAGATATCTTAAATTCTATCGGTTAATAACTTTTTTTTATTGTAACAATCCCCTTCCTGCATCTTGATGATGCCGGGAAGGGGAATTTTATTTCTACAACTATGCAAATACATCCAATAATATTCAAGTTACTGTACAAGTATTTGTTCAGTGACGAGGAGAAAGAGTTGATATTGAAGCGCAGGACTGGTAAGTCCAGAAAAGTTGCTGAGATGATAGCTATGGGGCTTCCTCAGTTCAAATGTGATATCGTTGATTTTACTGACGATGATTTCGAGACAACGGCATTCTTCAGGTTTGATTTCACCATATTTTCAAATATGTGTATGTGTGATAAAATAAATCTGCTTGAGAATACTGTGAAAAGATTTTCAGAATCTTACTTAAAATATGGGCCTGAATTTTCCTTCGACTTGTTCTTTAAAGGGTTAATTAATTGCGAAAGAGAGTCTCTCGAATATTTTAAGGATAAGGTTTTGAATGACAGTGATGTCTGTTACAAGGTAGCTTTTTATATGCCTACAGTTCTTGTTATCAAGATGGGTAATATAAATGTCAAGTCATGGGCCGGTGTGAATATGGAACATAAAGGGTTCTATTCATTCCTGATAATTAATGAGACATTTATGTACCTTGCTGCAACAAGGAATGTATATAGCATGAAGGAAGCCAAAAGGGGATATGTCCATCCACATGTGAGTCCATTACATATTGGAATTGGTAGTGAAAAGATATTTGGAGAAAATTCCATGATTGTCAATATAAATGGTAATTATTATATAAATGCCAATACCATAAGACAGGTATGTCTCGGTGATAGCGATTTAGGCAGTCTTATATCCAATTATTCGATCACAAACGAAGATACCATAGAAATGGAATGTATCATGATATCCGAGGAATTATCACGCATATTCAATTCCGAAAGTGATAATTCTATCAATTTTCCATATATAAGGATGAATGAGATGTTCGGTAACGGCAATGAAAACACTGATTTAACGAAAGTCTCACTACAGCATAATTCAAATAGGATATCTGTTTCGTTCCTTACATTTGAAGTATCAAAGTATATATACACGAATAATCTACTTCACTTCATGAAGAATAGTGACGGATATAAATGCACTGATTCCACTTTGTACATAATGGATATCATAACAAAAAGTTATTTGTCTGTATATAGGAATTTTAATGCGTTGAATAATGCTATTATAAACGAGGCGGTAAGTGTATATAAGTATAAAACTGACGGCATTAACGTATATATGTCTTCCGATTCATCATCTTCTGATTTGTCTAAAATTGAAAGTATCAAAAAAGTGAATGACGTGGCTATGTTTACATATCATGGTGATACTGTTAAATACAATCTTGATATAGTAGAAGTTAATGATAAGTCAGATGAAAAAACAATGGTCGAAAGCTCGTTTTGCAGTGATGTCTTAAGGGCTGTGTATGGCCTGAAACAAAATACTGGACACTGTGCATCTAATTATATTGTATTTTAAACGAACAACAAATGAAAGAGAAAGAAATAAAAACAAATCCTAATATCAAGGATGGTAAAAAGAATGAATCCGAAAAATATACCATAAGGGATTCCATTAAGAGTGATATAACAATGTCATTCTCAAATAAGGTTCAAATTGCCATAAACACTGCGTGCAGCATGAGCCAAGGTAAGGAATGGTCTGCCATCATATTCTATGTTGTAAAAAATCTTGAAAAAGGATTCAAGAATATACATATAGACGTGATTGATATGCTTGTCATGGATATAGGAAGTGAGGTACATACTTCATGGGAATACAATGATGATATCAATGAATATATGATCAGCAATGATCTTCTCGACAATGGTATATGCATGGGCCAGCTGCATTCCCATGTCAATATGAACGCTTTCTTCTCTGGTGAGGACATGAGTACATTGAAACAAGAGGCTATCGACAGGGAGCATAACCTGTCTGTTGTAATCAATAACATGGGTGCTGTTGTCGCCAAGATATCAAGAAGGATACTCCGTAGGTTTACCGGCCAGGTAGATGTTTCATATCCGTCCTTCAATGAAAAGGTCATTAAGGAATCAATGGTTATAGATAATACGGAAAATATCATAGAGTTCTACGATGTGGCATTCAAGAGGGTTATTGATAGTTCTGTTAAGGAAAGAATGATGTCTCTGTTTAAGAAAAAGAGTGAAGCTCAATATAGTAAAAATAGACTGTTCGACAGAGAATACAGAGAATATACAATACAGCCCGGTAGTAACAGATTTGACACAAAGGTTGATTCGTATATTCCTGAAATAAAAGAATTTATTAATACTGTCATTAAATTGGGATTTGCCTTAAAGGGAAAAAACGGCTCTATATCTATATCAAGTCTCTATGACATGGAAGACGCTACTGATCTTGATGAAGTCGTTGTTCCAATGATAGAACCGGCAGTAGTAAAAAGGATATTAAAGAAGGTCTTGTATTCATATAAAGAGATGTTCGGCGATCTCAATAAGAATCAATCAGATGAGCTTTATGACATGTGTACAGATGCTATGCAGCAAATATCTGTAGACGTTGATTCATTTAGTATATCTGATTTTGAAACAACCGTTATAAATGAAATCTTTTCCAGAGATGAAGGCTTATTGAAGCAACATTATGACAAGTATTGTTATGATATGATAAGCACTGCTGAATTTATCTACCTGTATTATAGCGATAGTGATTTCTATACTTCTTATATATGTCAGTATCTGTCAAAATGTTGCAATGTCAGTTTTCGTAAATATAAACAACCTAAAAAGAACAACAAATGAATGAATTAGATAACGCTGCATCAGATTTGGTTAATTTCGAATCAAACATAACCGTGAATGATGCTACAATAAAATCAAGATTTAACGGTATGGGATGGACTAAATCAATAGAGAATATGAATGTCCTTGTGATAGGTGCCGGTGGCATAGGTTCATGGCTTGCTTTCAACCTGGCAAGGATAGGTGTAAATTCTATAACGATATTTGATGACGATAAAGCTGAATGCGTCAATATGTCCGGCCAATTGATACCTATATATGGAATCGGAAAATTCAAATGTGATATACTGGCTGACGAGATTGTCAGATATTGCGGATCCATCAATATCAAATCTATCCATGAAAGATTTACTCAGGGTGAATCGGTTAATTATGATGCTGTATTCTGCGCTGTAGATAATATGGAGACAAGGCGCATGGTTGCCAATATGATATATAGGCTAGAAGAAAATGGTACTCCACTGGTATTTATTGATGGCAGATTGAGTGTTGACGAGCTTCAGGTTTATAATGTGATATGCAGCGATAGGAAACAGATTGAGACATATCTTAACAACAAAAACTGTATGTTTGATGATCATGAAGCCTTTGAGACTATTTGTAATATGAAGCAAACTTCCTATATGGCGAATATGATAGGCATAGTCATGACCAACATACTTGTTAATGTTGCATCCAGTCTTAAGGAAGATTCAGCTTGCGAGATACCATTCTTTGTTAAGTACAGCTCTCAGGATATGGAGTTTGTCAAGATGGGATATGATGAATGGCTGCTAACTAACGGTAGGGAGGAATAGGTATGTCGGCTTCAATTATGCTTAATCAGCCCCTTTTCGGAGACAATAATATGTCTATAACTGTAAGTTTCAGTAAGAGAGAAGTAATGGGTAAGATATATTTTGTCGGATACATACCGCACTTCATGTTTAATAACTGGATAAACGGTTCATATAAATCCATTATAGATTATGCTGTAAAGGTAAGCCGGAAGACAAGGAATAATTACATTGGCATAAAGGTCAATATACCATTCAGGATATTAAACAAGATCTGTAATCCTACAAAATTGCCAGAAGTTAGAGTTACCAGACGAAGTCGTATCATATATGATATGATTATGTTTGATGATATGTGTATTATAAAGGATTGTATATTCTCTATAAATCACAAACTTAATGGTAACAGTCTTGTTTTTGGTCATATGGCCAAGATATATTTTGAGCTTTCAGATAATAATATAAACTTTCCTGAATCAATAAAGCATGACGAGATGATATGCGTAAACTATCCTATGGATAGTAAGATACAGAAGAATAAGTTTTTTGTTGAGTATTCGTCGGTAATGTCATCCCAATATACCAGGACGGAGATTATACCTAATCGTGCTGTAATTATCAATATTGATGATAGCGGGTTTGTCAAAAACAATATTGAAAATCCTATGTATTCGTACAATACTATGGTGGATAATTCTACTATGGGTATTATATCCAAAGTGAACTCGAGAAATGAGATTCTTAATTCATATAATGCACTTACTAAGATTGACGATTATATGTATAAGACATCAAATGGTAAGTACATGAAGAATACTGAAAATAAGAAGATTTTCTATAAAGAGTATAATCCGGTATTTGCAAAGACGTATAAGGATTTTTATGAAGTTATCGAAAGGCACTCAAGGTATATGATGGAATCGGAATTGGTGATTACTGATTTTGATTAAAAAATGCATTCATATTTCTTTTGACGTTATTTTTACTTTATCTTTGCTGGAAACAAAATCATTTTATCATGTTTATAAGAAAAGCAAAGAATAACGGTGAAAATAAAAAAGTCAAGAATGCTAAAGAAGTCACTATTGACGGTATAAGGTTTCTTAGTGAATTTGAAAGCAAATGCTATCTTCTTTTAAAGGCTTCTGGCCTGAAATTTTCGTATGAGTCCGAGACATTCACGCTCATAGAAGGCTTCAAGGACCAGAATGTGTTTGAATATACGTTCAGGACAAAAAAGAAGATGGATGCTCTAAAAAACAAAAAGCTCAAGCCTGTAGAAAGGAAGGTGATGACTGCTGAAAGAACAAGGCATTACACACCGGACTTTGTCATAGAGGTGGATAATAGAAAGATTTATATTGAGGTGAAAGGCTTCAAGACGGACAACTTCTCATTCAAACAAAAGCTGTTCCTGAAGAAGCTTTCAGAAATGTCAATGGAGACTGGTTTGAAATATGAATATGCGTTGATAGATACGCTTGAAAAAATGAATATGCTTATAGATTTTCTAAAGAAAGGAGAATGAAATGATCTATCTTTACGTTGAAGACGGAGTAAGCGTCGAAGGATGTACAAATACTGACGATCTGTCAATTCTTGATAATATGGGATATGGGAAATCCAAAGTCCTTGGATGCATCATGTCGAAGGAAGGATCTAATTTCAAGTATGACAAGATAAAGTATATATGCTTATCCGACAAGAAGGATTCCTTTGTGATAAGTATGTCAAGGATGAATCATCATCTTATGAATGTACTGAAGTCCAAACGCCTATGCGTCTTCAACGCAAAGCATTTCCTTCCATTCCTGTACGAGGCCGGTATATTCCATACCAAGGTGTATTGTCCACAAGTTATTGAAGGTGTATTGTCTATGGGTACAGGAGAGCCTGTTTCCTTAGCTCATATCTCTTCAAAATATGATGTTGAATATATATCAAGGACAAAGGATAATAATCCTTATAACGGCTTAAATGCAGCTTCTATTTCTTATATGGTTTCCAATGCAATAGCAATGGTGGATATCAGGGACAAACAGATAGAGTTATCCTGTAAGACACTTCAGCTTAATGCCTGTATCCTTGAAACAAAAGTTATCCCTGTCATAGCCTATATCAAGTGGTGTGGCGTATCAATGGACAATACCATATTTAAAAAGGCTCTTGATGAGGCTTCCAAGGAAAGGGACGATGCAAGAAATATCCTGGATGAGTATGTTCTTGCCAATTACAAGAATGACAAGAAGCTTTGCAATATCGAATGTATCAATGACTTGTTTGACGGGGTAAGGAATGTGAGAGAATGCCTTGTCAAATGGGAGAACGAGAAGTCGGTAGACAAGCTGATGGACAAGATAGACGATAAAGAGGAAAGAGACAAGGTAAACAATATGATATCAGATTTCAGGTCATTAGCCGGAATCGTGAAGTCATTCATGCATCTGTACAATGAATCGTCATCTGAAAGCAGGATATATCCGGAATATACCCAGATAACAGGATATGGACGTATTTCCCCTGTCTACAAGACGATAAACAGGTATGGCAATGAAGAAGATCTTCCTGTCATAATGAATATGCCTAAGAGGTTCAGAGACTGTATAAGGCCAATGAACGGTAACGTATTCATATCGTCTGACTGGAAATCCCATGAGATGAGGGTCATTGCCTATATATCAGGTGACAAGAAGCTTCTGTCCATTATCAAAGAGAACGATGATGTCCATTCTTATATAGCCAGGATGATGCTCGGAAAAAGGCTTAGGGGAAAAGGCAATAGCGAAGTGAAAGATATGGGCAAGAAACTTAATTTCGGTCTTATATATGGTGGTAGTATCTATGCCTTATCGAAGATAGGATTGACTTGCGAAGAAGCCATGGAGGTCAAGAAAAGATATTTCTCAATCTTCAGAGGAATAGACAAATACCAGGAAAATATGTCTTCGATGGTGATAACGCGTGGCTATATAGCCATGAATGGCGGATATGGCTATAGGTATTATATCAAGAATATTGAAAGAATCAGGGCTGCCATGCAGATGGTTAGAGCAAAAGGATTCTGGAAGTCATTCAAGGAAACCAAGGCGTCTAATCCTGATTCCCATATGGTGACTGAGACTGTATGGTATCTTCGTGAAAGGGACAGGCTGGCCAATATGGCTTATAATGCCCCTGTGCAGAACTATGGAAGCATTATGCTTAAGAATGCTTTATGTTCCATATTCAACAAGATTGTGTCTTCCGGATATGAAGGCGTTGTCAGGATAGTGCTCCCTCAGCACGATTCAATAACGATAGAGTGTCCGGCCATAATGTCCGAGGTGTGGAAAGAAGAGTTAAGAAAGTCGATGATATGTCCTGATGGCGATGAGTATTCGGGCTATTATCCGGTAGATATTGAAATCAAAGATTCGTTATGAAAGAAACAGTACATAGCATTTCAGCAACATTGGATTTTTCTTTTAAGGTAAAAGGAAATCCAGATAACGAGACAATAGAAAAGCTTGTTGAGGAAGAGTTGAGAATGCTTTCCAGCAACAAGATAGATGATTTAGTAATAGACAATATAATAATTATAGACTAGTGAACAGAAAAGATAAATCACCAGGTGTATTCCTTGGTTTATGTCCGTTTTGCGGAAAAGAGAACGGAGAGATAATATTGGATGGCGTGTTGAAGATCAGAGACAATGATCCAAAGCATGTCATGACAATGGATGCTTGCGATGAATGCAAAGATAAGATGCAAAATGGTAATGTCGGTATTATACTTATTGATCCTTCTTATATCAGAATAGCAGCAGATGGAAGACTTAATCCAAAAGATGTTAAAAGGATAGAAGGTGGAGCAATGGTAAGACGTGATGTTCTTGAAGCTTTAGTTGGTAATGAGATACAAGGAAGTATTATATTTATGGACATTGAGATGTTTAATCACATTTTCAAGAAAGACGACAACGGTAATATCGGGATCAACCAAGATCGAATAAAACCGATTAACAATAACTAAAATGTATTTCAATTGCACAATCCTACATAAAGCAAGCGACAGTGATTCGAAGAAAAAGAAGTTTTATTATCTTGTAGATGCCATGACATTTACAGAGGCCGAAGCAAACTGCTATAAGGTTGCCAAAGACCAGAATGTGAGCGATGACTTCTCAATAGACAACATAGCCAAGACAAATATCTCTATGGTTAAAAGGGCTGACGACTCGGACGAACTGACTGATAAGTGGGTCCATGTCCAGTACGGTATAATCAGCCTTGACGAAGAGTCAGGAGAAGAAGTTGTAGCCAAGAAGGAAGAAGCGATCATTCTTTGCAGTAGCATAGACAAGGCGGTGAACATTCTCAGAAGTGATATAGGTAACGCTACATTTGTTGCTATCACTTCAAAAAGGACGAATATTGTCGAAGTCTATCAAAAGGATAAGCTTGACGAAATTGAAGCGTAAATAATTTTTGAATAAGTTTTCTATATCAAGGGGTTGCCTGGAAAAGGTAGTCCCTTTTTTATTGTGCAATCATGAGAGTTACTGATTACAAGATGTCTTATTACATGATGTCTTACGGTTACAACTTCAATCATACGGAGTTGTTTGGCATATATAGGTATGTAAACCGTGAGTACAAGATAGTATCTGTTAGCTATATATCAGATAATGCCGACAGGAGTTTCCTCAATGGCATGATGGACGCTAACATATTGCCGGTATTCAATACTGGTTCCCTATTGATTATACTTATGGATTTGCTTAAAAACAACAAGGACAAAGCCTGTAGTGTAATGTGTAATATATTGCCCTTCATAGACAGTGACAAGGCAATAAATGTCATATTTAACGAAATAACAAAACAATTAAATGGATGAATCTCTAAATAAGTATATCATATCTGACGATGTATTTAATATGTCAAAATATGATAAGAAGAAAGACATAATAACATTGTCGAATATAACCAAGGACAATTTCAGTGAAAATTATTTGCATTATAGAGTCAATAATATACGTATTTCTAGTCATGTATTCAAAGATATATTCGATAAAAATGATGATGACTTAAGGTTTATCGCTTCGTATATATATAAAGCCGTAGTCTGTTTAAAGAAAAACAAAAACAAGCCATTTGTCGATGGTATATCATTTGCCATATCGTATGATGTTCTTTATAGGGGATCATATGAAAACAAGGTGGCAATCAATATAACAAGGATAACGGTAAGGTTTAGGGATATCCCTATTGAAAAGACATTCAAATTAAGTAACATCGCATTTTCTGAATCCGGATATATCGAAAGATACAAGTCTTCATTATATCAGTATAATAATGTGTCATTTGATATGGTAAGAGTCATGATGCATAGATGCAAGAAATATACCGACAATGAATGCTTGTTAAAGAGATGTTCGTTTATGTCCAAGATAACAGATATATGCAAATCAAATGTATCGCTCGTGAATAGCGTAATCGTATTCGAGTGCGTATCCATGTTTATGTCATGTGTTATATATAAGATACTTGATAGAAACGGACTTGTCGACCTTATAAAGGATTATTATATCAATGGCATTGATGATGATTACCCTTATATGTATGATGCCAATAAAAGTATCTTGAGCATATTGAACGAAAATGTTGTTTTAAATGATAATGAAAAGAAGATATTGTCGTGTATTACAACGTATATGTCAAAGAGAATAGATGACCTATTATATAAGTCACAGGTTCTTGATGCGATAAGCTTTTGTAAGATGCCTTTACCGGGATTATCATTGTTCGGATTTGAATCCGACGATAAGTTCAGGAATATAATCACGACATTTGATGATGCTTTGAAAAGAATAACAACCCTCTCTAATAGATTTTAAAGAGGGTTTTTACTACATTTGTGAATTAAAAAAAATAGTTTGAAAATGGAAAAGAAAAATTTCAATCAAAAGAAAGACTTCAAAGGTGTGAAGCAATCGAATCAAGGTAACAGACCATTTGGTAAAAGACCCGGAAAACCAGGTCAACCAAAAGTAAAAGAAAAAAAGGATAATAATAAGGAGGAAGATGTAAGACTCAACGAAAGGAAACAAGAAGAAGTTTCTTTCAAGAAGAAGCGTTATACCAAAGAAGAGTTTGATGCAGCTAAGAAGAAATATATTAAGAAATATGCTGACTATAAAACTCGGGATGGTGTAAATCTTTCTGATTATGAAGAAAAGAACAGTGGTATTACAACTGTGAAGATGTCTCTTGAATGTCTTCCTGATTCTCTCGGCAAAATTCCTCAGATGCTTAAAGTTGGCCAGAATGTTACATTCAAGGTTTATAAGTCCCGTTATTCGGATAATATTGCCGTTTTAATGCAGTCAATGGATGGCCGAAAGGCTTTACTAACTCAAAAGGTGTCTATCTAACATGAGAAAGAAGTCAGTCTTATATGATAATCCTGTCATCCGGAAAGATAATAAAAGGATGGCTCTTTGTGGTAAACGCTCGCTAAGCTATTGCTATGAGTATAGGAGGGTTGACCCGAGATGCGAAGGGTGTGAATTGATACAGATGGTAGGAAAGCAAACGAAGACCTTTAAAAAAGACGGTAAAACGTATGCTACCTGTATCCATTGTGGAAGAACGCTGCCAATAGATCAGTTCTATTTCTGCAAGAAAAGAAAGGAAGATGCTTATGGCATGGTCAGGGTCTACAGCACTGTTATATACAAGTGCAAGGATTGTTATGTAAGACTGAACAAGATAGCAAAAAAGAAAAGAAAGGAAAGGGAAAGAAATGAAAAAGAAAATAACAAGGATGTTATGTCGTCTGGGACTACATAAATTCGTTTTCAGCATCAATGAAGATGTGGAAAAGGAAGGAAGGGTAGAGAGATATGACGTTAGCTATTGTAAAAGATGCGGTATGCCGAGAAGAAGGCTATCAGCCGTAGTATCAACTGAATTGATAACTAAAGGCGAAGTAAACAAAGTAATTGAACAAATAAAAGAATATGACAACTATGGTTAATGCTGATTATTTTAATATATCTGATGAGTTTAAAAAGAAAGTCGATGATCAAAAGACTTTCAGTCTTTTTACCGAAGGAGAACTCTATGGGATCAATAACGATACCGCCAGGAAGATTAAGGACTTCATGAGTTCCTTCGATAATAAACGCGGAGATTTGAGATTTGCCGCTGAGGCAATCCTGTCCATACTGAACTATAGAAACCTATCATATATCGACCTTAAAGATGATGATATGTTTATAGAGTTCGATAATGACTTTGAAATATATTCAAGAAACTTTGACATAGTCAGATACAAAAAGAAACACATATTTTTCAATAACGTAGTCAAATATATTGTATCTGAAGTGCTCAATGTTGATAGTGACAACAACGTTAAGATATCTGATACGGTTATTCCAGGATTCAAAATCAAGGAAAGTCCTGTATTTGTCATGAAAGAAGGGACCAATAATATCCTTAGTGGGAAAGTCATTATGAAGATGCGTCTTTCTGACGAGTTCATAGACTTAAATCAGAAGAACGTCGCATTGGACAATCCTAATCCGACATTATGCATAAATCATATCAACTTCAAGGATGGGGTCAATCTTATAGTCAAGATTATTACCCTTGATGGAAAATATTATATGCCATTTGTCGATGATGCTTGTGTAAGTCAGTTCACTTGTAATGATGGGAAGAAGTTTGAACCATTGTTCTCATATTCCTCAAAACTTGACGGAATGAATGTTTCTGAAGCATTGTGTAAGATCGTCATCAACAGTAAAGACATTATACCTGAACTCATAAACAATATTGAATAAAAAAATGGATGCGGAAAACTTATTGATGAAAAGAAAATCCATTCTCGATTTTCGACCTCTCCTTGAGATAACCAATGAAGAGGATATGTTCAAGATGTTTGTCAACAGCGAGCTGGACAATAGTGCTGTAAGTAATATCATCAGAAATATCATAGATAAATTTGGATATGACAAGAATACATTCAGGGTGGTCGGCGGAATGCTCAGAAACCTGTCCAAGATGAAGGCTATATCCATCATAGATCTTGAAAAAGGTCCTTATGTGGATGTCTATAACAATATCAGTGTATGCACACGGGATATGGACCTTATTAAGATTAAAGACAAATATGTTATCAATGATGCTTGCACATACTTCGTTAGTGATGCATATATCCTAAAGAAGGAAGATGACAAATATTCCTATAGACGTACTTATACCAATGTGGGATATGATTTGTCCAACACTCCTATCATCGTTGATGTCGACATGAATGATGACGGTACAATGATATGCACTGGTCGTATCTGTATGTTCAATATTCTTGGTGAAGCTGTCATGAAAGACGAAAGTCTTGGAGAAGGGAAATTTAATTCCATTCCCATACTTGAACAGTCTATAACGTTCCCAATAACATCATTGTTGTTTGAAGGTGACATTCAGAAGATCGTTTGTATGAACCAGTACAATAGGCAATGCTATGAATCTGATGAAAACAGTATCATAAAACCTTATTTCATTAATATCAATGACTTGAAGGGTGTCAATGTATATGAGGTTGCAAACAACCCTGACATATACTTAAACTTTACGCTGTCTGATATATTTAATATGATCTGATATTTTTTGCCTGGCATGGCTTAAATAGGTACTGCTAAGTACCAGATGGCTTTAATTTTCATAAAGTACTAAACACAATGGCTGGAAAGAAAGTTGATGCCGTCGCAGTCAAGGACGCATCGTTATTCGAAATATCTAACGATTTAAAGGAATTATTGTATATCATTGAAGAGGCTGACGGTGAGATTACCGAAGAGGTGGGAGAGCAGTTGGCCATTAAGCAGGAACAGCTTGCCGTAAAAGTGGAAAAGTATGTCTACGCTATTAAGGCGATGAACACCTATATTGATTCATGTAAGAAGGAAAAGGAACGTATCAATGCATTGCAGAAACGCAATGAGGCGAATGTTGACAGGCTCAAGAAAGCTCTTGGAGAGGCTGCCCTTGCATTTGGTGATACCACGAAGTCTGGTTCGCATTATTTGCAGGCAGGCCTTAACAAGGTTACTTGCAGACGATCTTCAGGAAGTGTCATAGACACTGAATTTACAAGTTTTGTGATAGAGAAATGTGTAGAGTATATGCAATCTCTTTTCAGGAATGAGAATATAGTATTTTACCGTGAATCACAAAAGAATACTGTCGGTCTTATAGAGTATGTAAACAATGCCATAAAAGAACGTTTCCCTGAATCTGATTATTATGTCGATGAAGATGTATTGAATGGTATTCTGGTAAAAGGCACTTTCACCGGGTCCATTACCGATATCATGTACAACAAGCCTTTGAACGCGGTAGTCATATCTGGTCTTGCCAATATTGCGGATGATAACAATATCACCAAAGCCAAGAAGCTCATTGAGGAAGGCAAGGTCGTTAATTATCTGTACAAGAATAACGATTACGTTGTTACTATTAGTTGAATTTTCCCGGGCTGTTTATTCAGTTCGGGAATTAACCTGAAATCAAATGGAAGAAAAGAAGATACTTACCGGCGGTATAGGTCTTACCGGTATGAAATATATGATAAGGAACTATTCTGGAGTCGACAAGATCGTTGATTCGAACATAGCCAGCCTTGTTGAGAAAAACATACACATAGGAGACATCCTTAGTATGTTCACCGTTGAGGAGTCCGTAAAGATGTCATATATGCCCATAGTTCTTATGGAAATAGCTATACAGTACATAGACGCTATGACTAATATATGCGTCTCAAAAAGGATAGAATCAACCAAGAAGGATATAAGGACATTCAAGAAGCTCAGGGATGAATACAGGATATATCCCTTTGAAAGCATGGAAGAGGATGTCCTTGGCATGGCAAAAAAGAGCATGGATGACTTCTTCAGATGCAATTCAAGGGATACTGCCACATTCTACTATACAGTATCCAATGCACTTTTGAAAGGCGGCGTAAGGAACTATATAGGACTGGATGATTCAAAGCATGATATCCTTGTCTATGCTGTATGTGCTATAAGCCTGATGGATTATATACGCAAGATTGATGAAGCTTGTACGGCTGTAATCAATAAGCGTATTAAGTCTATAGGAGGCAGTTATAAGAATATCATAGGGGAGGAAAGCAGATTCATACCCTATCTAAGTGCATTTACGATCCTCTGTTATGATATAATAGCGAACATATACAACAATTCCAATCTGAAGGAAAAAGATCTTAAGGATGACCTTGTAAAGAGAATTGTTCGTATCATAGCTTTAAAAGTAGACGAAATGATGGCTCCTATCATAGAAGAGAAAAAGGAACTCAATAAGAAAACTAAATTGTATAAGGAATGAGCGAAACGATTATTTCAGGCCTTACATTCGTTCATAAGGCTGCAATAGACGATTTCTTCAGTGCTCTTGGTCTTGGTGAACCGGAATATGTATGCTGTCCTACAGGCAACATTGTCATCTTTCATGTCGACAAGGAGATGGAAGAGAAGATGGATGCCCTTATAGAACAACAGACAGAAGAAGGTTTTAAATACAGTATCTATGAGATGCATTTTGACAAGCTTGACGAACGGACCAAATTCAGAAACCAGAAAGTTGCAGAAGGCCAGATTGTCCATACCGAATACTCATGTACGTTTCTCATGACGAACAGAAAGGTAGGATATGGCAATGAACGAAAGAAGGCTAAACGCGAGAAGCGGAAAGAAAATTCCTAAATTTGTCGAAACTAAACTTTTGAGTTATGAAACGACAATTGCAGGAATTTATTGAAAAGAAGGCTACCGACTATATGGATATGGTAGTCAGAAACAAAAAGTCCAGTGGTAAGGCAATAACGCCTCTTGATATTAAGGATGCTTATATCAAGGGTGCTAAAGACCTTGATGTGAAACAATGGATAAACCTGAAAGAAAATGAAGGGTTTGTTCCTGTCTCTTATGATCCTATGGTAGCAGAGACGATAACAGGCAAATATGAGCTTGTCTATTACTCTCACCAGGATGGAAAATATAAAAACGTCTATAGTGACGAAGTTGTTGAACACGTATTTAAACTACTCATTTTGTAATGGAATGTTTGTTGAAAAAGATTAAAGTTGATATAAAGCTTCTTGATGAGAAAGCCGAGTTGCCGACTTATGCGCATACGCAACTTATAGGCGGAGAGCAAGTACCCATGGATGGCGCAATGGATATTAAGGCTACTTCATTGAGGTATGACCGTTCCATGGACTGCTATATCTATGGTACAGGCCTGTCGTTCAATGTTCGTGCAGGAAGAAAGCTTCATGCTTTTCCTCGCAGCAGCAACAGGAAGACAGATTGCTATATTCCAAACCATGTGCCATTACTGGATCCGATGTATTCCAATGAACTGTTCATCTGTTACAAGAATCGTACATCCATTGAGATGAGGCTCAAGATGATGTATCTCGAAAGGAAGATTGAAATCCTTGAAAGCCTTGCCGGACTCAGCGGAGAAGCCGGAGCACAATGCAAACCAATAGCCTTTCAGAATCTTCGTGAAACATCTGAATGGTATTATGATGCGATTGAGAAGGGTGATGAAGAATTGGAATTTGCGCCGTATAATGTTGGTGATAAGATAGCCCAGATTTTCATCGAGGATTATACTTGGGTTCAATGGAACGTAGTTGAAAAACTGACAGAGTATGATCGGGATGGATTTGGTAGTTCAGGTAAATAATTTTCGTACTTTTTTTTATTCATTTTAGTCTGGAGGTTGCCTGAAGAATGGTAGTCTCCGGATTTTTTTTAATAGATATGAAAGTAAGGAGAAGAATTATTGAAAGAAGAGATTTCGAAGGCAGTGTTTATTACATTGTTCAAAAGAAGATTAAAATACTATTTTTCTGGTCTATGTGGTTTGAGGAAGATTCTGATGATTACAGAAGAATGAATGGTATTCATTGGCCTTGGTTCACTAATATTGAACAGGCTGAGAGATTTATAAAGTACGCTTCTAATCATATTGTTGAAGAAAAAGTAGTTTGGGAGGAAAGGAAATGACAGAAAGCGGTATTTATTTAGCTATCATAGTGTCTTTGATAGGTACATTTATGTCCGGATTCAACATCGGTCGCCTTTCAAAGAAAATGAAAAATAAAGAGGAGGTAAATAAGTTTGATTTCTTTTACTGGATCTACTTGTTTTTGCTCTTTGCTACTACATTCTATATGTTGATTAATAAACTTTGAAACTAAAAATCAAATGAAGAAAGAAGATTTAAACAAAGCTCTTGACAGGTTCGAGGAATCTGTCAAAACCATGGAGAACTCAAGATTGCTTATTGATCAGAGTTCAGAGAAAGTACTTGAAGAATGTTTGGTAGAAATTCCGGTATGTGGAGATCACGAATCCTGGGGCAATAAAGAATGATATCATGGCAAACACTTGCAGTACTACGATTTATGTCAGTGGTGACGAGGAAAACATAGACAAGCTGTTTTCCTTCCTGGAAGATCTCGATGTAAACAACACGAAGTATATTCCTTCAAAGGATATATTCGATTTCATGGAAACACCAGAGAACGAGATAGACGATTACAGGTCTGCTGTTGTCTTCTTTGACAGGGAAGACAAGGCAATAGACATGGATTCTGCATGGAGTGAACCGCGCGTCCTCATAAACAAGATGGCTGAACATTTTGGTGTTGAAATGACCTGGTATGCAGAAGAGCCTGGTTATGGATACTATATAACTAACGACTACGATTTTAGATATAGAAGCGAATATATGGCTGTTCTTGCTGGAGATGAGGTGTTCTGTAACGATGAAAACGAAGTTATTGACGCTATCAACAAATATCTTGACGAGAACTATAAGGATGTTCCCAAGATAAACACTCTCGAAGATCTTAAAAAAGAAGATTACTACGATCTTGAAATTAATCACTTTAAATACGATTTGGTAGATGGCTAAACTTAAGTTTACAAAGAACGGCATTTATGTCGTTGATTTAAGCATAGAGGAATGTATTAAGCTTGGATATGGTTTCTTGGAAAAGGATTCGTATATACTCTTATGCAATATGTGCAATGATGTGATCAACAGGAGAGCCGATAGTGTTATTCATTATGTTCCTGTTCTCAACGATACTTTTTGTGATGATTGCATGAAAGAGATAGAAGAATATAAAAACTATGAAGAAGATATTGAATACCAGAATGAGGCATATAACTATCTTCTTGAAAGAAATATTCTCGAAGGACTTGAACCAGTAGATATGAAATGGTATGCCGATACGTATAAATCACATTTCACAAAAGAGTAAGCTAAAGGCCTTTATGCATGAATTTCATAGCATATTCGGTCTTAAGCTTATGGACTATTTTGATGAGGACCTCCTTCATTTGGGGGTCCTTTTGTTCGATGTATTGAAGTTCGATGACTGGCTTCATGAGAAATTTGGTGATTATGAAGATGAGCATAAGTCAATGAAGAATGTCGTGTTCGAACACTTCGGAGAAAATGCTGCTAATCTTATAGATGCTTTAATAGATGAATTATTTATAGAAAAATGTTTGGAAAAGAAGATACAATAGAAATAAAAAGTGATGTTACTCCCAAGGAGACATTTGACTTCTTTATAAATTCAATCAGTGAATTTGATGGCAGGAATATAAAGACGGGTGATCTAAGAAAAAAGATAATCACCAACAGAAATCTTGTTAACAACCTGATAGAAGTGAGAAGATTGAATATCGAGAAAGCAAGGAAAGAAAATGAAATGATAAAACTTATATATATCTATGGCATATTAGGCATATGTCCTGGAGATAAGGTATGCATCAATTTCCTTGACAAGAATGAGGACGTTATCGTCAATAGCATTCGTGGAAAGAAAGACATAGCCGACAGATTCATTTATGATCTTTCTCCGATAGACGATGATATTGAACTTATGATCAAAAGGACATCTACCATCTTCCTGTCAAGATGCAGTGATGGTTCCAAGATCATACTTAATGGAATTGAATTTTGTAACAAACTGATTAAAAATTATACCTTGAATGAAATTTAATTTATTTGTTGACAGACTTGTAAAGGTCTGGCAAAGAGATTCGGTTACTGTTGAAGCCGACTCAAAGGAAAAGGCTGTTGATGATCTGAAGATACAAATAGCCGAAGGTGCCGTTGAATACGGATACGATGACAACATCGAATGTGACGAGACCAGCTTCGTTATGGAGACAATAGAACCCGTTACAGATCATGACGGTAATGAGGTTATAGAAATACTCGATAATGAAGATACTCTCTGGAAATCGAAAGGAAATAGCATTTTAGAGCCTTCTGATAAGCTGTTCAGACATAATAAGACTGGAAACTACTATTATGTCATCTGTGAAGGTATGCATACCGAGACTCAGGAAGACTTTGTCGTATATGTTGCGCTATATGGTGACAACAAGGTTTATGTCCGGCCAAAGAGTATGTTCTATGAAGACGTTGTCATCAATGGCAAGAAGATGAAACGTTTCGAGCCTGTACCTGATGATCAGGAAGGAATCAGGAGACTTGCCAAATATTACGAAAAACTTGAAAATTGAAATCATTATGTTGAAGAAAGGAAAGGAACTGGAAAAAGCGTCATTGGAGTTTGCTAAAGGTACAAATGACACTACTGACATTGCAATAAGAATCAATGCACTGATGTACCGCGAAGGCTATAATGCGGCAGTAAATGACATAGACGGCACGACAAGTGACGGCTATCATACTTTTGACGAGCTGTACTATTACAGGATGCTTTACAATGCTGCATTTGTCAATAACTGTAAGGACAGCACAGTAAATTGCTGTAAATCCAAACGTCATCATGATGGAGAGCTTTGTTTTGGCGGTGGATGGTTTATTGTCTTTATGGAACTGCCTGGCGTCGGCCAGGTGACAAACCATTATGAGAACAAATATTGGGACTTATTCAATTGTGAGGAAGTTGAGACAGCTCCTGAATGGGATGGTCATTCTCCACAGGTTGCAGCAGAAAGATTACTTGATTATATTAAGACATGCCAAGAGTAGGTTTTACATTTACAAAAGGCGCAGCTGATCTTCTTGTCAGATTGGCAAAGGAATATATGTTCATGGATATTGATCCGGAAAAAGCTGTTAGTACAATCACAGACGTTCTTATAGGATGTGACAGGGATAAAGCCTTACAGATCATAAAGGGAAGTCTTGTTATCAATATTGATGAAGATGGTACTGTATATGCAACGGAGGCCAGGACCGGTGATCCTATCATAGGGATACGGTCCATGGTCGTCGGTATTGCCAATAAATGCTGTGAAGATATAGACAATGCCATGTGTCTTATAAGGGGTATTTCCCATATGATAAATGATGGGTGTGTCTCTTTGGATATACCGTGGCTGTCAATCGTTGATTCATTGATGGAGAACGAGCTTAGATTGTCTTTAAGTGATATTAATATATCAGGTAAAAACTATGAGACAATAAGAACGGTCATTGATGAGGCGAAAAGGGTTAGGACTCGTGCCATAAAGGCAATTGGCCTTGCGGGATTTGTTAATAACAACTATAAGCTTTTTGAAGATAATGTTGATGACGCATTATTTGAAAGGCTAAAGGTTGGAATAAGAAATCTGGAAGAAACTATATCTAATCCTAATTGCGTGACATCTTTTGTCAAGGAGTATGTCAAGAATGAAAGGGAAATCAATAAGCAGCTTAATGACTTTCTCGATCCTTGTGACATAACAAGAGGGTATGATGCAGGCTGGCTGGCTCCAAATGGTGACTTCTACGGGCTTAACGGATTCAAGGATAACTTACTCCACATAAAGATTTCCGATAAGCTCAAGGAGCAGGGAACTATCAAATATTCGGAAGACAGGGATCCTGACCTCTGGATGGAAATTAACGGATGGATGAGGATAGCCGGTAATCAGATATTCTTTGAAGGTATGATGCTTGATTCCAATAACCATGTTACACAGGAACAAGTAGACAAGCTTGTCCTTTATGCTGATACCTGTTGTAATGGTATGCTTAGAATGGGATATAAAGGTCATATTGTAAAGTCTGTAAAACTTAAACAAATGGATTTATTAATGGTGGATAAATTATTAAGGGATATATGACGAAGAAGAAAACAGAATCAATAGTATTCATGCAGAATAATTACATAGGAAACAATAGTATCGAATCGGCTATTGGCAATCTTGATATATTGTTTGCTTATACAAGGAGATTGAATAATGGATGATTGTAACATAATAATTATTACTACTATACTTATAGTTGTACTTGCGCTCTTTTTGGTATTTCTTACATTGGTAAAGAAAAGTATGATAATTCTTCGTAGTGCTACCAAGATGGTTGTTGAAAATCTCGATAGCTATAGTTTTATTTGCGAGGATGAGGACGTTATTACAATGACATTTGCTATTGTAAGAGTAAATTTATGGAAGAAGAATAAAAGAGTATCTATTCATAGGATAAATAGTTCTTTTTGTTATTATCCAAGAAAAATAAATAATCTGCTTATATGGTTTCCTATGACAAAGAATCTTGAGAAATATCTTTATGATGCCTTGATAGAGTATGATTATAGAAAAAGACGAGAAATTAGATTAATGAATGAGTTCAAAGAAAATAATAAGGATGTTTTCCGTAAATAATAAATTAGGGTTCGGTGTAAAAGCCGGACCTTATTTTTTTTCTCAATGGAATTTGTTAATGAATGTAAACTTTTAAGATCCAACGAACATCTGACTAAGGTAGCCGAGCGCAGCGGGGTAGGAAGCCCAAAGGGCCTCCGGTAGCCAACGGCTACTAAAGTTTATTCTACATTTTATTTACTTATTTTACGGACATCGTATCTTACTGTGTTATACGGACTTATATAGTAAAAACTCAACTTATTTTCACGGTAACTCAACTTATTTTCATCAAAACTCAACTTATTTTCATGATTTCGATAAAAAATCAACTTCAGGTATTGTCTAAAGTTGATTTTTATTAGTATATTTGCAATGCATAATAAATAAATATATTTTAGCATATGTTGATTGATGATAACAGTAAAAATATGATAATAGCTCAGTCAAATAAATTGACTATGGCTAAACAAAAGATGAGTATATCATGTAGAAGGATAATGTATCTGATGATATATAAGATAAGAGAATTGAAAAATGATGAAATAGATATGGATGATGACATAACGCCATATAAGCTTGAAATATCTATGAAGGAGCTTAAAAAGTATGGAGCTATACAATCAGTAACTATATTAAACTCGGTAATGAGTGAAGTCAAAAAGTATAGTGATAAAAATTTCCAGATAGAAATAATAGAAAAAGAAAGCAATGGAAGAATAAAGCTATATATAAATACAAGCTTTATTCTTCAGATATCATATGATAAATCGACTGGAATAGTTACAATGTTTATTGGCAAACTATTTATTAAATTAATAAGAGACTTAAACAGTAACTTTACGATGTTCAATCCACTCATGCCTATAAAGTTTAAGAGTGTTTACACTCAAAGGTTTTTCGAGATATGCCATATGTATGAAACATATAAAATAGAAACAGGGAGAAATCCTGTTATAAGCATAAAATATCTTCTTAAAATATTTGACTTGCAAAATGTACAGAGCTATAAATCTTATAGCAATGTAAAGCAAAAAATAATAGATGTCGCATATAACGAACTAGATACATTATTTGAAAATGGCATGTCTGATATTATGTTTAAATACAAGAAAATAAAAAATAATATAGGAGATTATTCAATAGAGCTTGATATAAAGACAAATAATAAGGTAAAACTAATTCATAGTTGTGTAAATAGGATATCAAAAGAGATTGTTGGTATATGCAATAAATATATAAAGAATCAATATTCAAGAATAGATTCCTTTGGAAGTTATGTATCAGGATTATCAAAGTATAAAGCGGAGAAAGTAAAAAAGAGGATTAATGATACTATAACCAGATATGAAGGAAAGTCAAATCCTGAGATAGCAAAAATCTTGTCTTCAGTTATAAAGGAAGAGTATGGAATTTAATTTATAACAAAAGGTCCGGCGTTCACACGTCAGACCTTTTCTTTTTTAGATGTCATTATTTTAGAATAAAAACCAGTCGTTTGCTAGCAAGTCATTGCTATGGCAAGTAAACGGTCTGGTTATATTTTCAAACTTGTCTACTTCATAAATCTCTTTTCCTTTGTTATATATTAAATAGCGCATAACTTCTCCTCTTTCCTTCCAGAATTCCCTACTGATAAATGCACCATTCATCAATGAATGGTAAGCTTCGCCGAAGTTTAAATTCCTTTCTTTGATTACATGCATAGTAAAGAATTTGTCCACCTCTTCCTGAGAAAGCCTGTCGAACGTATTGTTGTAATGCATAACATAGTCATCTGGAAGAACAACCTTTTTGCAGCATGGGTTTACTATGATTACCGGTTGCTCGACAACAGTACCTGTCGGCTCTTCAATTATGCCGTCCCTTATTGCATTAACCAGCCAATTAGGATATTCTTCGAACTTAGTTCCTTGCCACTTTATAATGTCTACAAGGATATGTTTGAAAGTATATTTCATTATTATATCGTTTTTGCAAATGTATAAAAATTAAGCCGGACGACAATCACTTGTAATCCGGCTTTCAATAAAATTTCACCTAAACATACGGCCATGTGTGCCGTTATATCATTGTTTAAACTTGTTTTCCATCATTATTCTTATAGCTTCATCGCCTCTTCCCATCTTATTCATCATTCCGGCCACATCCTTATCAAAGTCTGTCCCTTGTGAATAGACGAGGCAAATAAGAGACAATGTACTTAGTTGGGAACTCATTACAATCGAGCTTTGTACAAGCTTTTCAATCATTCCGTCATTGGAGAATCCTCTCTCTTTCATTGTTGATAAACCCTGAATGATTTTGTTATTCAATTCAACAGACTTCAAAAGTTTCTCAATAACAGATCTTTTGTCTTTTAATAAATCAGCTATATCCATCTTCTTTGATTTTTAGTTACTGCAAAGAAAAGAAAAGCTGATTACTTTCACAAGTAACCAGCCGATCAATAACTTAAAAAAATAAATTATGACTACTTTTCAATCGAATCTTTATCGGACACAAAGAATGTAAAAGCTGACTGCTTTCGCAAGCAATTAGCTGAACAAATAACCTAAAAATAATACTTATGAAATCTTATCTATTATGACCACACAAAGAAACAAAAAAAATCCCACTGTTTTCTCAAACAATGGGATAAAAAATAATGTAATAATATTCTTTATGCAAAATTCTAAACGCGTGCTTAACAATTTGTTAATAAACCTATTGTAAGAAAATAGTTACACACTTTGTTTCTCAACACAATGCAAACTTGCACAATAAAAAAACATGAAAAAACTTGTTTCTGATTCTGCAAACCTACAAAAACTATTTATTAAAAACAAAAACTCCCGCTACTTTTCACAAGCAACGGGAGAAACTTAATCAATCATGTCAAAAACTAAATCAATTATCACCTTCCGGATCGTCAAAGATACCATTAAAACTGTTTTTAAACTGCCTTAAAACAGAAATATTATCAGTAAATAAACTTTCGAACTTCTTATTACCGGTAGCAAACATACCAAGATCTTTTGTGACGTCCATTGTCCAGGTGATAGACATAGGAGTCCATGATCCAAGGAATGTGCTTATAGAACTAAACATATTAGCATCAAGAGACGAATTGGCAAAGCACCTCATTATAATATATACACAGTCCTTTGCAAGTGGATCTATATCCTTGTCCTTTTCCATTTCATCAACAAGCGATCCAAACATATGGTTTGCAACAACACCTCCTACAAGTACGAATGTCAATATATCCGTTTTGAGCTGCCTCATATTCTGTATAAATGCTGCACGTATTGTTTCATCCTCATTATAAGCATAATACTTATATGCTTCTGAAAAACTTCCAAGATCCTTCCACATGGCAAAAAGCTTGGCAAGTGAAAGCATGATCCCTTCCTGGTAACGACCCTTCCATGCATAGAAAGGAATACATTTTTCCTTCTGTATGATGGTATGGCCTTCAGGAGCCTCATCGTCAATGAACGCCTCTTTGCCATTCTCGTCAACATGCCTTCTGGCTATCCTCTGTATACCGTCCTCATCAATATATGAGAACAGTTTTTCGGCAACCTGGTTGCCTTTCTCGTCAAGTACTATCATCTCTGCGTGTTCGTAGCTTCCTTTCACCTTTACACCGCCAGGCATGAAGTACTGGTTCTTCTTACCGGAAAAATAGGTTTTGAACTGCATAAACGCCTTACCAATCATCATGGCATGGATCATTGCTTTCTTTTCATTATTATAATAACCATAGGCATCATCAGCTATATTCTTGTAAGCTTCTGACTGTTGGTTAGTATAAGCCTTTGGAAGAGGAACTATTTCACCTCCAGCCACATACTCGAATTTTGTTCCATCCTGATTGTATATGCCTTCAACCATCATTTGCTTTGCCGTAGCCATATAAAGACCCAATTGTTGCTGGTATTCACTTGAGTTCTTATCAGCGTTAGGATTTGTAAGCAAATTAAATCTCTTGTCCTTGGAGAAATCATATACAAGCCTTCCATCCACTTTGCTGTAAGCATCAAATGTACCATCGTGTATCATTTGGGATACGAATAATGTCATTCGATTATAGTAGTCAGGACGTGACGAGAAGATCATACCGATCTTGGCTATACCATTAAATGAATACAAATCATTTCTGTCATTAGCCTTCCTGACATAATCATTCATATCCATATCATTGATAGAGTATAGCTTGTTGATAAGGGCTACTACGCTGTTTTCGCCACTTACATCTAATATATCCTTGTATACTTCCTTGCAAGCCCTGGTGAAATCCGACTGGTTAAAGCTATTCTTTTCTCCAAGTACTTTTCTATACAGGATTGAAGAGTTGGTAAATATTCCTTGTATACCCTGGTATCCCAACTGGACAGGAGAGAAACCAAGCGTTGCCTTTACGGCTATATTGCTTATCTTGTCCATTATTTCACCGACCCATTTCAAACTCTTATCGTTTATATCCTGTTTGTTTATCTTGTTTCTAACATAATCAACAAGATATTGTATGTCTGATTCAAAGTCTTTACCCATCAGCTTTCCTTCTGCCATAAGATGAGCCGTAGCACACTTGGCTACCACTATGGCTTTATCGAGATGCTCGGACATCTGATCATTGAAGATATACTGAAGTACGGCATCAGCCATATTCAATGTAACATTCTGTGGTCCGAGAGAGTCGATATATCTAAGCCTGTTGGCGGAATTTCCCTCATGCCTGCTTACATTATGAAGATCGAAGATTGCTCTTGTATTACGTCTGTCTTTTTCTTCATTCTCTTCATAAAGCAATATATCTTCCACTTTATCTTTAAAACCTGTAAGCTGCATCATACTTCTAAGACCTCTCTTTAGTGAACCAAGCATAGATACGTTTTTAGCTGCCGGTGGCTGGTCTACATCCGTATTAATAAGACCTTGTCTTTTTACAACAGGTGCCCAGTAGAATTTCTCGTCATTCTCATAAGCCCATACCTGTTCATCAGTCAACAGCTTCTGTCCCGACCTTCTATACCTGTATCTATTTATCTCGGTAAGTATTCCTTTTAATACTTTTTTTTGAAGCTCGTTTAGTGAAGGGTCGTCAAGACGCTTGAACATTAATTCACTGCTTATGTCGCCATTGCCGTCTCTCTCAAGAAGATTGGACCACATATCTTCCCTGTTCTTAAACAGCATTGTAGCATTGTTGGCACCAACGGAATTAATCATCATCTTCTCAAGATTGATGATATTACTTAATGGCACTTGCATACCGTCACGGACATTCTGGTAACAGTTATCGGCGTATCTCGTTACATCATTAAGAAGCTCACTGTAAAGCATACCCGGGTTATCAAGCTCAAGAGAGGTATAACCCTTCTTAATGACATTTCTTAAACTAAACTGCGTCCATTTGTCTGACGCCTCAGTCTGCTGCCTGAGCTCTATATTGCTATAGTTGAGGATAGCGTCAGACACGTTCCTGTACAGCTCGACAACCTCTTTATGCTCACCGTATATATTCATCCTCTCACCCTGATGATATCTAAGCTCTGAATATGCTTCTTCGAGTTGTGTCTTTATATCGACAAGTGCCTTAAGTACTTCAGCATCTGATTCAGCTTCATCAAGGGCTATAATAGGTGAATTTGGGTTTGTCTCGTCACCAAGGAAGGCAAGTCTTCTGATAGCTTCACTTTCTGAATATAAGTATCCAAACCTTTTTGTCTTTGATATATTGTCCTTGGCAGCAAGTGATTTAATATCGAGGATTGCAGCTTTTGCCTTTGATAGAGGATCCATCATCTTTGGTCCGCCGGAAATCTTCAGGCCGGCATTTCTGGCAAGCGTCTTGAATGAATATTGTATCTGCTTGTTGTCGGCATAAGTTGATCCGCCATCCATACCTATGACATGGAAATTGCCTATCTTGGCATTCTCTCCGAGCATATCCTTGAGGTTGTAAAGGACAGCCATGCTTCGCATAAGCTCTATATTACCATTGGTAGACTTAAGCATAAGCGATTTCTTTGACTTTTCCTTGATGTCATCATAGAAAGCACCAGACAACAACTCTCTGCTGACTACTGATTTTCCATCCTTATCAGTCATCGGATTCATTTCGTCAGGATCTTCATTGGTGATGTTTATTATATCTACCTGACCTGTCTCTACATTCTTCATGAAGATGACACCATATGATATGGCCTTCCTTGTTCCTTCATTGTCTATGATGGTCCAGTTTCCACTATTGTATTTCCTGAAGAATTCATTGATAGCTGCATTCTTTTGTCCACTGTCATAAGTTGTTGATTCATATAAAATATCTCTCCACTCACTGCCGTTGATAGAAAACCCTTTAAGCCTGTTGAATATACTCGCTGTCTTTTCTATTCTTTGTGCAGGACGGTTATTCATGTATTTCTCTATCATGTTCCTCAGATCATCAAGATCTTTGGACATTAATGTCTTTCCGTCTATCTTGACAGTACGTTTCTTGGATTTACTTGTATAGAACTTATAGTAACCAGTCTCCTCATCTTTGGCTACTCTTTCTTCCATTATCTTCTGAAGCCTTTCTTCCGATATGGCATCATTGCTGTAATTATGGGTAGGCATGATCTTTTTGATCATGTCATCCGTCTTGGCTATAAACTCTCTTTCGTCAGGAGTAGATACGATCGGAGCATTAAGCATACTATTGGCAACATAGAATATCTTTTCACTGTTGGCTATGCTAGTTATATCCTTCAGTTCACCATCATCGTTGTTCCTTATAAATCCGTCACATACAAATTTTCCTTCATCATCTTTATGGATTCTTCCAAGCTGCATTGGAGCAAGGAACAGCTGGCTGCCTACGGTAGGAAGTCCGGCTCTTGCCATGATATTCTTATATATGGCAAGCTGTAAGGCGTAAAGGTTTTTCTTTGTATCATCCCATCCATCCTTGCCAAGTCCATTGTAATACTTCGGTGATGTCTTGTAATCGACAAAGTGAGGCGTACCGTTTGCATCTACTATCATCAAGTCTATCGCACCAGAGATCTTTCTTGACAGGAACTGGTCATTTTCCATGTTATATAACTCCACATCTTGATCATCGTAGATCATTAGCTCGGTGTATATCTCAAAATTTTCAGCTCCCGGCTCTACTATGTTACCATTCTTGTCATACCTGTCATACCGACCAAACATACTTACTATTCTGCCATACATCTTCTCTGCATAGTCAAAGAGATATTCGACATCCTTTTGGGATAGCATCCTCATATTGTCTACCTTCTGTCCTTTAAGAATTACATCGCCATTACCATTGAACTTGGCTTCAGTATAGAAAGAGTCGCTGTTAAGCATGGTCTCGAAGAACCTGCTTCTTCTTGTCTCCCTGTCCATTATTTTTCTTAATGGCTTTTTCTTGCCATCAGTATCTTCTACTATGCCGGACATATAGAACTGCATAGCATCGTGTATGGCATTACCATAGTTTGCCTGGAACTTCCATTTTCCTTCGAGATATTCCCTTATTGTCTTGTTGAACTCGTCTTTGTTAGTAATGGGTCTTTGTTGTTCATCCCCAAATATATTTTTCAAATCTTCTTCGCTGATAAAGGAATAGTCTCCCACATTTGCCCGAAGAAAAAGATTTTCAAAGTAGTTATCCCTGATCATCTGCGGGAATGCAGACTTGGAAAACTCATCACCAAACGGATTCTTTGCCTTCTGTATTGCAGAAGTAACACCAATGAAAGGTTCTGCAAACTTGATCTCTTCTTCGGTAAATTCATCAAAGTCATCTATGTTCCTCATTGCCTTTTTGATCTCAATGAGGTGCTGACCCTTCATACCTTTAGAAGCGACTTCGTTATAGACATGTATTGGTATAGGCGTGCTGAATACAATATCACCGTATTTTTCGAAGTCCTTTCCTTTTGACATAAGAAAGTCATTCAGCTCTTCTACCGAATTAAACTTCCTGTTCATGTATAAATATCTACAAGCCATTTTAATCGCATATTTCTTTTAGTAAACCTCTTTTTATAAGATCTGATTTCATATTCGCGAGTATCCTGTTCTGGGCTGCGCCCATCATATCACCCTTATCACGCATCTTGGATATAGCTGATCCCATCATATCACATAGATCGAGTAAAGACATATTAGCAAGCCTGTGAAATCCTTCCGTTCTTACGGACTTGACACCAAATACCAATGTATCAAGCATCCTTGTTATATCATATTCAAGCTTTGAGACTTCAGACAGTTTCATCCTTGATATGGAACTGTCGAGACCTGACATATATCTTGATACCTCTTGTACAAATACTTCCTCAAGGGCATCTTCCATGGCCATGTCGTAAAGATTGGTGCCTCTCATATATTCCCAGATAGGAAAATCTTTTGCTTGGGAAACCATTGACCTGTACAGCTCCGGATCATTGAATTTCATTTCACCAAGGATGAGGTGCATCATCTCATGAATAGGAGCATCTACGCTGGCTATATCCGTGTTGATATATATGTCTCCACCATATATCAGGGCATTCTTGCATCCCATATATGACGGATCATCATAAAAAGGCATTTCGTGCTCATTATCGGCATTGAATGTCTTTATATTCATTCCGTATATGTTATTTACTTTGGCTATCATAGAGTTGAGCATATTGGATGTGTCAGCCCTTTTGCCGATATCGTCAACATTTATGAATGACGAATTTATGGGGCGCATAGTAGGAACAATTATTGAGTTTTCACCATTAAATATGACGCGTGTCTCATAATCCTTGTATTCATTGTTTATCCTTGAACTGGCCTCATCCTGCATGTTCTTCGATTCAAGTCCAAGCACAGTGCTTTTTATAGTATATCTTCCATTGCTGTACTCTTTCATGTCAAAGTCCTTTACCATGGAAGGAAGGGAATTGGACATGAATACTTCGTCAATCTCAGGCATCCGGCCTTTCCTGTCAAGACTTGATGCAATTTCAACGGCAAGGGTCTTTTCATCGACCCCTGTCCTTTCTTGAAGTTTTCTGAATTTTCTATCCTTAATAACGCAACTGTTCATATTATTGACAATATTTTTGTGAATAATCATTTTCAAATTTAGAAATAATATCCTGAGCCATGCCTCTCATATCCTTTATTTCGGTGTATCTGGCATCAGTTTTTATACCATCCATATCTTCTTCTGACTTACCAATATTCTCGATCATGTACTGGGTATTCCTATTATTGACTTTGCGCATTGTGTTGATGATGTTGTCGATTTCACTTACAAGCTCTTTATTATCCACTATAAATGTGGTATTACCGTGCTCCATCTCCATACTGTCATCATTGTTTGTTTTCAGCTTATACTCTTCAGCATCAATAAACAAGGATATTCCGGTATCTTGACTTTCGTTAAACAATGTCTGACCTTCAAAGAATGACTGTTTATGATCGGCACTATTTATGTCCTCGAGGCTGAATCCTTTCCTGTTGTTATTACTGTAACCACGCTGCTCCCCATCGAAAAACTCATCATTATCAATATCCTGACCCATTGATTCATCCTCATAGAATCCCATTAAGCCTTCATCTCCGATATTAAAATCTTCATTCTCATCGTCATACCCTTTCTCATTCTTCTTGAATGTGTACTTGCCATTCTTCTTGTCTTTGTTGACTTTGTACATCTTGATTTGCATGGTATTTTCCTTGTCAAGTTTCTTTATGAATGTAGGAGAATCTTCATTGACATGCTTGACAACAGGAGAAAGCATACAGCAAAGCCTCTTGAAGTAGTTCGTATCCTTTATCTTGTCAATGTTCGGTATGACACTCTCGTAATCAAAATTAAGTGTAAAGTCATTATACAATGAAATGACAGGAGTATTCGTTGTAGAAAAATAGCTCTCCATTGAATACTTGTTATTTGAGCTTGAGAATATCAGGGAGTTATAGATATAAAGCAAATCAGAAATCCTGTACCTTATCTCTGTCTTTATGTTTTCTCTCGGCTTGCCAAATGAGAAATACTGTTTACTTAACAGGTCCATCATTGACTTATAAGTGTTCACCTTGGCTATATCACTTTCACTGTTAGACATCCTATCAATACCCATCGTATATACATCAATAATAACACCGGTAAGTGGAGACTGGTATTCCATCGGTGTAAGGCCCTTCAGGAAATCACTAACGAACAATCTCTTGCTAGACTTATCATTCATAATCTTATAACCTTGCATGAGCTGTGGTATGATCACCTCATTCATGAGTTTTATGAATGTCATATTGGAATCAGGCGTACCGAGTTTCATATAGAACTTCTTGTTGTTCTTGTTTTTAGTGAGCCTTCCATTAATATAATAGCTGAATCCTTCAGGCAATACAAACCTGAACCCTTCATTCTTTCCGTCGAATTTGGTTTTTCTTAAGAATGAATCAAACACGCGACCGTCAATAAATGACGCGCAGTTGGCCATTACTGATTCCTTGTAGTTTGAAGACACATTTACTCCTTTGTATACTTCAAACATTACCTTCCCGAAGAAATCTTCTATAATCTTATTCTTTTTCGATATACCGGACTTTAGCATATTGTTGGTCGTATTATATATATCTATGTAAGAACTAACATGAGAAAGCATCTGACCTATCTTAATAGGATTGAATGCATATCTTGTCTTGTTTATATAGTCATCTACCCTGTCCCTATATTCATGGTCCTCGAGATATTTCTGGTAGCTGAATCCAGTTTCCAATCCAAGGTATTTATTGAAGTCCTGCGTATTACTGAAGTCTATGCCAACATTTATTTTTTTTCTTGCATCAGCCTTTACAAGATTTCTTACATTCTCATTGAATGAAGCCAGCTTGCTTCTTGTCTGCTTGACACCCTTGTTCAAACCTACTGCTATTCCAGATTTCTTCATCTCACTGGCACCGTCATTAAGTTGTTTGAGCACATCAAGCGTACGCGCCTTGTCGCTTACGAATGAATGGTTATTGGCTATGTCGTTAGCCATCTTTTCAACCCATAACTGATATTGCCTGTTGTTGGGAATAAGCAATGACATATCTTCCTTGAATTTCGATATGTATAAGTCGACATTTGACGGTGCGTCAAGACTTACTCCAGGTATATATCTGAACCTTGTATTAAAGTACTTATAGTACGTGTAGAGGTCTACAGGTGAAACACCTATCTTACCTGAAAGGCTTTTTATCTTATCAGACATACTTATTCCCACTGACTCGTTCAGTAAGTTTATTCTTGCATCCTTTCCACCATCACCACTGAAAGACCTGCCTATTTGTTTAAGCAGTGTATTAAGCTTGTATTCTATTGAGGATGATTTATCAGAATTATCTATAAACAGCTCATACGTGTCTCCAAATTGATAGAAATTGCCATTGTAATAGCCATTGTCCCATTTATGTATATTATTGTATATGTCATCGAATTTGATATCCTTTCCATCTCCGGTGAAGATATTTCCCTTCATGAGCCTGTCTACCGTCCTGGCGTTTCTTGAGATCATTACCCTGATAATCTCATTGAAATCCATGCCTATCGTAATACCGAAGATGATTTGTGACAACGTATTTGTTGAAGCATTCATCTTGGCAAGGTTGAGGTTTTTGGCATTATCGGCAGCTTCACCAAGGAGACCTGATATTGATATTGAAGCATCTTTCTTCATGAACATAAGTGCCATATCATTGTAGATATCAAGTATTTTCTTTCTTACGCCTTCTTCTATATTCCCGTCTTCCAGCAACATGGCTATATTACGCCTTGTCTTTGCGTCGGGATTATAGTTAGCAACAACTCTATATGTCTTTCCATTGATATTCACGCCATCAAATTCCCTTCCAAATGTTACGTCGAGAAGATCTTTTGTTGATTTGACTTTGTGTATGTTGAATGCGTGCTGTATGGCAAAGAAGTTCTTCAGTGTTGCGGCTATTATACTGATACCATCCTTACCTACCATATTGTCATCAAACTGCATAAAAGTTGTAACAACGTTTGCATAGGATTCCTTTTGCCTCTTTTCTACATTCTTGTCGAGCCCGGAAGCTGTCTTGATATCTTTGTTGTCATCTACCGAAGAAAGAGACTCCATCATGTTCTTTAGGTTTTCAGATACATCTATCATATTCTTCAGATAGTAGTTCTTAATGGCCTTCATGTTCCTGTCTGTAGACCTGTCAAGATACTTGTTATGGCTGTCTATGATCTTCTTGATATATTCATTCATCTTCACATCATCGCCTTCAAACTGGATTATACCAAACTCATTTACCAGATTGATAAATCTTGCAACCTTCTTCATGTCAGACATATCAATGCCGTAACCATTCTTTTTAGGCACTATGATCTCATCCCTTAACCCTTTATATATATCCATTTCATATTCTTCCATATCGGTAGGATCGCCTCTGTTTATTACTTTAGCTTCCCTGCCATTAGGAAGTGGCAATTCCATGCTGTCGAATAATCTTGAATAATCAAACAGGTTTGACCAACCAATAAACTTGCCTGATCCATCTATGGCATACATAAGGAATGTCACCTTGTCGATATCATAGTCAGATCCCTGCAACCATTGCTGCATTGAATTGACATATGCATTGTTGAGTCCTGAATTATCGAACAAGGCTATCTTCATCGACATGAATGACTGTTGGTTCTGTGACGGGATACGGGCAGCCATTATACGGCATGAAGAAACGAATGACTGGTATATCTCGTCCGCAGTTTTCATTAATGATATGATAGCGGGATTCATGTTTGGATCACTATTCAGGTATTCCATGAATCCGCCACTATTCCTGACACCTCTTTCCACACTTTCCATTATAGTGCTAAATGAATAATTGCCCAATCCATTATCAGAGTTGTTTGCAACATTCATTCTTGCCTGTTCTATTGAAAAGTCTATTGATGATTCAAGCTTTGTTTGTAATGGATCAAATGTATCTTCTGCTTCATAAACATATTTAGCTGAACGTCCTTTGCTCTCAAGAACATGCTTGTCTTCATCATATTGTGATGACGAAGAAGAGACAATTATTTCTATATCATTTCGTATACTTTCTATAAGTTCATCATCTTTCATTTCTTTTATCTCTTTTCTATTGAACATAAATTCGTTCGGAGATACTATGAAGTCGTAGAATGATGAGGATTTTATCAGTGTAGAAGGATCATTGGTGACGATTATATCATTGTCTTTTCCATTCTCATTCAATATAAAGAATCTGGAACCTTCAGGTATTTCATATATAATAGTCTTGTTATCAGGATTTATTCTGTACTTTTTGCCATTTTTAAACATTATCCTGTCGTCAAGATCATTTATTTCGTATGCCCCACCAAGTCTCTCATTTATTTCGTCTTCACTTTCGCCTTTTCTATGATATATATATGTGTTATTTCCACTTCCCCTGACAAGGGCATAGCTATACTTTTCACTACCGATCATAGTAAATCTCCTGTTCAACATCTTCTTGAAGAAATACATACGATCTATCTCGTCTATCTCAACATCATCATCTATGCCGAACTTTGATTTGTTGACATTTGGCGACATTGCTTCATACTGTTCGGTATTGACAGATATATCGGTAAGCATAAAATCAATGCCGCTATACAAATGGACGTATAATCCAGATTCCCCGTTCTTTGCTTTGTCTATCTTTTCAAGATCTATATTGATCGACTGTCTTACTATATCGTCGAGGTTCATATTGTCGTACAGGTACTTCATTGCACTGTTCATGTCATTCTTGAACAACGACAAATCAGTCATTCTCCTGTATGCTACGACATATCTGATATGATTTATGATCATATTCCTGAAGTCTATGGATCTCTTGGCCATTGCCCCGATATGATTTATTTCAACTGCCATATTATTGACAACAGTATCATCAAATGATACGTCAGGTATTTTTGCTATTCTATCAAGTATTCGTCCAAGAACAAAATATTTCTTATAAACGTCAGTACTATCATATTGGCTTAGGCTACTCAGTTCTATTCTTTCGTCATCAGTAAAATATTCATTGTACTCATTTATGATAGCATTGATATCTATATTTTTACCAATATTTTGCATATCAAATATATCCTTTACTGAGTTGAGATCATACAGGTTGAATCCGCCAGTTTCGTTTGTTACCGTTATATTCATCGGTGCCAGATCCCTTCCCTTTGCCAGGTAAGTCCGGCCATTACTTACAATGATTATACCTGATTTTGAGTTGAGGTCTGCATTTTCATTTCCTGTTATATCCTTAATGACGGTTTCCCTCGCAAAAGCTCTATCAGTATTAGCCATGAATTTACGCATCTCTTCATAGTAATTATAGCTTTCGAGGTAAAATTCCGTTTCTCTCATGTCAGCATCATAGACGGTATATCTATGACCCATTTTTATCTTGTAGAAGTCATGTATAGTTATTTCATCGGCATCCATTTTTGACTGGATACTCCGTAACTTATTTACCTTTTCGTCATCAGTAACCCCAAGTGAACCAAACTTCATATTACCGAATATTGATATAAGTCCTTTTGACGGGTTCATGACAGACAATGTACCGTCAAACTGCTTCTTGATAGAGTTCTTATTGATGAATGAAGCAAGTGCCGGGAATGCCTGGTTGAGGAATGACGGATTAGTAAGCGATAATACCTCTTCAAGGTCTTTATAAATTATGTATCCGCCCTTCGATACCTTATCCATCAATGGTTTACAGTCAAGTCTCATTTCGTCTGTAAACGATCCTTTATCAACCATTGTCTTTACAATAAAGTTAGCGGTAATATCGTTTATGTATTTGTTTTCATCACCAACCCTATAAGATGTATCAACCTCCCCATAGAGTTTTTTAACGTGCTCTACTATACCTTGAACATACTTTACTATATTCCTTGATGAAAGCTGTGCTGCTGCCTCATATACGTTCTGGGCAATCTCTTTAGTGAATCCATTAGAACCGAGAGCAGACATAACCTGTGTCATTTCCGAAACATGGGAGTTGTCGGCATCATGAGAAGCATCCAGGTTTATACCACCATACTTTAATGATATCTTTGAAGTCGAGATAAGACCGTCTCTGTTGAAGAAAAAGTCTTGATGCCTATTTACATTAAACAGACCTTGCTTAATGGCTCCTTCAGTTATTACTAGGTCGGCATTGCCATGCTTCATGAACTGGATGTGAGTATTATCCTGTCCTTGTATCGACATTGCTTCATTGTAATCTCTGACAGACCTTATTACATCTTCGCCGTCAATCTTTTCGACAACAACCATATTGGAGTTTATGACATCAACAGTTGCAAAAATGGATGTTTCGGCATACCTGAACCTCTTTGCTTTCACATCATAAGTACATGAGTACATACCTCCAAGAGCCTTCCATAAGTCGTAGTTCGATTCTATTCTTATGGCATTATCCTCTTTGATATTTGTACCTATACGATTGCCATTCCTGTCAAATATGTCAACTGTCCTGATATATGTGCCATCGCCGTTTCTTTCTATGCTATTTATCTTCTTATATGTGTCATTACCGGATCTCTCATATATGCCACCATACTTTTTGCTTATAAAGTTGAATATGCTTGTCTTGTTTTGTCCTGCGTCATAACATCTGAAGTTAAAGTCATTAAATATATCAAACGTCTGGCCATTCATGAATGGAAGATCAGCCCATTTGAATCCCATTGTTTTATAAGCCATGATATCGCCATTATGGAATGATCTCATTGTTTGATTCGTCAATCCAAATGCTGCCGTCTTGATGATTGCACCTGATCCAGTCCTGAAATCCTGATAGTGTATGAATGGTTTTAATACATAAGATGCGCTATCACCACAAAGAGAATTGTTAAATATGATAGTAGCGGTAGGTGACAGTACACTCATACCATCATGAGACGATACCGTACTTATTGCACCGAAATAGTTAGATACTTCTTCTTTGATATCATCAATACAAGCTGCATATATATCATGTGAAAAGCCATCAAGCGTATTAAGTTCCAATGGGTGCGTAGATGTTGTTAGTGACACATTACGCTTATTGACAGAACCGGTAGCTTTTGCCTCATAAGTAAACAGATCTGGATCACTGCCCTTTATTGGATGGTTAAATGACCCGCCAATCGTTCCTTCCTGATACAACATGGATGCCAGGAACTGAATCTTATTGAACATTGTAAGGTCATTATTATAATTTATTTCAGCACCTTTGGCAGCCAATGATTCCATAAATGACTTGAACCCGATACTTGATGATACAATACCGTCTATATATACGCTAACGTCCTCTATCGTATTGTTTGGATCTGAAGCTATGATATTGGCAACCATACTTCTGAAATCCTGTAAAGACCTTATATTGTATATGATTCGATCAAACTTGACAGTCATAAAGCTTACTCCCTTGTAGTCATAGAAAGGATTTTCAGCATCATCTACCTTATTTTTTACCGATTCTATCTTTATGCTGTATCCGCTATCGTTTGATGTATTCATTACCATGTCATTGGACACTAGATAATACATCAGCATCATGTTTATATTCGAGAAGAAATCCTTGTTGCAATAGGTATATACATCAGAATCATAGCTGCCATTGAAATTGCTCCTGAATCCAAGATCTTCATTGCTATATCTCTGGAGTCTTCCTAAAAGGATCGGGTTGTTTGTCAATCCAAACTCTCCCTTCCTATTGGCAAAATAAGTACTGTCTATTATCTTGACATCTCTTTCACCCGGAGCTTTTGTCATATTCCTCATCTTGACTATTGATGACATGATAAGTTCCGGACTTGAAGATGCGAGAAGACTGTTTGTTGCCATATAGGCTATCAGCTTATTTGTTGCGGTAAAGTTCTTTTTATAATCATCTTCTGATAGTATTTCATTATTAAGTAAATTTTCTTCTGCTGCTTTCCTGAGCATACCGGCAACTACCTTATCGAAATTGGTAGCCCAATAAGGATTATTGTCAAGTACATAGTTGTATCCACTGTTGTATCCATCATTCAATACAAAGTCCCTTATCAATCCCAAGTCCTCAACTATATTGTCATAACGTTTCTTATACATATTGCGCAATATGGTTGATATGACATAGTTGGATTCATCTTCACTTAATGATTTAAGAAAGTTGATGAATGACATATCAATACCGACAAGGTTGTTTGTAGATTTATCAGAGTTGATACTAAGCGTCAATGACATCTGGTCATCACTATTATACATTGATTCAAGATAGTTGATAAAGAACTCGGTAGAAAAACATTCATTCAGGTTGAATTTTGAATGCTTCTTTATATTCCCTCCGACTTCTGATTCCCTGATCAATGATGATCCTTTATAAATATTGGCATTTACTGTACCAATGTTCATTTTAGTTAGCTTATCCAGTATTCCATTCTTTACCGTTGCTGATTCCTGAGACATATCTCTTGCGATTTCCCTCTTCATCATCTCAGTGAAATCCATTGTGGACATTGTTATAGGATTGACAGACATAGCAGCAGTTTTATTCATTGCTATCTCCCTGAACTGTGTCCCTTCAACATTCATGAATCGTCTAAGTCCACTGACAGGCAACTGGTCATTGGCTTTGTTCTTCACCGTATCTCTTGTAATCATATTTTCTGAGTATGACACGGCATCAGTAACATAGTTCATGAAAGCATCCTGCTTAGTTGATACTGCCATTACACCAAATAAGAAAGCATCTGGCCTGGTATAGTGTCCGGAAGTACTCATTCTTATTGGAATATATGTTTCATTACCAATAGAGAATGATCCATTGCCAAATAGCTTATTTTTCATTGATTTGACATTGGTTATTCCAAGCTTTACATCAGTAATTCCATCCTGCTCTTCCTTTAATGTCTTGCTTAAGAATGACAATGACAATATATCGAATATATTTTCATAAGTTGAGGATACGAGGTTTGAGTAATCTATTCCTTCTCCTGACGACTTGCCGAAGTGTATAGCGTATGAATTGAATAGTCTGTCACTTGAATCGAAGTTTTGCCTTGTAGCAATCTTCATGTGATTTCTGAGAATACCCATCCTTTTGGCATTGTTTTCTACTGATTCAATGCCTTTTATTTTACTGGCTATAAAGTCTTTTACGGTAAGCTTATTTTCGCCTGTTAGTATATTGGTTATGGTACTGTCATCTATATCTGCGAGCATCTCTCCTTCGTTGATGATAAATGCCTCACCTTTCGTATAGTCATATACGACACTGACTATATCGCCAAACACGTTCATGTTTTTGTATATGGCGACAGGTATCATGTTGAACATATCTGTGGCGTTACCATTGACATCCACAATAGGTACTTTATGATATTTTATATCAGTAGAGAAATTGTCATTGTCATTATCCATGGATTCCATGTTTGACAACTCGTTAACCATTGTATTCTTACTGATGTTTATGGATGATTCGATACGTCTTTTTGCAAGGTCGGTGTTATTCTTCGACAGGTTCTTCATATAGAAGTTATCGTTTTTGTCGGTAGACAATGCAAGATAGTCATTTCGACCAACCATATTCGCGTACTGAGCTATAAAATTGAAATAATTAGGTATGGTTATATCTACCGTACATTCCTTGCAGGCTTCGTAAAGGTCTTCAAAAGCTTTCTTAATAGAGTATAGACCGTCTTTGAATGCCAGTGTCTCTTCGTTTGACATCCTCTTTCCTGTCTTATTGTATTCCTCTATCAGGATGTCTTCAAAGAAGCGTTCACTGCCGTTATAGTTATACTTATTACCGACCATCTTAAGTACGTTATAGAAGCCATTTCCGCCCTTCTCGAACATATCTATAAATAGTCTGGACAAATTATATATCTCACCGCTACTGTTGCCGAAAAACGATATTTCTCCCTTTGATATTTCAGTGTTAGGTATAATCCTGTTTATCATCTTATTCAATATACCTATAGTATAGTTGAACATATCCACGCCAAGCCTACTAGTTGTCTTAGTCTTGTTCCTATACCTATAATTGGCATTAAGCATGAACTTAACTATATTATTGGCTTCATGAAAGACACCGCGTTCTTCATTATCTTCCTGCCATCCTTTTATGATATTTGAATATTTATCCTTTGTCTTTATATAGTCAAGCTTTATGATGTTACTGTTCATCGAGATGACATCACATATCTTCACCTTTTCAGACAATATTGTGTTTAGGTTTCTAAGTATAAATAATGAGTTATACGCTTTGATAAATGCAGCATCCTCAACCGACTCAGAAGCAATTCTTCTCGAGAGTGTGCTTATATCTATATTCGGATAAGACGATTTGAACAAATCGAATACAGAGTTAAGCTCTATATATTTTATATTGTTGCTTATCTCGCTTATCTTCTGGTCCCTACTTTTTGATCTGTCGTTTATTATAGACAGCATCTTGTTTATGTAGTCAGTAAGATATCCTTTTGTATATACATTAAAGGACACATTCTCGTTCTTGATCTTTGAATAAGCAGTAGGCTTGTCGCTTAAAACGTCTACAATATTCTTAAGCAAAGATAGTTTCATCTCAAAGAGATTCAACCTGTAAGACGGCTCACTGACTATCTTTCTGTTTTTTATCATCAGGTTGTTATAGATGTAGTCACCGAGTAGAAGGTCTTTACTAAGCTTTAATGCTATTAACGAACCATACATCTCTCTTTCGTCCCTGTCAACATCATCTTCGCTATTTTCAGCGAAGATATGAGATAAGTCAAGTTGAAGAGATAATAAATCAGAACTTTCAGATGATATATTGTCAAACTCATCTGGAAACATAGATAACAAAAGAGCTTCATTCTGTATATCAATATCCATTTCATATACATCCTTCAGTTCGTTGATTATAAAATCAATTAATTTGTTCTTGTTTTCGAATGAATTACCATTCTTTATCTGTTCAGCTGTTGCAATTTCATCATCAAAAATGCCTTCATTGTTAGATACAAATTCATTATACCTACTTGATATTGAATCAACAATGTTTTTACCATTTAAAACATCATTACTTATATCGTCATACATTACTTGTGTGAATATTGACGATAAATCCTGTATCAATTCATCGCTTAAACACTTGATATCCCCCATGATTATTTACAATTTCTGGATTCGTTACTATTATTCTCATCAAACTTAGCAATAATATCTTTAATTAATTGCTTCTGATCATTATTTAGTGACCCAAATAATATTTCATGTGAATTTTCGGTTTTATTCTTTTTTTCATACGTACTAATTGCTTTTTTTATTGAACGTACTTCTTCTTCTATAATACTTTCATCTGTAGATTCAGTATTTAAATTTTTCAATATATTTCCAAATCCATTAAATATTTTCTTTAGTGTTGCTTTATTTGGATTTGATTCAATATTAAACTTTAATATTTCTTCCAATAAATCCTTTTTATCTTTTAAATAGCTTATATCTACTTTTTTCCCTATATCAGTAGAAGCATTTTCAATAACATCGCTTATACTGATAGATGGTCTTCCATTGCCATTTTCGGTATATTTGACAGTCATCTCTTTATTACCGTTCATAAATACGTATTCACCTTTCATGCTGTAAAAGTTTCTGAGTGCTTCGGTATTTGTTGCATTATTATCAACATAGAATACTCCTATATAATCTTCGGAATTGTTATTATCAATATAGAATACAGGTATCTTTTTGGCATTACCGCTTCTGTATTTGTCTGACAATTCCCTCAATTTATTCGAGAGCTTACCTTTCTCGAACTCTATAGTAGTTTCTGTCACCTTATTTCCTTCAGAAGAATCAAAACCATTATAAACAGTTTCTTCGATATTAATTGTAGACATATTTGAATTTTCATGCCGATCAGTATCTAACTGCTCTCCTGGTTTAGCGAATAGTTTTTCATTTAGAATTAACATATTATTGTTTTTGTCAATTCTTTCTTTTATAGTTCCTATGATATCTACATATATCGTTGACGGGAGTATCTTTCCGAATACAGTAATAGGATAATGTTCATCTCCTATTTTCACCATACCTTTTACTGATGAACCATTAGTATCAATAAGAGATATACCGTCAACCACTTTTGAGTCAGTACCACTACCAGCCCTTGCAGAAGCATATACGACATCAAACCCGTTGTTTTTTACGGTTCCGACAAAATTGTCATTGGCATCCTTTAAGTTCTGGTTGCTTTGGAATTTTGGAGATGCTGATATGCTGAGTTCATTCTTGCCTATATCAAATGAAGAATACCCAGACATTGCCATAAGTATATAGTTGATGATATTATTGCCCCCATTGAAAGCATTATTAGCTACTTTACTTAATGGCATTGGAGAGTTCACAGCATCAAGATTATCTGATTGCTGTTCATATAAAGCATCATATATAAGACCAAGCATCTTTTCAGCACTTGTATTGTCTTCTTTCATATCAAAAGCATTTCCAAGTTGCTTTGACATGATTTTCTTATTGTTGTTTATAAAGTCATTCTTGGACATAGGATTAAGACTGTCAAGTTTCAGCCCAAGAAATCTTGTAACAAGATTCAGTGAGGTGAATACGTCACCTATAAACTTCATTGAGTTTGCCGGTACATTATTACCATTGATGTTCACGGTTGTACCATTGATCATGGAAGCTATTTTCCTGAGATAATCATTTATATCAAAGGAAGGCATATTGATACATACAAGCTTGAACTTCTTGACTTTCTTATTCGCTTCTTTATCAAGGCATTGTTTTACATATCCGGATAGCATATCACTATCTGACATATTATCACCATCAAGACCTTCATATATAATAACGAATGGATATCCACGTTTCATATATCCTTTGTCTATCACTTCGTTTATGCTGTCATCGCCGCCTTTTACGGCTACCATAGGAGATGATATAGTCATGCCGGACATACTTTTGAAATCATTTAGATTCGTCTGAGACGGGTCATAATGCATATTTGGATCGCTGTTTGCACCTTTTTCATCAGATACTAACGTAGGACCTTTTATTATCATTCCGGTAAGAAGACCTGTACCATATTTGTCATTTTTATCTACTGCAAGATTTATGACAGTATGACTTCCCTTTTGATATAACTTGTTAAGCGAATCAAGCTTATCTTTTATCTTAGCTTTATCATTATTATTTATTGTGTTTTCATTCAACCCATCAATTTTTATTTTTATATCCTCTATTAATCCGTTTCTATATTCTGCAAATTTTTCTGGTGTTCTACTTCCCTTAATATTATATCCTTTTATTTGCGACTCCTGGAAACCAAGGTTATATGTTCTGTTTACGCTCAACATAAACGTGACAAAATCTTCAATTGAGGACAGATATATCTCGAGAGGTATATACTTATCACCTATTTTAAACTTGGCTATATACGACAGTCTGGCCCTTATATTATATTCATTATCGACCAATGGTGTTTTGCTTTTACCATCGTAATAGTTCACATTTAATGTCCTTGTATTACCCTTATTATTTATTGACCAGAAATCACTTCTCGGCTCTGCATCTTTTCCGTTCTCCTTGCTCACACTTAACTTATGATAATACAATGAAGATCCATTAAGATTATCATTTGTCATAAGCATATTTGTAAGTTCTTCTTTGGTCTTTTGAACACCAAACCTTTTCAGAAAATCGCTTACAACAGACATAAGATTGTCTATAGGATCAGTTTTTGTTCCATCTGCATTGAATATTCCGGATGTTAATGCAAAGTGCATCCTATTGGTATACTCTATAATAATCTTTTCAATATTCTCTTTCATATTGGCTGATGATCCATTATTGAATATACCGATACTGATTTTTTTAATATTGCTATTACTATCACCTTCAACATTCTTCCTTAATTCTTCATTGAAGTATAGAGCAAGCCTGAATAAGCCGTTCATTCCATCGAATGAGTTTTCATCAAAGTAGATATATTTATCATCAACCTTGAATCCCTTTCCGACCTCAAACATATTGAACGTATATCCTATCAAGCTCCTGAACCCGTCATCGTCTTTTTTCCTTTTACCATTATCGTCAATCGGAGATTCTTTTTTACTTATCTCTTCATTGACTTTTTTGGCAGGCGGATTACCTTCTATATTATCCTTTAAGGCATCTGCCGGCATATCACCTTCATCATTATCCTTATCCTCGTCTTTATCCTTATCTTCATTAGCATCCTTCTTCTCTTCGAATATTTTTATAGGATCAATAGTAAACACATTATCACCAAGTGCCTCTGAATACATTTTTGCGAAGTTTTCAGAGTATTTCTCTATGTCATCCTTATTGATCCTTGTCAAACTAAGAACATTATCTCTGCTGCTCTTTACAATACCACCAGAAGAATGGAATACAAGTGCACCTTGTTTTATTCGGGACATTGCCGTATAAAGATTGTGGTATGCATCATACTTTCTTCCCATATCATCGGACTGACTCCAGTTCGATTCCGGAGAGTTTATGATATAGAACTTTCTTTCCATACCGATAGTGTTTACCGGCTCATTGAATATGTCAAAGTATTTATCTATATCATTCTTGTCTATACCGACTTTATCACACAAGTCCTCAAGAAACTGTCTTTTACCAACATATCCTATCTTTTCATATTCAGGATTGGTTGTAGTGGCTTTCATTGTTTCAAGTGTCTTGTTTATATCGTCTATCATGGATTTTATGATTTCGATATCCTCTTTATCGTTGACACCTACATTGTAACCTTCTTCAACATCTGTCACTTTAACACCGAACAATCCTTCGCCACCATAGTAGTAATGTGTATATATGGTATTCTCGCCCTTGCCGTTCACATTGTTCTCCATATTTACCCTGAAATTGTTCATGGTAGTTGTTATATGGGAATTATTCGGACGCATAAAGAAGCCTATCTTAGGTGATGAGACAAACTGGCCCGAGAATACCTGGAATGAGAACTTGTCCTCAAATACTATATCTTTAGGGAAGTCCGAAAGGCTGTTGTTTACTTCAGGCGTAAACTGTGTAGCGTTCTGGATCTGACTTGTATCACCAAATACAACAACAGGTATGTTGAGGTCTTTGGACATGGCGTTTATGGCTTCCATCTGCTGCTGGTTATACAGTGTCGTTTCGTCAATCAGTATGATTGAAGGCTTCTTTACCGTATCACCATAATTATGCTTGCCGGTATATCTGACGACATAATCAACGCTTGAATCTCCATTACCGCCTACCATGGCCTTATTCCTGAACTCTTCATCTACCTTGTCCTTGCTTATGCCAAAAGCTTCCTGAAGAAACTCTTCATGCGTAAGCACCTTAGCGTCTTTATCTGAGCCAAAGATATTTTTGGAAGATTCCTTGATTGACTCCTTCATACCACTTGTCGTTATGAAGTATACATTGGAGGCCAGCTCGTCAATGTCTTGTATGTAGTTATTTCCGTTGTTGTCCTTGGCCTGCACCATTCTACTAATAAGTTTGTTGAGGACAGCTGATGTCTTACCCGAACCGGGAACACCCTCGATAAACATTATATTGTCAAATATGTTATATATCTGAGAGTTCTGGTAATAGAACTTTATGGCCTCATCAATCTTACCGCTGTTCTTAAGCTTTTCTTTTACATTATTGCCTACATAGACACCTATCTTTTCAAGCTTTTCAAATATCCTGTCATATCTGCTGTCGTCATTACCTTCCATCATCTTGCCGAAATTATCATCAACGGCAGATTTTATCATAGTGCTAAACTTATGGAATACATCCCTGTTTGCAATGAATGAAACAGCCATTTCGGCGGAATGCATCTGAAGGGCATTAGGCATCAAATCTTTGTTGGCATATACCTGCGATGTCATTGAATGTTTCAGGTGAGGATTCATGGCTATTATAGATGCGATATACCAGGCTCTCTGCATTGGAGAGAAATTGACTGATGCTGAATCTATAGCCGTATTCTCCATCACATTGTCTATAGAACTGCTTATATATGACTTTAAACTGTCTTTTTCAAGCAATGACTTGTCATTCTTGAATATGTCATATATAACCTGTTCAGCCCTGTCTATGGCTGCATACATGTTTTTCAACTGGTCCTCCGGTATGTTAAGGTCCATTAAATCCCTGTTCTCGTCAATCTTCTTGGCTATATCAAATCCGGGATCAGACAAGGCGTCATTGAGCCTTTTCTTGTCTTCGGTAGATATATTGGCCATCTTGCTTGCAAGCTCATTAAGTGCCTTATATTTAAGTATATTAAGGTTTGTCTCAAGCTTCTTTACTTCTCTTGTGTTATTTCCGTCATTGAGCCTGCTTATCTTCAGATAGAAGTCGAGCTGTGAATTGATACGTTCCACCTCGTACTTCATCTTCTTGGCTATATCACCAGAAATTGTATTCATATTCTTCCATATAGAAGAAGGATCGGCAGAAGCATATTTCTTAGCCGTGTCTATAAAAGATATCGGGTTGATGATACTCCTGTTGTCATCCCTTGTGGCATCGAGTATGGAAGTGATGAATACTGAATACTTGGCAAGCCTTTTTATGTTCTTTTCTTGTTCAGAAGTAAGCGTAAATGACTTCATGTCACCAGACTTAGATTGGAATACATCTACTATTTCATTATATACATCAACAGCGTTTCTTCCATCTTTATTAAAACCCATCTTATCTATCATCTCCATGACAGGTGTACTTGGAAGAGAAGCTATATGAGTTACCATCTTATCAAGTTCCGAAAGCATATTGCTTCCATTTATATTCATGGCATCATACTGTATATCTATATTTTTTAATATATTAAATTCGTAATCATCAAAAAATCCGAAGCTGTTTACAGCGTCTTCTTCATTTCCAATATACTCCTTTTTTGTATCTATTAATTCACGTAACTTGTAATAGTTTAATGCTTCTTCAAATGACATACCAACAGACATATCTATACCATCAGTCTCTCTTCTTAATGCTTTCGCTGCATCTATAAGTTCATTCCTATTAACATTGACAGCATAGTCATATAATCTTTTATATGTGTCTACAAGACTTCTCTTTACGGTGGCATCAACATATTTAGAATCCATCAAACTTGATGCGAGCTTATTTGCCTCTACGAGATATCTTGATGCAACGGATCTAATGGAATTGCGTATATATTCCTGAAATCCATTACTGTCATTTTCCTTCCATTTTCTCAGTATTCCATCGTTATTGTTCGTTCCTTCAGGAGCCTGCATATTTGATGCCGCATAATCCTCTAAAGACAATATATTATTGTCAATCTTATATTTCGTTAATGCTAATCCAATTATACGGTTTTCGTCTATACCTGAAATAGTATTTGCTGATTCATTAAGTGTGTCCGGCTTGTTGGATGACAGGTTGGACAGGTGACTGAACAACTGGAAGTCAGGTGTACCTGAATTAACATTATCAAGCATGACCCTTGCTCTGTTCATTCCGGATTCAAGGATCTTAAGAGCTTGCTTATCAGTATTTATTTTTTGATAATAAGCTTCTGTCTCACTTGTCAGATACGGATTCATCTTACTCATCATATTGGAGAATATAAGAAATGCTTCATTGAGATAATCCTTACCGGAAGCTTCAATAAATTCATTATATTCTTTTGTATATTCGAGAATCTTTTCATCTGTAAGAGTGTCTATATCGACACCGTATTTGCTTGATATATATGATTCGAGGGACGCACTCCTGAATGAACCACTAAGCTCAGGATTAAGCTCGAATATGGCCTTGAGAATAAGATTTCCCGTGTTCTTGCCATTGATATAAGCTTGTGCGTTTTCACGCTTCATTATCATGTTTTGTTCAGCATCATTCAATGCTTTGATATCAATATCATTGTCAGGTTTATTTTTTCTGTTTTCCCTGTCTTCTATATTTCCGTTTTTATTTGAATCATATATGCGTGTCTTGACTGCATCATAATCCATCTTTGCCTTGACGAAATCCTTGATAGCTGAGTTGAAATCCGATACATATGATGAGGCGGTGACAGATTTGGAAACAAGGCTATAAAGAGTATTGTTAAGCAATGCCTTTCTTACTGATTCATCATCATTTACGTTAAGTCCGTTATTACTCAAAAGGTCATTGTACATGATGACAATCTTTTTCATAACATCCTTCATTGCCTTATCCTGATTGTCGATAGATGTACCAGGAGAGAAATTAAGGCCAAAGTTTTCATCCTCGACAACTCCTACTTCCTCTGTGCTAAGGTTTGGATTGCCCCATTTTGCCTTGTCAATAGCCTTTAAGACTTTACTTATACCATTATTCCTCAATGTATAGGCAAGGTATTCCATGGCTTGATCCTTGGTCTTTATGCCTTCAAGGGCACCATTATCCATACCCTTAAACAAGCCTGTGGCAGTGGTAAAACCTCCACCGGCAAGACCACCAAGTAATGACATACCATATCTTTCAGCCATATTATCGAATGTCTGGTATCTCAAATCGTCGCCTACAAGCCAGTTATAGGCGTTTCCAGCCGATTTTACAATGTCGGCGAGCAACTCTTCAGATGTCTCCTCGACACCCTCTGACAGAGCTCCACCTATGATTGCTTTCGTGCCGCCATATGGTATGCTTTCATAAAGATCCCGACCCATGCTGATAGCTTTCTGCATGAATCCATTTCTTGCTGCCCGTGTACCGGCCATGATAGCTGCATCCTCAACCTGTCCAAGTATGTTTATTGTCTGTTTCAGTTTTTGGGCATCCAGCTTTGTTTCAGGCAAAATCCATTTACCTATATCTGTCTTTAAAAGACCGAACTCAGCCATTGAATATCCAAGCGTCAATGCCAGTGCCTGCATATCCGATCCACCTTCAGCTTTAATCTGATTATATGTATCGGCAGTGGTGACACCAGTCATATATATCTGACTGATAAGCTCGCTGTATTTCATGGCATTTTTCTGGGCAGCTTCAACTGCTATCCTTGCTTCAGTACTTGAATAAGCCTTCACGACATCCAAAAGTTTATCCTTATCACCTCCGGCAAGATTCAAGAACATTTCCTTTATAGAATTGTCTCCGTTTTTTAATTTGTTGGCATATTTCTCGAAGTTGACCTTTGTGAATGATTCTTGCATCTTCTTAATTTCATTGGCATCGCCCATTATATCCCTTCCAGTAAACATCTTACGGGCATCTTTAAATATCCAGCGTTGTTCCTTTATCTGCGATACAACCTGGCCAAACATGTTAATAAGATTTTCAGCCGTAAACGCGTGTTCTTTTGAGTATTGTGAGGTTCCGCCTTGGAACTGCGAGAAGAATCCGTCTGCATCATTGGCAATATCATTATCTGACCCCAAGGCCATCTTTGCAACAATAGAGGCTATACCGCCAGTCTGCATGGCTATACTGCCAAGGATATAATACTGTCCGACATAAGGGATAAACATAGGGGCTATAGCGGCAACATTCTTCATTATACTACCGAACACATTCTTATCCTTATCATCCGAGTCAAAGAAATCATATCTGTTTATCCAACTGCCTTCCTTAGTAAGAAGATCAAGCTTGCTTACTATTTCACGATTATATGTTGTTCTACCATTGAGAAATTCGGTATAGTATGTCCCCTGGTCATTCAACTTGTATTCTCCAGCTTTTCTCTCACCTCTCTGAACTTCAGGATCATCTTCCGAATAGGTTGCCATCACTGTTGTCTTGAAGATGTTGCTATACCAATGATTTCCTGTAAACCAGTTTTCGGGAGACTCTTCGAATTTACCTGTTTCAGGATTATACCTCTCAGACATTTGGGCAAGCTCCTGTGGCGTCCAGGCACCCTCGCTCATCTTTCCTACACCACCGACAGAAAACTTGGTCCTGTTAGGATTAAGCATAGGTATATCCTTGCCAAACTCTACAAGCTTAACCTGGTCTTCAAGCTTATATCTTCTAGTTTCAGGATCAGACAATATATCATATGGATCAGTCTCTATTTCATCAACAAGCATCTCGTCATACGATTTGTTGGCCATCACATTGTACTGGCTGACGACCGCATCATAGAAATTATTGAATTTGTTTTCATCAAACGTACCATCGCTTTTTGCGAAAGTAGGATCTCTCCTTATCTTCTCGTTGTTTAAATATTCATATCTTGACTTAATAGTTGAATTGTCGGCATTTATCCCGACATCAATAAAGTCAGTCATTGTGTAACTAGGATTTGCCAACACATTAAGGAGCAAATCATTCTTCTTGCTATCCTGAGCCATTTTAAAATCAAGTTTATGTTTATCACAAAAATAAAGGAAAAGGCCACTCGAAACAATTCGAATGACCTTTAAAAACAAAACAATTATGAACAAAAAGAGTTATTCCGCATATATTTTGTCTGGATCATTATATGGTATCATAAACTTACTTTGTTGCATATGTTTGTCTCTTGCTCCAATATCTCCGTCCACTTGGATATTATAATTTCCCGTAGAGTTTACCGCCATTGCAGGGAATGATGTATTGGCAGGCATGAACATAACGGTCTTGGCAATTTTGTTATCGCCTATACCAAACCATAAATCACCACTTTCAACACCAGTCCTCTCTTTTACAAATGAAGCTTGTTTATCATCTGCAATAACATCGTATGCATCAGGATCGAGGTCTTCTATGTTTTTTATAGTGTCAATATCGGTGAAGACATCAAATGCTATAAATCTCTTTATAGACCTGTCACTAGGCTCTCCATCACTACCGAATGTTATGTCAATATTGGCTTTTCTCATTGCCTCATTAACCTGTTCGTAGTTGTCTTCATTGACAACACCACCGAATTGATTGTTGATGATATTATTGATATCATTCATACGGTCAAGTCTTTCCATGTCAGGAACAAGCTTTCCGTCCACATTTTTGGCTACCATATACATATAGTACATGTTAGTATTCGCAAGCGCAAACCTGTCTGACATGCTCTGCTCGACAGGAACACCACCAATAGACATGCTGCTATAGTCGCAAAGCTTACTGAGATCCTGATCCGTCATCAAGCCTTGTACGGTCTGTCTCTTGATTTCGTTAGGCATTGAGAATGGGATCATCTTGACATTGGATGCATACCCATAGTTATTGTTCCCACCATTTGTAAAGAGTACTTTTTCTCCGATGAGCTCTCCTTCTCCTCTTGTTATCATGCTTGCATAGCTATTCTTCATCTTCGTCAAGTCCTCACTTGCTTTCTTGGCTTCTGCATCTGCCTTATCCTGGTCGAATATGAGGCTTGCGTTCATCTTGTATGTAGGCTTGTCATGCATGGCTATCATCTTGAGAACTATATTTTCAACAGAAGTACCTGTCCTGCTCGCCCTTAATTTGAGTGCTGTCATTTGGTTGGCCGGAAGCATCTCTATAACTGTTTCCAATGCATATTTCTTCTGTTCGGCTGTGGCCGATTTGCTTGTTATATCTATCTTATAAACACCGTTTCTTCCATCCTCTACAATACCCCTTAGACCACCGGTAATATATTCGGCAGACTTCTTTCCAAATACAGTCCTCTCATTGCTGTGTTCGCCTATATTATTGATGATGCTCTGGATATTATTATATATATCCTTGAATGAAACGGAATTGCTTAATGCTGACATAATGGTTGAATTAAAAGCACCATTTATAGACTTGCTTCTATATAATTGAAGGTCCCCATAAGTCATTAGTCTTTTATCCTTTGATTCTTCCAATGAGCATTTTCCCACCTTACCGTTATCGTCGATATAGAAGAGGAATCCATTTGCGTCTACGGCTATATCATTGGTTGCCCCATTGGCAGCTATATAAGAATCATATTTATCAAATAGCTTTTTATCGAATACACTCTGTTCTTTCATCCTTTCTATTTCCAGCATACCATTTGTTATGACATTCTTAATCATCCTGCCATACATGGCCTCCTGTCCAGGCGCGGAATAGGCAGCCATGTTTTCAAGCTGATTCACCTTGTTTATGACTTTATGGTATGCCCCGACAATTAATGCGGAATCACTTGGCAGTGTATCCTTCAACAAGTCTTTTATATCATCCTTGTCAAGACCATAATCATCGTCTTTATCCTTTGATGATTTAGATCCGGACGATGTAGATGTTGAAATAGAAGTACTGCCACTGTTTCCAGGCATTATCATTGGAGTATAAGTGGCATAGTTGATACCTATGCCACCTCCTTGTTGAAATCTTCTAATCTTACCCATTTTACTTCAAGTTTTTAAGATAGTTGAAAAGCTCAAGACGATCCTTTCTTGATGCTGAGTGAAGCGTCAATGCCCCTGAACTCAAATTTAAGAATCTTTTCGTAAAATCTTTCTTGGATTCCCTATCATTCTTACCGAACTCTTTCATGAATGAATCATTATCAATCTTTCTCGTCACCCTGGTTGTCACCTTACCACCACTTCTAAACATAATAAGTGGGTTCTGCTGGCGATATATAGGAGCATTTGCGTAGTAATAATTAGTATTCAACTTATTATACTTGTCATATATATTCCTATTATTTTCAAATAAATATTGTTGATTCATGTTATTTGGATCAGTAATACCGGCTTCTTTGTATGCTGCATCCCAACTACTCTTAAGATAATCAGCATAGTTAGTTTTCATAAACATTTCCTGGTCAAGCAATATTCTTTCCCTTTGATTCTGTAGCCAGTTTCCTTTTATCTCGTTGAGGAATGGTTTCCAAGCACCTTCCCATTGAGCTGTCAGGTAATTTCCTCTAAGCTGCTTGTTCGCATTCTTTGTGCCTACTATGGATGATATATTCTTATTGAATGTATCAGCAGACATAGTAGCATTAGTATTAAATGTGTTGATAGCTCTTTCAGTAGTCTGGTCATACTTGTTTGCAGACTCTACACCAGCTCTTCTTTCAAGTTCTGATGCCATTGATTCACCAGCCAATGAATTAGCCGTATAACGGTCTATATCGGCTGTTTCAGCACCAAACCGTCTACCGGCAAGCCTTACCTTGTTAGCTTCCTTGTTGGCTATATCCTTTTCATAGTAACCATCATAAGTCTTTGCATTGAACAATGGGTGGGACAATAATGGTGTATCAAGCTTATAGAAAGCTTTTTTGTTAGTTGCAAGAGTTCCTGCAAGTATAGCTCCTGAAAGAAGATCTCCAAAGAGAGGAGACGAGTTACCTGGAGTTCCTGGTTGTTTTTCCATAAGATCGGAAGGATCGGTTCTAATGGTAGGTTTTACCTTTCCAGGCTCTAATTGCGGGTCAGGATCGTTTAATTCAGGATCTGTCCATTCAGGAGTTTCTACAATTTTTACCTCTTGAGGTCTGTCGTTAAACACATACCAGTTTTCTTTTCCTTCAGCTATATCCTTCCATGGTTCATATACAAGATTGTTCTCGTTAGCAAGCTGCTGGATTCTCTTGAATCTTTCGTTTTCTTCAAATTCAGCTTGATTATCATTTGTATAACCATATGTACGCATTGAGGTATATACTGAGTTTCTTCCGTCATCGACATTTGATGATTTTTCGTTATCTCCTGTATTACCTCTCCTATGAATGCCTTGATAAGCCCAAATATTTTCATTTGCAGATCTAAAGTCTTTATCAAATGCTCTTTGATGCTGTTTTGTTATGTTATATTCAGGAACATATCCTGTATTGTTGAATCCCCATCCAGTCTGCTTATTCATTCCTTTATAAGAAGATTGGATATCGCGAGAACCTTTCATGAGCCCTTGTCTTGCAGCATTCCATTCTTCCAGTTTACCAGCTTTTTTAAGTTCAGACATTCTGGCAAGTCTTTCCTCCAAGGCCTTACCAGTGGTATTATACCAGATATCGAAGTAATTAGCTCCATTATCATAATAAGTACCACGAGGACGGCCATCAGCCCATTCTCCACTACCTTCCTGAAGCTTATAAACATATCCACCATTTTTCAACTTGACACGTTTGACACGTCCACCTTCTTTGAAATTCCCTCTACTATATCCACTTGAATAATTTGTTGTAAAACTTGGGTATTGAATACTACTAAATACGTCTTGCGGTTCTACCCTCTGTGTATTAGTCGATGTTTGAGCCTGGCTTTTCACCTGTTCCGGTACTTGTACTGGATCTGGTGTTTGTACAGGTGCTGGTGTTTGAATTCCTGATGATCCAGTAGTTGCACTTGGTTGATCTGTAGTCTTTCTTACATAATCCTTCCTTGTATGCCTGCTCATATCGGTAGGATCATAACCAATAATGAATGGATTACTATTGAACTTACCCATCCATTTGCTAGTTTTCCAATCACCAGTAGTTCTTAATCCATATTTACCGGTACTATTAGGATTATTCATTGGAGAGAATGAATTACGTTCATAAACACGATCACTTGTTCCAAAATAATCCTTAACACCTTTAAATCGACCTTTTGATTCATTTGAGAACTTGATAGGTGTATTGAAATCAAGATCGCTTTCCTTTACATCAAAGTTATCTATTATGAACTTCTTCTGAGCTTTAACGGCTTCCTCATTTCCAATAGGTCTCCCATTAGGATTTCCATTTTCAAACCTCATGTTATTGAGTTTTTTAAGCTCATCTTCCGAAAGGACGATTTTGTTTTTTCTACCAGACAGATTCTTTGATGATACCCTAATTGCATATTGCTGCGTATCTCCCTTCATAGCTACTGATGTATTCCGTCTTGACTTCATATTCACGCCTGTTGTTCCACCTTTCATGAGCGTGGAAGCGATATTAAACATTGCAGTCACATCCTGGTTATTCCATTCGCTTATATCCTTATTTTGCAGCGCATTTAATGCTATCTGGGAATCCTGCCACAATCCGGTAGCTGCAAAAACAGCAGATCCTGAGCTGATAAGCTTGCTTGCAGTTTTTATGGCTTTTGCTGTTTTGGAAGCATTTGCAGCCATTCCGGCATACGGTATCAATGAAACTGCATCAAAACCCAAATTTATAGCTGCATTCTTAATAGCTTGGGCTTTAGATACAGAATCATCCTGCCAATCGGCCAATACATTCATTGATGTTCCTAATACACCAATAGTTGTTGATGCCGGGGTAAATCCAGTAGCAGATGTTACCAGTGATGCTAAATTGAGAAGGGAAGAAGCCAACCTAAGTTTATCGCTTCTATTTTCAAGTATATTACCGCCTTTTGTTTTTAATGCGTGTTGTACTTTTTCTTCCTCATAATCACCTCTGGCTCTTGCGTAATCCCTTTGTTGTTTAAAAGTTTTTTCATCTTTTTCTTTTCTTCTTTTAAACTCATTATAATGCTTGTTCTGTTCGTCTGTGTAATACTTGCTTATATCTACGTCGCCAACAGGCATTGGAGTGCCAAGATCATATAAATCAGAATAATCTATATTACCACCTTGCTGCATCTTTACAATACCGCCATTACGCATTTGTTCTACGCTTCCATTAGCTTTTTCTGCTTCTTTCTTAGCGTTCTCTTGAACCTGGGTGAAATAAGGTGATATCACATTGAACTGACCAGTATTCTTGTCATATTCAATATCATAATTACTTATAGGATATGTCTGGTCAAACATCCTGTCAAGCTTGGCATCTGCGTCAGCTGCTGTAAACATATTATTTCTTACAGCCTGGGCAAGTGACATTGTTCTTATGACAGGCTCAGTACCTCTTGTATCATATACAACAACATTTCCACTGGCATTAGGATATGACATTAAAGACAAACCTGTAGTATTGTTTGAATATACATTGTTGAAGAACGGCTGTAATTGATCTATTCTTGATGGAGTAAATAAAACTTCACCTGTCTCGTCATTCTTATATGCGAATTTGGAGAAGTCTAACTTACCATTCAAAAAATAGTTGTTTATTTCATTTGTGAATGTATTACGGAAACTACTATTATTCTGATTGTTAAGCTTACCAATCATATAGCTTGTCCAGTTCTTATACATATCACTTGTATCTTCAGGTATTGAAGGGTCTCTCGTTATTGTATAAGTAGCATACTGACCAGAATAGTCCGGAGTACTCATATAGCTTTTCTTCCATTCCTTTCTGTCACTGTCTCTTCTTTCCTGTTTTAATTCTTCTTCCTTTTTAGTTATACCTTGACGGATCTCAAGGGCTTTGGAAGCATCATTAGCAGCTTTCTGTTTTTGAACAAGCTCCTTCTGTTCTTCGGTAAGTCCTGCCATTGGGTCCTGCTGCTGTTCCTGCGGATCTTCTTCTTTCCAGTCAAGCATCCTGTATATATTAGGATTGTTTATCTTGAATGTCCTGATATAATCTTCATCAGACAATATCCTGTCATCAGCAAGATATTTAGCAAGATCATTATAGTATATTTTTGCCTTTTCTATGGATTCAGGAGTATAGCCTTTTACGAAATCAGGATCTTCAAACCTCTTGAGGTCACGAGCTATCATGGCTTGTATATCCTTCCTGTTGCCTTCCCTGTTACCGGTAAGAATTGACTGTCCGCCATTCACCCTTGAATCCCATAACATTTCTTCAGGATTGTACACTTTCAATTCTGCCTCAGCCTTCTTCTTGGCTTCTTCATTGGCTTTCTCTACTTCTGCTTTCTTTCCGGATGTGGCTTTTATATTATCGTTAATGATATCAAGCATCATCCTTGCAGCAAGTGAGTTTACAGTATTCTGGTCCTTATGACTGTAATTGCCAGTAAAGAACCTTTTCTTTGTCTTGCCGTCAGAGGCAAATGAGTTATTGTTTGACAAGTACCTGTTTATAGTACTTTCGTCAAACTTCATGTCTCCCTTCATGAAGCTGTTTGCCATCTCAAGCAATTTCGATGAAACAGCTCCACGTATCTTACTTCCATCAAATCCTTTATACCTGTCATATATAGCCTCAAGGTTACGCGGGTCTGATATGAAAGCTTTGAAAGCGTCAGCATCAACGTCTCCGTACCCAGTGCTTATGACATTCAATTTCTTTTCTTCGGGCTTGCTGCTCACACCATTGCCGCCGCCCTGCATAAAACGAACAGGTATTCTAGCCATATTTTTAAAATGAAAATGGCGGATTAAGCATAGGCAGTAAGCCCAAGCATAATCCGCCTGATTTTACGAATCTTTTTATTACTTATCTCACCCTTGTGATACGTCCACCATTACGTGCAAATGCCGGTTGCTCTGCTGGTGCTTGTGCGCCCTGGGCTTGTGATAAGACTTGGAGGAATGCACCAACTGCCTGCATTAAGGCACCACAATCCTGTGCCTGATAAGCTTGTTGCATTGCAGGAATTATCTGTTCCATTGGATCACCACCACCTGCCGGTGCTCCTCCCTGGCCTGCCGGTGCGCCACCTTGCTGCACCTGGCCGCCTTCTTGAAATTTCTGAATCTTCATCTTATGAAAAAATTTGATTAATTAACCGTGACAAATATAACCAAAAGGCTTAAACATATTCCTTTTTCTGGTGATTTTGTTTATCAACAACATAGAATAAATATCTGCCTAAAGCTTCTATGCATCTCCTGAATTTAGTCTTGTTCTTCTTTTCCCATTTCTTGCATTCTTTAGCCTTGCGTATGAGTACTTTGGTATGTTTCCTTGAAACAACCCTCTCGTTGCCTTCCATCCTCATTTGCACATTGCCATCGTCATCAAGAAGAACCATTTCGTTTTCATCGGCATCAATATCAAATTCCGGATCAATGTCTTCGTCCAAATCAAATTCAACATCATCACCAACAGAAATATCCTCATCCCTATTTACCTCAAGTACATACATTGTATTTCTGCAAGTTATAGGTGTCTCGTCATTAGGCTTGCCTTCAGCGACTTTTATTACTTCTTGATCTTCATTGATAAATACCATCTTGAGAGGAATCTTTGTATCCTTCATCCAGAAAGATACATGCATTGGCTTATCATATACAAATAACATACCTTCGTCAATTGGAAGAGAATCTATATTGGAAAGACCTTTCAAACGGTCCTCTTTTGTTTCTGCTACCTGGACTTTGTAATGACTTTCCTCGTCATATTTATTATTCACATATAAATCTATCTGTTTCATTACTTTGTACGTTTTATAAGTCCCGTATAATCTTCCGTATTGTTGAATAGCTCATGATAGAATAATAAGCCTGCATTGTAGGTTGCATCATCATCGTCAGAATCCATAAGCTCATCTATCTTATTAGAAAGTTCAAGCCTCATGACAAGTTCCTCTTTCTCTATCTCTGCGTGCTGTATTATCTCACCATCTTTTATTGATACGATAGGAATACCCTTTCTTGTTATATCTCCAAGACATTCCTTTTTCTCGTCAAGATGGTTTAATTCCTTATGAAGCTTTCCGTCTGGTATGACATTGACAGTACCGCCATTTTTCAATTTCAATGAGCCTAAATCGGACATATTTGATTTATTGACACTGTTGTAGTATTCGGTAAGATCAAGCCTTGTATCAGGTTCATATCTATTGAATTTTTCTATATACTTATCAACTCCACCATTCTGGTTTATATTGTACATGGATGGTGTATAAGTAAACTTACCCTGTCTATTACTCCATTTTCCACCAACAACATCATCTTGTCCTGAATAAACTGATTCTTCAGAGAATGTGAGATGATTAGGACGTTTGTATTTGTCTATGAAATGAGCTTTGCCAGGATTTCTTATTTCATCTGTAAGCCATTGCAGAAAAGCTCCTTTGTCATTATAGAAGCCTTCGTAATCATAATCATCGGACATTCTTCCTGTATCGGACAAATACTGATTGAATCCTTCCATAGTTTCCATGCTGGCCTGGGAAGGCATATTAGGCTTATAGTTTTTGGGCATAGGGACTGCGCCTCCACCCTGGAACTTTCTACAGCTCTTCAAGAAGTCTTTATGGATAATGACTCCACCGTTCTTTACATGCTGTATCTTGGCACCACCCATATTCTGCATCCTTGCCATATTTGCCATTGTCTCAGCTCCATACTGCTGTCTCAGCTTGGCATCATATGAATCGTCTGCAACGTCACTGGCACGTTCAAGAATGCCTCTCATCTTGTTTACTTCTTTCTTATATCTTCTTGCTGCACCAGGACCAAACAAGCCGAATGTTTTATCATCCCTGTCATACTGAGAAAGGTTATAAGATGATCCAAGCTGTGCCTGGTCGAGCTCATTGTGTTCCACTCCTTCCACTGTTTGACTTCCAAGCATATTAGCTAATTTTATTGCAGCAGATGTTACAATACCTACAGGACCGAACATGGATGCTGCTCCAGCCGCCTTATCAGCTATTTGTGAACCAACATCCGAGTAATTCGTGTCCTTGCCAAGTATCTTACCAAGACCGGCAACACCAAGATCAACAGCTGCTCCTACAACAGGATTGGAGCTTATTCCCATCTTACCGGCAACTTTACCGGCTATGCCCTTTATAAGGTTTCCGCCAATTTCAACACCGGCATTATCAGCTACTCCATAATCAGGATCTATCGCCCTTGTAACACCTTGCATTATGCCTGGCATGTTCTGTTTGGAGAATATATCCTTACCAGCAGATATGACAGCATCTCCAAACCTCTGTTTGTTTTCGCCTGTGGCAACTTCCCCTTGTTGTCCGGCAAAGATTTGACTAAGTTCAATGGCAAGTGAGGGGGCCGTACCCACATTGAACGATCCCCATTGGTTTTGATCTTTGCCAAAGTATGTTGCATCCTGTAATAAACTCATAGCATTTCATTTTTAGCAAAGTTCGTCAAATAAATGACTGAGTAAACATAGTTCTTACAGCTTGTACGATAACAAGCTTTTTACCACTATATCTAATCCTTATCCTGCACCATTTATCCCTGACTTTTGTTTCATACCTCATCCTTGCATCATTGACATAATCATTTCCCCAATCACTCGTATCTATATCACCTGTATTATATCCGAGCATCTTAAGTTCTTTTGGAAAATCGTCATTGGATATATTGGTATTTACAATATCATTAGGACATGGTGAATTAGCAACAGGTATAGGTATGACCGGCATCTTATCAGGTAATCCCTGATCATTGATGCAATCCATGCTTCCCTTACGCCATTCAACTTCATTTTTCTGGACAAAGTTTATTGGGGCTATCTCGACATACCATTTGTCCTCAAGATACCACATATTGCCTCTAAGCCTTGACTGAGATTTTATATCAACGGCTTTTGAGTGCACCCAAAGATGGTATTCATCCATCGTCTTGTTATAGGTGACTTCAGTACCCGACAGATAGTTATAATCTTTATTTGGGGCTGTAACAGCTTTATAATAGTCCTCTACATTATTGAACGTATCTGTTCTCATGTAATAAAATGGGAACATGGTTGTCTTGTCAATATATTCTTCACCAGTAACCTCGTCAACACGTTTTCTTTGCTTTGCTTCCCTGTTCCAGAAGTTATGATCATAGAGGATATTAGAGCCATTATATTGATATAAAGCTCTTAACGCTTCTTGCCTGAAATACATTGACACCTTATCATCCATAAAGCTGTATGCGTCTCCTACAACCTCATAATGGAACGATTCCGGTTCTGCCATATTGCCTATGATTTCCAGGTTGTCAAAAATCTTATGCATTGCAGAATCATCTACTACAACAAATTCGAACTCAAACGGATGAAGTTTACCATACCATACAGTAGGTTTTAGCTTATCGGCAATATCTATGATTCCGGCCTGTCCATGCTTCCAGAAATCAGTAGTCAAGTATTTGATATTACCTTGTGGGATAACGGCTACAGAACAGTCATAGTAGCCCATTCCAAGCTGCTGATTCTCATTCCATCCATTGACATGCCATTTGATATTATTGTCATCACCGTCATAATTCAACGTTATCTTGCATCTTATATTCAGCTCATAAACTATCGTGTCTTTGAAGTTTGGATTGTCACGATTTAAGAATACCCGTCTACCTGTATTCTTGTCTATGACGAATATGTTAGCAAGAAGACTATTGTAATCACTGTTGAAAGACAGCGTATTACCATTGATACTAAACATCTTATAATAGCCGAAATTGTCTCTTTCAAGAGTAAATTCCTTCGAATAGCTTATATCAGTACCAACAGCAGGAAGTTCAACGCCTACTATGTCTAACTGCCCTACCGCCCCTCCACCTTTTATAATATTGTTTGTCAATACTATACCGTGAGAGAATGAGTTGCCCTTATTTGATATGCCAAGCTTGGAAATCCATTTGGAGGTATCCCTGTCAAAGCTGAAATAGATGTTGTCTATATTGGCAGAATAGGATGGTATCCATGAATAGAATGTAACCCAAAACTTAAGAAGCTCGTTATAGCAGATACTCCATACCTTTTCTTCAAATCCTACAGTATTGTCATAGAAAGTAAACATGACATCCTGTTTGAATCTGTTATAATGCGACTTCACATTTCTTACTCCGATAATAGGAAGAAGTTCTCTTTCCGTAAGACTTATGTTTAAATTGAGAAATTCCTGAATACAGAAGTCTGATATGATTTCAAAGGTTGTTCCATTAGTACGCCATATCTTTTTACCGACAGTATCTACACCATATATCCCGTATGGAGTTTTGATGACTGATTCTTTCCATTGGGAACCGAATGTGTCAGATATCACACGGGGATTGTCAGGCAATACGTTTTGTGTATTAATGAATACTGATCCACCTGAACCATTACCGGCTTCCACCCTTTCGTTTACCGGTATATAAACAACGCCATGTTCATAGACGCACAGAAGACCACCACTGAGTTCAACGAGCTTTATGATACATCCATATGTTCTTGGATAATCCTTGAAGTGAGTAGCCTGGAATACCCTGAATCCGTTCTTAAATGCATCGTTTACATGGACATCTGAATAGAGTATTCTCGTCTGGAACTCATTCTTGATGTAAGGAACGTCAGGAACAGGAATATTCCATTTTTCACTAAGGTTTACAGACAATCCTTGATTGATAAACATTGATTCAGGTATCTTATAAGATCCTTCAGGTGAATCTGCGTAGTAAGGATAAAAGCCTCTCTTGTGGCCTGTCAAAGCCTCCTCTCCAGGATATGAGTTATCCAAAGACCGAACATTAAGATTTTTATAGGAAACAACAGGGAACGTAATCCATATACCAATCTGTACAGCGTTGAGATCTCCCCTGTTTATCCTGTCATAATTCTCGTTAGATGAGGCTGTATAGTTGTTTATCCAAGTATCTTCATCAACTATCTTATCATTAATAGGTGATTCCGGATCTTGAAAGTTCCTGTTGAATCTATGGGTGAACGTACAGATAAACGAATCTCCTCTATATAATATTCCTAATTCATTATCAAATCCATTGCTGTCCTTTATGCTTCCATCTTCTTTATAGAACGCTTTGATTGAATAACGTTTTGAAATAGCCCTATAAGGTGTCTTGTCTGCGTGCCTTACCTGCATCCTGTCGTAAATAGATGCATCTACTGCTTCAGGAGATTTAATGTTTATTATCTTGCATTCTCCTTCATAACCATCAATACCAAGATAATTGCCCCATAAACCTCTTACAAGGTTGTCTGCGCTATCCACCTTGTTTTCCCTTTCAAGATATTCAAACCTGTATGATTCCTCGGCAGTACCGGCCATTGCCCTCCATGTATAGTTGGCAGTGGCAACAGCAGGAGCACCATCATTAACAGTAACAACGGCTATGGACTGGGCCGTACCATTGTCAAACTCGTCATTAGTAACAACGTCCGTATACAGATGCCTCGGATCAACACCATCCATAGTAAGAAACTTTGTCATAGGCTTGAAATTAGCCTCATTGACATAGAAGTTTGACCCGTTGAATATATTATTGAAGTAACCTATGTTACAGTCGTAATCAGGACATATTGCACCTTTATTGGCGACATTGTTATTGGAAAGCATATATAATCTGTCGACGAAGTCGTTCGTTATCTTCCTGTCATTAGAAAGGAATCTTTCAGTGATATAACATATCTCATCGTCTATAACTCCTTTTTCACCTGTATCAAGGTCCGGATAATATTGTTTCATGACAGTAGTGGAAACTGGCACTACAGGTGTCTTTGAATACTTGTCTATGCCTATCGTCAATGCCTGGCATAGCGTAAGAGGGATCCTGCTCTGCCTTACAAAGAAGAATCCTTTAATGCCTACTGCCGATAGCGCATCCATCAGATCCTGTCTGTCTGCTGGATCAACATACATCTTTATGCCATAAATGGAGTTTGAATCATTCCTATCACCGGCAGAAGGCACATTTGTTGATATAATACCCCATGCATTCTGGCAGTTGAGATTGTTTATCTCATAATTAGTGGCTTCATCACCACTTTCATTGCTTGATACAATCTCTCCTGTCTCTTCATTGCTTGATATATAGATTCTTCTTCTTACTCCTCCGCCGACATCCTGATAGATCGGAATCCTTGTGTATTGACCTTCCTCGTCTGACACATCACTGGCGCCTCTTACATAGAATGCAGGGGACAATGTGTTGTCGGAAAGGATATATACGACGGCAAAACAATACATCTCACCACCATTGGCATATCCCGTATACTTATAGATAAAGTTTGGATCGCAATAGGTATTCCTTGCCTCTTCAGTATAATCAAAAGATATGCCTTCATAGATCTCTTCTTTCCTATGCATGATTGGGCAAAACCTAAGTGACAGATCGGAAAGTTCCTTATAGTCTATGTTAGGCCGATATATATTACCAAGGAATAATCTATTCTGGCAAGAGGCTTGGGCTACAACACTGGACGCTATACAGTACTGTATGTTTATATCTTCCAATGTAAGCTCTTCTACTTCTTCATAGCCTGTAACTGTTATCTGACAGTTGAGCTGCTTGGATACCTCGTATTTTTTGTTGATCTTATAAGTTTTCTTTATTACTTCCCCTTGTATGTCTGCCGTATTTCTTACATAGTAGACATATACATATGAATAAGAGGCATCTATGTTCCTCATAAAGAACTTAACAAGCTTGTAGGTATTCTCGTCCTGTCTTCCGCCGACTATACCATTAAGCTCGGTGCCGACAAACATGCTTACAATTCCGGATTCGGCAACGAAATCTGTTTCGTTACCGTCTGCGTCTGAATATTTAAAGTAGAAAGTATAATTTCCTACCGACATATTACCTCCTGAGGATACGCCAAGAAAATCAAGCTCCGGTATCTCGACTACACGTTTATATAATGACGTATCCACGTCAAATTGGCTTCCTTGGTCATATATGTTCGTGTCGTTATCATCTTTCCTGTCTATTACCTTGTATTTGTTCATTCCTATTGATGTGAACCTTGAGTTGATAAGCCTCGGTATGTTCTTTCCATCATTAAGAATGAGATTAACGGAACCGTCATAGGAGTATTGTGGAAGTACATCTACTGGATGGTTGACATCAAAAGACAACTGTTCTGTCTCAAAATCAACAAGACAACCGGCCTGCATAAGAAGTGGGACATCCTGATCTGCGGAAACGCCAGACCATGAATTACCACCAGTGGTTATTCCAAGATCAGCGAGCTCTTCTCTTGTATAATAATGTCCACCATATTCGAACATATCCTTTGTAAGCCTATAATTCCTGAATGGATTATATTCATACACAAGATTCCCTTCTGTCGGAGCTACCTTGAATAAGGCATTAAAACTCATTGGATTATTAAGAGGTTGTAAGAATGTTATCTTGCCAGCCTCAAATATATTATCTACATGCACCTTCAGTCCTCCTTATTTCTTTAATGGATATAATCTGTGGAAAATAATTGGCCCAAATTCACCTATTCCAGTTATATTTCCATGTTTATGCTTTTTCTTTATACCTTTATCGGCATCACCAAAATGACCAAGGACTTTATCGAATTTAACTGCGGTTTCTTGAATAACCAATTTATTATCCTGTACAACAAATTTATCCCTAAAGTTACCACCTGTTATATCTGATTTTTCATCAAATGTGAATCTGTATTCCATTGTTTTTTCATCAAGAGAAAATTCTGTTGCTGATCTTACAATAAATTTTTCATCAAGACGTATAAGGTCAAGTGCTTTATTTGTATAGTATGTATATGCTCCAAATTCCCTGTCTGATTTATCAACATCTCCATTGTTATATATAACCATAGAGCTGAATACACCTTGCTGGCAGAATAAATAATAATCCCTTAAAGTCTTTCCTGATTCGTACATTGTGTACGTAGCAGAATCCTTTCCGTCATTTTTTGTCACCTTGAATATGATATTATTTTTGATAGTTGCATGTTCTGTGCCGGTAGAACTGTCAGGTCTTCTTTCAGCTTCTGCTGCATTTTCAACGCCAAGATCAGGGAATAAGTCATTGTCCTGGTTGCCAACTATCTCATGATTGTTATCAAACAATTCCTGCATCAGGTTATCATCAATAGGAACACGAAGATTATTACCATCCTTATCCTTACCGAAATCAAGGTTAACGATAAGCCCATTTGAGTCTGTATAAGCGTTATCACCATTCCCAAGATTCATTTTAGATATGAAATTAACGTTGAAATATGTTTCATAATTAGGATAATAATGGATACTGTCCGGTACATAACAAGTCTCAGTAACAGACGTATCTTCTTTTATGTATATCTGATTAAGCCACATTACAAGAACCATCGGTATATTGACATTTGGAATTTTCACAAACTCAGATATAGCCGGTCCATATCCATAATCCCCATATTCTTGTGTTCTTGGGGATTTCGATGCATCATGTGTATTTCCAAAGAAGTTTATAGGCAAATAATTGCCATTATTTGTCTTAAAGAATAACCATAATGATCTATAATGTGCAGTTGGCGATTTTTCTACCCTATAACATTTACCAATACATTCTTCTATCTCCCTGTCTGAACCAGTTGGGAATAACTTCTTATATTCAGCCTGATATTCAAACGGGCCGTTTTTTATATTCTCCATGGCTTCCCCTGGATCTGTTCCACCAAACCATGAATAGTCATTTTTATCCCAATCATTTTCCAATATATATTGAGCTACAAGAAGCATCGTTGATTTAGTCCTTGCTGCCCATGTTTCATCTATCACTCTTTTGATTTCAGCATGGAAGAAATCAAAGGAAAGATTTTCTACATTACCCATTGCGCTTCTGTCAGTATAATATCCGTTTGCAGACGAGCCATCACCGTTATTTATTATACCAAGACATACACATCCATTAGCCTTCCTGAACATACGGGGAGAGAAAAACGGATTTATGGACATTTTGAATTTTCCTTCCCCTTCAAGATATGTTATATTGTATTCTGAAGCAGATTCGTTATTATATATAACAGGTCTTACTCTTGATTTATATGTTACCATTTGTTTCTTTAAAGAACAAAAGCATTTAACATAATCAATACAATCTATCTCAAGTGGAGTACCCTGCTTTTGTCCGTTCTCATCAACCCATTCACCTATATGTATTACCCCATTCTGTTCTTGGCCATTAAGTTCTCCTTCTACTATTTTTATGCCAGGATTATATGTAAGGAGGTCCGTACCGTCTATTCCACCAACAAAATCACATGGGGATTCTTTTCCGACTTTAACAAGATCAACTCTATTGATATATTCACCTTCATAATCTTTGTTTTGTTGGAGTTTGAGATATTTTTCAGCATTGGAAGACATTGATCCTGTACATTCTATCTGTGTATCAGAAAATGTAACATCACAGTTTTCGGTAAGAAGATTTATTTCTTGTTTTAGAGAATCTTCGTCAATTGAAAACATATCATAATAATCCTCTGTTGATTCAACTTCCGGTGTAATCGTACAGTTAAATTTAAGTCTCACAAATCTTTGAGTAACTGAAGCTGTCTCACATTCAGCCGGAGGAACATTTTCATCTTCCAATGATGCTGATCTTGTAAATACATGTCCATAAGCTGTTATATCTGATTTCTTTTTCTTTGGTGTTATTGGATCATTGCCTTCTCCATCATCAGTACCTTCTATAACATCTTTAAGTTCTGGTTCTATGAATTTCGCATCAATCCTATTATGTATAGTTATTTCGGGATATAATACAATAAAATCAAGTACTTCGCAATCTATGAACTGCTTGTTCCACATTCCATTCGTATATACCCATCTATGAAAATAACGATACTTGGATGTGTCATCCGGTTGTCCTATCTTCTTATACTCTACTTCTATGGTAACGAAATACAACCTGTCTTTTTCAAGCTTCCCTTCGGTTATCTTATAGTATTCCTTGTCAAATGGTATATTCTCAGTAAATGAACCATTATATGACTTTTTCTTGGATACTTTATACACCATTCTTGTAAGTGCCGGTTCCGTAGGAGTTTCATTGCCTTCTTCATCAATATCTGGTTCTCCGGCGGTATAGCATGAGAATATCACGTTTATATTGTCAATGTAGTATCCTGACTCGGGATAGGTCTGCATTGCCCAGCTCAGTTGCAGATAGTCGTTATCAACATAATAACGCCATTCATACAGTTCCATAAATCCGGTACCTATCTTATCTATCTGAATAACGCCAGACTTCTTGAGATATGGTATAGGTCCAAAAAACATGCATGGAATTATCTCATAATACAGTGTACGCTTCTCTCTTTTCTCTGTGTCATACTGTTCAACCATATAAAGACAAATAGGATCTTTATTTTCGCGTACACAATTAGGACCAGGTTGTCCAGGTGTGGCTTGAGATCCTTCAGCCCAGAAATAATGATAGTCGCCTTCCCCTGCACCGGTATCTTTCAATTTGGCTTGCATGGCGTACATGAACACATTATCCTTGGATTCATAGTCGACATACAAGACTATTTGGATATCCTTTATCTTACTGACCTCATTACCTTCATCATCCATAATATAGTCTATGGATATATTAAAGGTGTCTATTGTCAACAGTTCTGCTACAAGAACAAGTTTACCTGATACCCTATTGTTGAAAACATTATAAGGGGAAGTAATCAGATCCCTATAAGCGTCAAGATTAGGTTTGCCGTCAGGCATTCTTGTCATTTCAGGTATGATATATGTTCCTCCGCCAACATTATATTGTCTCAGGTTCTTAAGGTTAACTATTTTGCCTTCATTGGTTATTGTTGCTATATTAAGCTCGACCATTTTGTTGGTTATCTCGCCTTTATAGCAATCATAGAGTCTGTCATGATTGCCTGTGACATCTCCATTGGAAGCATATACGATAAACTTGTCTCCAGGGAACAATTTTATGTTATGCAAGTCCTTTTGTACATAAAACGTCTTTGCCCCATCAGGCGAAAAATTAAAATCACCATTATCGAGTATGACTGCAAATGGAGAAATCTCAGTAGAATCAATATTCCTTTCCGGTGAAGGGAATGATCCTATCTGGCATTTATTCATCAAAGGATTGTACGAAACAACATATATGATACCACCGAACTCAACCATGCCAACAGGCATGAATCCGGCTGGAAGATAAGCTGTCTCCACCCTGCCATTTCCAACATCAGACTGCAACATATATTCATTGCCATTATATGTTATGATCGTTCCGTTGAGACAGTTCGTCATAACATCATTAGGGGTTGTAAGTGGATTGAGGTCCATCATTAGCCCTTTATTAAACGTATTTGTCGTTCCCTTTCTTCCCATTTGAAACAGATATTTCTTGAGGTTTATTGTATTTATAATAATAATCTGCCATTGAAGGTTTTCCTGTGCTTTCAATGATAGAATATGTGACAAATGAAATTGTTCCTTTCCATACATCGCCATGAAATACAGGACTTGGAATTTTTATTATTACTCCGTCGAACAGTCTTATATAATCAAGTGATGATGACATGACAACATTTTTCAATGTGTTTCCCCTGTCGTTTAACGACATTAATTCCCTGAACGATATTGAAGCATAATACTCCTTCTTGAACTCCGGAAATTTAAACCATGAAGGTATTACTTTCCCATTTATGACAGAAAAGAATTTATTTGGAATTACTTCTTCTTTCGCCTTTTTTATCCTCTCATTAAAATCCTTACCAGGGTTATTTACGTTCCCAAAAGACACATAATGGTTTCCCGGCATCATGAGTATTGATACATCCTTGCAAACATTGGATATGTTGTATATTGCTCTCAGACCATAGAAAGCGATCTTTCTTATAGTTCTCTTATCCATATCCGGGTATTGCTCGGCTATTCTGTCGGCATAATCCTTCCAACTATCCATATCTTCTTCCTTTGTTTGTCTCTGAAGCTATATAAGCTTCTATAGAAGGATCGCAATAAAGATTATGATACAAGTCCCTATTGGAATCCTTTAATGCTATTATATGGCCTCTATATTGAGATAGATAAGGATTGACACCAGGCCAAAGGCCTTTGGCATATTGCTTCTTGAACTCATCATCCTTTATGGTCCTCATACACATATAAGCCTTATCTATATCAGTATTATTGTCTTTGGCAGGGATAGCTATAAATTCAGAAAAGGCAACAACATCCTTAATCATTTCATAAACTATCTTGCCGAGTATTTCAGCGCATAAAGATGCATCGAGTCTGCCATTCTGGACTTCCGGCATCTTGGAAAATAATTCTTCAGGTGTCTTATACATTACTTTACAGGTTTAGCTGACCAGCCAAAATGTTTTCTGTTATAGGATGTCTTTGCATCGAGTATCCTGTCCATCTCATTCTGGGTGATATGTTCAGGAACCCTTGCCTGCGAACACAGCCTGTTCCATTCATTTTTGGCAAGTTCTGACATTCTTAATGAATTGATATCATTGATACGCCATGCAGCTTTCTGCTTTTGGATATAAGCTATAAATGCCGCTATGGCCTCTATTTCTTTCTCTGTAACATTTGGAAGACCTTCATCATCAACGAGTATTCCCTTATACAGTATATGTACACGCCCATAGTTTTCCCTGAAGTAAAGCTTATCTTCGGCTCTAACATATTTAGCGTATATACCTTGCGCATAAAAAGGTGATTTATGCATTTTTCTTCCTTCGATATAGTTCTCTACATAATGAGAGTTCCAGTCACCATTAAGATGCAGATTAGTTGTATACATCCAGTTTTCTCCCCAGTCAAGAGTCACTGCTTCAAGAATATTGCAGTTACACGGTAATTCGATCATATACTGACCATCATTGGTAGGAATAAGCTCTTGGACGCTATGGTACATCCTGTAACGCTTGTTACCTATCCTGTCCCATCCTATAAGCGCAAGCTCCTCAAAGTCTGTAGGCTGCATTTCTATATCATACTCTAGCTTCATCCTGGGATATATAGCATTAAAACTTTTGTATTCCATATTACGGCTTGTTTATTGTTTGATCATTAGGCATATCATTCTCTCTAAACTTCTTATAGTAATTGATAAACTTATTGGTTACTATATCCATGCATTCCCTGTCCATGAATGACATATTATGTCTCAAGTCATCAGTCTCGAATGTATCTTCACAGCAACCATATAAGAATATCTGCCTTGGGTCCTTGAACAAGGCTTGTATAGTTACTTGTCTTACGAGTGGAGCATTAAAGAGATAACAGTCATACAGGTTCTCTTCATTGGGAGATGTGTCTATAAATACCCTTGGACGCTTCTTACCTCTCCTTGAATATATGGCATACTTCATGGTAACATAATCAGTAAACCAATCAAAAGGAGTAGTCATATCAGTTGATCCAAGATATTGTATAGCTGCACCATTTCCAAGATCCGTGAACACTTGTGGTATAACAAAGTGGGCAATTGGTTTGCCACAACCGTCCGAATTACATCGACACCTTTCAAGGTCCTTGCAATCAATATCTATACAACGTATTACCATCATAAGCTCCTTCAATGGCAATATGTTTTTTAAGATATACTTCTTTACCAGCTCTTGCCTCGTCCATATAATCTCATCTTCGACCTGTTGTCTATCCATAGATGGATTATGCTTATAGCCAACAAGTCCGGATCTGACATTATTAATGACGGCAGAAGCCATTTGACCATATACATTCATAATCTTAACTATTTTGTTTATAGCAAAAATAGCGTCAGTATGAGTACAGTCAAACTTTATATGGATAAAAATAGCCCAGATGAAAAATCTGAGCTAATCTTATGGCTAGATAATATTAAATGAGAATCTCGATATAATATTTCTTACATCATTATCATTTAATTTAAACCATTCTCTATTATTCAATATTCTGTTATCAGATAAATATGTATGTATTTCTGATTCTATATCCGAATTAACATATGCTATAAGTAATAGATTTATATTTGATGTTTTTAGAGAAGATAATCTTTTATATATATCATGAGTTTTTCCTATTTTATATATATTGTTTTTACAGTCTCTTACTATATATGTATATATTATATCTGATTTTACTCTTTGTTTCTTTATTTTATCTCTTACTTGTATTCCAAGTATATTTTTATTAGAAAACTTAGATGCTATTGTTGATATAAGGATTATAATAAACTCTTCTTTATATCCACTTATTATAGTTTTATTATACGTAAAATGTATCACTTCATTGTCTAAATAATTTATGATGTAATTATAATTAGACATATCATATAATATATTGTTTATATATGATCTTAATGAATTTCCGCTTATACTTTTAAATCCTAATATATTACATATACCTCTCAGGGAAAAAAGTATTTCTCCATCAACAAAATAACAATCGTATTCTATGCCACATATTTTCTTTTTGATTTTTTCAATCTCTGATTGGTTACTATTCTTCGCTAATTCAGATTTTTTCTCTAAATTTGCCATTATTCTTATTTTTGAAAATGTTGTACGAATATAGAGATATTCTACAACATTACAAAACCTCTCTTAGAATTATTCCAAGAGAGGTTTGACTTTATATATACTAACCGGAAAAAGAAAAGAAGTGTTTCAAAAAGAAAGTCCCGATACTAAAAGCACCGGGACCATAGGTAAAACTTCCAGATGCCAACCTATTATATCTTATGGCTACTTTAATCGTCTTTGTTAAACAGCTTCAAAAATAATACAGTTATCCAAGATGGCAAACTAAAAATCAAAACAAATAGAAAAATAAATGGACACATAAACCATAATCCTAATTTATTTATCATCATTTTCATTGAATAGATGAATCCAGATATATAGATTATTAATAGTATTATGTCAACAATTAAATTTTCCATTATTCAGAAGTTTCTATAACAGAACTGTTTACTATAACATCTTCTTCATTTAACATGAATTTCCTTGCCTCATCTTCGCTATTAAAGATTGCCTGAAAATGCATATCTAAAATAGCATCATAAATAATGCATGGTGTCCAGAAAAATGGTATAAAGCCAAATATTCTGTTTTCTTCAACGACAAATTCTACTTTGCCATTTTTATATACCAATTTTCTTATTCTTTTCATAATGAATTGTTAATAGTAGCCGATGAAGGAATCGAACCTTCCTTTCAAGAATGAAAATCTTGCGTCCTAACCGATAAACGAAACGGCCATAAAATAAAGTTCTTTAGTTGGAAATTATTCACCAACACTGTTTGGCTAACAGTTAAGTTTATTATGTACCTTATAAAAAACTTTATGATTGCAAGCCTACATTGTTGTGTACTTCAACATAGTTGTTTGATAAATATGCTTACCTAAAGCACCTCTGCGTCCACCGTTAGCAAACAGGAATCGAACCTGTACCCTTTTATCAATCTTGTAATTTGCGCTTGTGGAGAGCTACGATCTCCCGACCCTCTGATTAACAGTCAGATGCTCTAACCAACTGAGCTACACAAGCAAGTTGTAATTATTTGATTTTCAAATAGTTACGGCAGCCTGATTCGAACAGGCGTTCTTTTGGTTATGAGCCAAACGAGATAGTCCACTTCTCCATGCCGTGATGTTATATGCATTGTATTCAGGATTTGCACCCTTAGAACTTAGTAACAGGCATTTGCAACTACCTGGAACTTCGCTGAACAACTTTCAGAAACTCTTTATCGACGAAAATCATCGGGAATGTTTATTGCTTAATAAAATTATAAGTTTTCAAGGCCTACAATCTTCATAACTTGTACTTCGTTATGTTTTAGAAAGCTATCCTTATGTTGTTCTTCACGTAATATGCACTTTCGATCATATTCTACCAAACATACGCCGTTTGCTTTTCTTTGCATAAACAATGCATTTTGTTGCTGTAACAGGAATCAGACCTGTGACTTTGATGCCAAAGATCAACGTGTTATCACTACACCATACAGCAGATTCGCAAAGCGAGCAGAGATTGACATGACTTTTGATTTGCTCTTCAAATCTATTTGTCCTACCACATCACTTCATCGCGTATCAATTCATGACGTGTTTCTCTTCAGAATCTCAATAGGCTTAATACGCTCACCTATATTAATCTTTGTGAGGACATGATCATCAGATCGTTCACACACTTGCTATGAATTATTGCAAGATAGATTCGAACGAGTTCGTCCTCGATTAAATCTCTGCTTTGTAGTCCATGCGTGATTCGAACACGCGTCTTAGACTTAGGAGGTCTATGTTACTATCCTACTGAACTAATGGACTATAATATGTGGTCCTGGCCGGACTTGAACCGACAACCTCCTGATTATGAGTCAGATAATCTCACCATTGATTTACAGGACCTATTAATGTGGGCATGAAGAGATTCGAACTCTCACCGGGATTTCCCCGACTACCCCCTCAAAGTAGCGTGTATACCAATTTCACCACATACCCATTTACAATCACAAAGGAAAATATAATTTTTCAATCTTACAATAGTTCTGAAGCAAAAAAATATGGCCCCGTATTTATACGAGGCCATAAATCAAATATTAAACACAAACTGAAAAGTTTATTTTCCTGCTTCGGCTGAATCAGTAGTTTCGTTTGAATCAGTAGTTTCGTTATTTGTTTTGTTACCAATTGATTTACCAGACTTACCAGACCTGCCAGTCGCATTAAATGCAACTGCTTGAACTGTGCCAACTTTTGCTAATGCAGCTTCCCATTCTGTAGCCAATGAATCAAGAACATAGAATACATGTTGTGTACGTGCATTAACAAGATCACCGACATGATCCATGCCCTGAACACCTACTTCATTGCAGATGTCTATGACATAAGCATTGTAGTGCCCATTAAGGATCGGTTGATCGAGTTCATGTACTGACCATATATTCCTGTGTTCAGTAGTCGGCAGAATGTAATTCCTGATAATCCAGTCATAATCACCAAATGCCTGTGCCGGTTTAGTGACAGTTTTAGTAGCATTGACACTCTTGTATGTGCGACGCACGGGATTAGGTTGTCTTTCGTCCATTTGCTTCAAGTCTGCCTTTTCAAACAAAAGGAACTCTTCAAGACCTACTTCTCCGGCCATAATGGTTAAGTCATTTCCGGAATAAGTAGCCTTAAGCCTATAATCGCCATAAAGAACACCTGACTTATTGATTACGTTTGCGAATTTCTGAGCCATAGTAGCTGTAGTGTCATCATCAGTTACTTCAATAGAGTAAGTGAATGGCTGACCTTTAAGTACGTATGGATTTGCAAAACGGCTGTCAAGGTTTTGTCCTGACAATCTTACATACAAGTCAAGTACGTAACTTCCTGATCCTGACTTTTCAAGATCGAAATCACCTTTCTTCATGGTGATAACTACCTTACCGGCAACCTTCGGGCTGTAAGTAGTCTTGTAAATACCTTTTACACTTTCAGAAGTAAACTGGCCCATTCTCTTAACGATAAACCTTGCCGGTTTTCCACCTTGTGCATCCTGTGCCACCCATCTCGGTGTGCCACTGTTTTCATCAACTGCTGAGTTGATAATGTGATGTCCTGTCCAATTAAACATGTCTGTAAATTTTTATACGCAAGCCTTAACTTTGTTGCTGAGGCTGAACACCATCAGGAACTCCATTAATAATTCCTTGGTTGACTTGCATGTTGGTTTGTAATCTCTGGTCCGAAGTGTTCTCCAAGTAGATCGCTGCGAACCTGTTAATAATTTGCTGACAAGTAATGTCAGGGAACTCCAGTATTTGAGAAGTATCCTCAACAAGATCCATTTGCCTTTGCGTAAGTCTTATATTCTGAGGTGTTCTCATATAGTCTACGACTACCTTTTTGAGCTGGAATAAAGTATCATCATTGCCATACCTTATCTCAAGTCTTATAGGAGAGGCGTTCCCATATCTATTTACAGCAGGTTTTTCAACTAAATCGACGTTTTGACCGCCTATCTTTATTGTTTTAGGAAGCTCACCGTCATTTCCTTCAGTTTCATAAGAAAGCGTGTCTCCGTTTTTCAATGGTTGTGTAGGAAGCTCATGAGTACCTTCACTTGTATTGACATTCTTTATTATGAAATAAGGCTTCCTGACGGACGGTCTCAAATAATAATCCTCATTCAATGCATTAAGCTTATCAACAGTACTTCTCTCTGCAATCCTCTTTACATATTGATCCTTGTCATAGCATTCAAATGTCTTGTTTACCTTGAATATGCATACGCATCCAAGAAGGTGCATATAATCCAACGGGAGATTGCATTCGTATATTGCTCCTGTAAGCCCATTGTTGAACTCGGTTCCATAGAAATCAACCTTTTTCACATCGAGTTTCGCAGTACCAGACAGTACCCTAAGATCGTCTGATACTTTTTGATTGATTTCATAGGCATGATAGACGTTCTCGCAAAACATCCTTATCGTCTTGTTGAACAAATAATTGAAGTCCTCAAGCAAAAGAGGAGTAGTCTTCTGCTTGGTACATTCAATCAACATTGCGTTAAATGCTTGCCTTGCCGTCATCTTGATTCAATTTATTGTTTATCCAAATCTATCACTTACGTGAGCCTTTGCCTTTATTAGCTTTGAGTATGTCATCAACAGTACTTATAGGGGCCTTATTTTCGCCAAATAAGTCATCGACGCCTACAGTGTTTTCACTGTTGATTCCATTGAGATCATCACTTTCTTCGGCATCTATATCTTTATCTTTCAGATGTCCTGAATCGGCATGTTTCCCTTCACTGAGGAATGGATTAAGTTCTTTTTCTATCAGTTCAAGAACTTTTTTGTTCTTAGGACTTCTGAGGAACGAGATGACTGCATCGTCTGTTGGACCGAGAATGATCTGGCCTTCGCTTCCGAATACATACATCTTATTCTTCATCCTTATTACATTCTTCTTCCTTGCCTCAACGAACATGAATCTGATTGGAAGATCATCTGAACTATACAATGAAATGATTCTTTCAGGGGTCTTTTCGCAAAGCTTCAACAGGTAGTCAAGAACATCTGAATCATCGCAATCATCCATATTACGACCGATAACACGAACCATCAGCTTATGGCCATCAGCACCACGAGGATCCTTGAATACAAGTTCTTGTGCATCGAAGATTGATCTTGCCCGTTGTACACCACGCTGGGATTCCAATGTAGGGTTTTCAACATACAGCTCTGCAATACCGTACTTCTTTTCATTACCATCAATTATATAATCCCCATTCTTGTCCTTTTGAGAACGGGAAGAGGCAATGCCTGGAGAATACATGATAGCTTCCCAGATAGCTTTATCCATCTTCTTTGACATATCGAATTCTTTCGGGCATTCAAATTCAAAGATTTTGTTTTCCGGGAAGAATATTACTCCTTTTGACTGTAATGCCTTGTCTTCATCAGACAATATCATATCACCGTTTTTATCTACCGATCTGATATGATCAGGATATAATCCTGTTTCAGGGTTTCTTGCTGGTTGAAAGAAATACTTTTGTCCTACTTTTCCGTAAGTTGCTTTGATTAAAAATTTACGTGAATTTTCCATTGTATAATTGTTGTCTTTATTTATTATTGGAACGGTTTTCCGTCTTATCCAAATTAAAAAATCGGGATGCCTTGAAAGACATCCCTTTTGAGCTTATATGAACGATGGTTAAACTTCGTACATGATAGCTGAACGATACGGCGTGAATGCTGCTATTGAAGAATAACCCCAAATAACAGCCTTAGATCCTGCAACAGGAGAAGAAACTTCGCCTGAAGTAAGACCATCCTGACCACCGACACCGTTTATGATATTTGTAATAAAGTCACCGCCCTTCAAAGTGAAACCACATATTGCAGGCAGACCCGTTGATTTGTCGGCTGTCATGTCAATGAATGCTGCGTAACCCTTTTCCATACCGAATTCACGAGAGAATGTACGGTCAACCTTGAATGAAAGGATGTTTCCGGCAACTTCGTATGAAACGAATGTAGCACCTACGCCAACCTTTGATACTTTCAAGTAATCACGTGCAGCCATTGAATATAAGAATGTACCACAAGTACGGAACTGTGCGAGCCAAGCAAACAATGCCTGTTGAGCGTCAGTCCAGAATTTTTCGTTGCATACTACTGTGATAATATTTCCTGTCGGCTTGTCTGCCTTGTGCACAACCTGAGAAAGCATACGGTTGAATACGTCTACTGACAAGTTGTTGTAGAAGATCTTGGATGCGAATCTTTCAAACTGAGGCATCATACCTTCACCGATATAGATAGGACGATTATCTACTGGATCGAAGATTGTAGCCTTACCGTTCTTGTCTACGTTTGTCTTAGAAAGCAACAGGCCGTTGTTACGTGCTTCAAGGAATGATTCCATCAATTGCTTCTTTGCGGAATTCATTACGAATACTTTTTCAGAAGCCGCACCATTGCCTTCGCCTTTAGCGATACGCAAGAAGACATCTTCCTGGGCTGCATACAATGCTGACCAGGAAATATCGCAACGGTGAGTTGAGATGAAGTTACGATGCTTTTCTACGTTGCTCTGAGCTTTCGTATAACCTTCCTGGTGCAATTCAGGATGATAGTTACTAATGAAACGAGTATAATCACCCGGCTGACAAGCGTCGATATCAAGAATGCTCTTATAGTCATTGTCGATAAGACGGACTTGTACTTCCCAGCACCTTTCACTCCTGCGATACGGACGGGAGATTACAAAACATTGCTGACGAGATTTCTCGATACGGAATGTATCGTATTTTTCATAATAACGTTCTTTGAATCGCATAGTGATTTCAGAACCACCTTCACCGTTTTCTGTCGGAGCCTCTGCAAATTCAACACGCTTGATAAAGTTCACATCTACGTTCCATTCGTACATCATGGAATTGATGTTGCGGAACTTCTCCTTTGACTTCTTGTCAAGATAGAATGTATTTCTCAATGATTCAGTGAGGAATGAACCTGTCAAATCAGTGTACATCCTCGCTACGATACCAAGGCGTTCTGGCCTTGCACCGATATAATGGAAACAGTCTTCGTAAGTACGGGTAGAACCGTTAATTCCTGATTCCATGCTTCCGTTTACATAACTTGCTACAAGCATAATTCTTTAATTGCTAACATTATTAATCTAATCCTTCATCTAAATCGGCTAAAGATGGAATGGCTTTATGTCCACCATTTCTCTGCCGACCATTTCTTTGAACAACAAATGACATGTTCTTGCCACTTTTGGCATCTTCATAACCCTTTTTATAAGAAGAGGTCTGTTTCTCCATGATTTGTTGCCTATAATATCTCTGCATCTGATCTATGGCATCTTCACCCTTCGTAACCCACCAAGCCATCTTAAACAATGTCTCGGGATCATTTAGGGCATCCTGAAGATATCTTCTTCCAGATACGCTGCTGTCCAGGATGAAAGAGGCAATATCCTCTTTGTCTTGATTGGAGAGGTTTGCGGTAAGCTCACCAATCTTCATGTTGCTAAACTTATTGATAGTGTCAACAACAAGGTTTTCCTCTTTTTCGAGTTTTTCCCTCTCTTTTTCCTGTCTATCTTTTATATTATTTTCGCGGATTATGTCTTCCTGTTTCTTATAGTTTTCCCTTATTCCGTCAACAGTTCTTTTGAATGAATTAGGATTGCTTTTCATAGCATTAAGTGCATCTATACATTCCTGTTCTGTTGCGTTAGGGACTTTTGATTTATAATCATTGATGAATATATCATCATCTGAAAGATCTGAGAATGAGTATTGGTTTCCATTCTCTTCAATATATTGTTGTATGGCCGACTCTTTTATGGCATTGATGAATGTTGGGATATCCATCCTGTTACGTCTTATGGAACTGATAAGATCTATTTCGTCATCGTTTAGATCATTATTGCCATTGTCTCCATTATTGCTGTCTGACGACATCAAAGAGGAGATTATATCGAGCTGTTCTTCCCTTGTAAGATCACTGAACTTTACTTCTTCATGTTCTCCATTTTCACCTGTTACAGAAATCTTGGAAGGATCAATCATGTTCTTTTTTAAGATATACGAAATGGCATCATCGTTATCATTTATAATTAGTCCTGAACCATTGCCGAGGTTGCCATTATTTCCATTATCTCTGTTATCACCCTGGAAAGGATCTCCACCTTGCATTCTGCTTCTCATGGCATTGATGATCTCGTCATCTTCTACCCGGCCACCTTTACCTCCGTTGTTATTGTTGTTTTGCTGGCCACCATTATTATCATTGCTTCCAGGCAGGTTTCCACCCATTGTACCACCGGTGAAAGGTGCTCCACCGTTTCCACCGTTGACATTTCCACCTTGTTGGCCGCCATTGCTACCGCCATCGTCAAACAGATCATCATCTATGCTTGACGAAAAAAGATTTTCATTATCCATAAACCAAAAACATTTACATTAACATGAGGCAAAAATAATTAGCGTCCTATATACATAATGAAGATTATATCGTAGAACTTAGGTGGTTTTATAAGCAATTTCCTTTCTATAAGGTCTGTTTCCACTACTCCACCTTCATCCCCACCTTCACCCCCGGCTTCTCCATCCCCTTCAGCAAATGGAGCTATGACGATCTTGGATTTATATACGTCTCCTGCCATTTTTGTTGTTTCACCGCCTTCACCTTCACTAACTGTATTATGTGTATGATCTGGAAGAGGCACATTGTCTGAATTGATTTCAAAAGGATAGTCCATGTACTCATCAGGATTTGCAGGGCCAAACTTTGTATTAGCCCTTATAAAGCATCCTGTAAGGTCTGGTGTGCCATTAGAACCATCGCAAACTGCCCAACATTCAGGCAGATCCCATTCTCCGTTATACATGCTTATCATGCCTGGCCAACAGAAATCAGGTATGCATATTACCCTTAGTTTTCCATCATTCATATACACATCAGTAACCTTATCGGTATACAGCTTGTCAAAGAACCTGTCACCAAAGAACTGTGTATTCTCGAAGGTAGAATGGAAATAATCGTGAACAAGCTGCTTATCCTCGAACTGGCATGCGTCGAATCCACCATGTACAACTACGTTGTATGCGCCTTTGGGAAAGTCTGTATTCAGAATCTTGTCACAGGTAAATGAATTACTTATAAAGTCGCCTTTTATATCAACCTCGCCTAACTCTTCAGCATATAGCTTATTATCCTTAAATATTCCTGCATCACCATTGTCAAAGAAAAATTTACCAGTTAATACACCAACTATATTATCATGAACTTCCTTGCCATATATTGATATTGATGCCTTTCCTTCATTGAGACAATATTGGATGTTTGCCTCATTTTTTATGCATCTTTTTTCTATTATCTTGTAATCGCCTTGTACTTCATTATTATAATAGTCTCCATATAAAGACATGTCTATTTCGTTTCCGAATGTATACCTCCACTTTCCATCCATTAAGAATTTTAAGTTTTTAAAGTCATATGGTGCAACATTTCCATATTCATCATACATTCTTATTATTCTCCCTTTAGCTTTTATCGGTTCTCCGTCATAATCATTATATATAAGATCATTGTATTTAACATCATATATTAAATCCCATAATGGATAATCTGCGTATTTGGCATATCTGCTTAATTCTACAGCAGTAACAGCAGTCACAAGTATTGGAAGTATATTCCTTCTTCTAACAAGTTTTCCATCGTCATCAAATTGATCTTCTTTTACAACATCAACCATATCCCACTCATTTTGAAAATCATCTATCATATAAGTTAGATTTGGTTTTAAATTACCTTCTTCGATCATTGATAACAATTCTTCATATAAAACATGGTTTGCATTGTCTTCCGCCATTCTGACATGGAGATGGTCTATATATAAATGTGATTCTCCAGTATTATCTACATACATTAAAAATCCATCATCGGTAGATCCTTTTCCAGATTGTATTCTTTCTGTTTCTATTTTTTTTGATTCATCTACCTTAAGATCGTTTTTGAATGTTATTATTTCTCTTGATATTTTTACTGCATCAACACCATCAATTTGAAAAACTATCTCTCCATTGCAATCCATGAATGTTTTATTTTGTTCGCAATACATATGCATTCCATTGGATTCAGAGCCGATAACTATTCCAGCTCCATTAGCGGAGAAATAACCATCTACAAATAATGAATATGTATTTGTACCGTCGTTACCAATTTTTATCCATATAGGCTTGGTATACGGTATAGGAAGATCGGATATCATTTCTTCTGGTTCTCCGTTTTTCATTAAATAAAACTTGCCTTCACTTATTATATATGCAAATCCATTCTTTATTCCTGAAGCAGCAAAATCTTCAACAGAATCAAATGATATACCTATATTTTTCTGAGCTATAGTTTGTTCCTCTGGCTCTTTGTCCTGTTCTTCGTAAGCAACGAATTTGCCATCTACCTCGGTGCCGGTTATAGGTATTATCAAGTCACCGACTTTGATATATAGATCTTCATCTCCGACAAGATATATTCCGTCCTTTCCTTTTATGGCATCCTTATCTTTTTCCTTAAAAAGAAACTCGGCATCTGCATTGACCTTTCCATCCTTGATCAGGTCAATGAACTTTTTACCATATTGAACCTTTACTTGTCCTCTCGTTTTTATACAGAAGTCGGAATCTATATCACCTATCTCGTTATAGTTCCTGCCAAACAATTTCATACCCATAGCTTCTACGTTTTAAAACAAAGGTCAGAACTTCACAGTCCCGACCTTATTGAATCTTAATTAAACAAACATTTATATATTATGGAAAAACAAATCAATTAGCAATTGTGATGACATTCACATCTATGACAGATGCAATGCTCGTTTATGAGTTCCTTAAGCATGCAAAGAGTATATATACTTGCAACATAGAAAGAGTTCTCGCCATACATCCTAAATGATAAATCTTCATTTCTATCATAGTAATCAACATGGATAAGATCCTCCTGATTATCTATAAAGAAAGGTATAAACATTATGGTTTTATTTCTTTCCGGAATATTTGGAACAACAACTTTTTTCTTTGAGAACAACTCATCATTCCTGTACAATGGACAACAATTCTTTGCATAAGGAATAATAAGTGACTCAATAAGCTTATAGCTCATATCTTCCCCTTCTTTAACGATAGAGAATCTATGTAATACAGATGAAAGTATGTCGGTTCCTTTAGCCTCATTGATAATTCTTACAGCAAATTCAACTACGCTATTCGGAAGATAGATAAATGTTACATGAGTAGGCCTCTCTGATGTTATGGGGGTATTCTCAAATCCTATTATAGGATTTTCGACTCTTGTATTATATCCTATATGTTTCTCTATCCTACTTCCGAGATGCTCGTATCTGACGTTGCAGAATCTCTTTGAAGTATCCTCGAGTCCACTTAAGGTTCTATCTTCTATACGTATAGACATCTCCTTAAGCCCAAGATTCTCCATCATAAGTTTTACATGGAGATCATCAATCTGAATAATTTTCCTGGGTATCATTCGCACGAATTTTTTATTTGTTATTATTATCACAAATATCGCCAAATAAAGATTCAGATTTTATGTCAAACTTATCATACAAATCAAATGCCATATCCTTATCATATCCAAAATCATTTTTATAGCAAGACTCAAGACCGGTTTTGCTACTTTTTAGATATATGTTATTTCCTTTATTTATAGCGGTAAATCCCAATGATTCAGCAACTCTTTTGGATAATTCTATAAAGCTTTTCTCGTCAAGCTGGAATCCAAGCATTAAAGAGATGGATTCAAATGGAATATATTTTCCAAATCTTTCATCTATGAACTCTTTATTTGTTATTACGGTTGAGGTATTTGATTTTTCAATTGTGAAACCCATGCTTCTAATAATGTTATTAGTAAGTTCGAGTTTACGACCATCAGAAATATTATTTATTCGGCAGGCAATCTCTAATGCTTCTAATTTTTCCTTTATTGAATAACTCGGCATTTTATTCTCCTTTCCTTTTTACGATTTCAAATATCTTTGCGTCAAATGGACTGAACTTAGGTCTGTTCTTAGTTTTTCTACTTCTAAGTTTTACAATATCTCCTACTTCAGGATAATTTGACTTATTAAACTTCCCTGGATATAAGCAATAACAACGTATAGTATTTATTCCAGATTCATCTATTTTTACTTCATATATCCATGATGTAAAATTTCTTTTGTTATTATGAACTTTTATAACGACACCTTCAACGTATATAAATTCAGATTTAAAACGAGCTCCATTATCCTTGTCAGATATATTCTTGGCACGCTCTTCCATATTACTTCTTATAATATGAAAATATCTCTGAAGTGCCTTGTCGTCGTTACCGTTATCAAGATGGAAATTTTTAATAAGATCATCCATCTTTTCCATTGCCTTGTTATAAGCAAGTATTTCTATCTCTTTTCTTTTACCAATTATATCCATATCAAATCTCCCTAAATTTATTTTTCTGGTTATTTAAGAAAACTACTCTATTATCAATTAGACTATATGCCATTTCTGTAAGCCAACGTTGGTCAATATCAAATAGGAATAGCATTGTGGCAGGAATAATATCGAGAGTAACATTCTTGCAGCTTGTCTTTTCTGTTAGTTTATTACTTTCAACAAATTTCATAACATCACTACCATATTCTATTCCATCAATTATTTCAATAAAGCAATCATAATTGATATATATAACACCAAATGAATTTACGAAGAATATTGCTTTCTTGAATTTCATAGAATTATGATGGTAGTAATACATATGGAATATTCCACAAAATCCTATATCCTTAATATGTATCGTGCCTTCAAATTTGAATTCTGGACCAAGAAATCTGGCAAACAGATTTATGAAGAATTTCTTTATCTTTACCATAGCTTTGCTTTTTCGGCGAAGTTAGTGAAAAATTAACTTTAAAACGCATTAAAAGATGATTTTATTAGAAGTAAAAAGAATTGAACGTACAAATTCATACACAATGGGTGAATTGTATGCTAATGGCAAGTATGTCTGTGATACAATTGAAGATAAAGACAGAGGTCTTGATGATTCAATGACAACAGAACAAATTACCAAAGTAAAGGTATACGGTAAGACTGCAATACCTACTGGTAGGTATAAAGTGACAACGAATGTCGTATCACCAAAATTCAGCAAAAAGCAATTCTATATGAATATATGTAAAGGAAGAGTTCCAAGACTTATCAATGTAAAAGGATTTGATGGCATATTGATCCACTCAGCTGGTTCTGCCGAATTTGTTTTAGGTTGTATAGGTGTTGGTACTTATACTGGAAATGGTATCTTAAAAGAGATAAAAGAGGCCTTTAAGAAACTATGGGATATAGTAAAGGATGAGAAAGAAATTTGGATTGAAGTGAAATAAAAAAAACAGGGAGTCTTAATTGGCTCCCTGCTTATAATAGAATAATTAAGGCAAATTAGTTGTATTTATAGCATCTACTCGTAATGATGTGTATTGTCTCCATTTAGCACCAACAGAAGCTGAACCATCATATTTATATAATAAAACAGTTTTCTTTGTTGTTACATAATCATTGTTTGAATCAAATAATCCTGTAAGACCAGTTGATGTTCCACCAATTGCAACAGGATTTATTGTCATTGTTCCTGGGCTTGATAAATTAACAGCAGGGAATGGTGTTGATGACATTGATTGATTTGGTGCTGATTTAAAGAAATAATACGCTCCGTTTTTTGCAGATTGATTATTAATCTTAAATTGATTTGCTCTTGCCCCCATTATACATGTAATATTTATAGTACCACTTCCATCACTTGCTTTAACTTGTACAGTGAATCGTGACTGCTTAAATCTTGTATTTGATCCTGGAGATATGCCAAAAGATCCATTAGATGTAGGAGTTCCTGATATACTTATTGATGCTATATCAGAAGTAGACGGTTTATTTGTTACTGTTACACTACATGGTTTATTAGCTTTTAATACAGGATGGCCAGCCAAACCATCAGTCCATGGACTCATTAAATTAAAGTTACTTGTATAAGCTGTTCCATTATATGTAACACTAAATGCTTGACCAGCAGCTTGTCTTACCCTAATAGTACATTGTTTTCCAACATGATTTTCAGTAAGAACTATATCATAGCTTCTTGCTGAAGTAGTTGTATTTTTAGCAGCTGTTATAATTAATTGATCGCCATTTCCAAGACCTGATGTTTTATTTACTGTAATCCAGCTTGGATATCCTGATTTAACACTATATGTCGGCCAGTCAGGTTTGGTTAATCCTGATACATTAGCTGTTTCCTGACATGCACACCAGAAACTTTTTCCACCACCATCAGCTGTAACATTCCAGTCGTATACGGTAGAAGTATTTCCTGTATCACCAAGATTAAACGTCACATAAGCCTGATATATCTTATTGATAGTAAATGTTTGTCCATTGGCTGCTGTAGCCTTTACAGTAACAGGACCTCTCATTGAGTTACCTGTATTAGTAGACCAATGATACACCATTTCAAGATTTCCTCCTGAATAGAAGTCGTGAATACCGTTAGGATGTACAGTTAAATCGCCTGAATTAGTTCCACTCTTAGATATTGATGCTCCAGATACCTGTGAACCATTTTTTTTATTGCATACACTAAATCCAGTCCAACTTTTATTATTTGATGCATATACTTCATTTTCATCAACTGTCATACCTTTATTTTGACCATTGATATAGAAGTAACATTCATATGTATCTTCCGGCTTTCCAGATTGGCTTAAATTAATTCTTTGTGATCGACCATTAGCCATATTAACATTGAAGTAGTCAGATCTTGAACTTGTACTTGAATTTGATTGACAATTAACATTTAATGTCCATGGCTCACTTGATCCACTTATGCTGCCAGGTGCCCAATTACTTTGTGCAGAAACAGACGGAGTTTTATATTGCCATGATCCGTAAGACCAGCTACTCCAGCTACCCCATGATCCATAAGACCAGCTACCATATTCTGTAGATTGAGAACTATTTGAAGTATAATTCATTGTAACGGCAGAGCTATCACCATAAGCTGTTTTATTAGCTGGTGCTGAATAAGTTGTAGTTGTTACAGTATATACAGGTCTTGTATTTGTTCTTGTTCTTGTTCTTGTACCATTTCTGTAACTACTATATACTTGTGCTGAATCGCTACCTCCGCTATATCCGAAACTGAATGAAGTTTTTGTTACTCTGCAATCATTTTCAGTAGTTGTATCTGTATCCGTTTCTTGCTGAGAATCTGTTGATGTTTGTTGCTTATTAGTAGATGTGCTTGGGACACCACTACTAATTCTCACGGTTCCACTCGCAGCATCATCTTCAAATGATAATCTTCCACCTGAAATAGTACCTTTTGATACATTATTGAAATAAACAGTACCGCCTTCACAGTTACTATTTACGGTATAAGCATAAGCGACTTTGGCTGCCTGGGTAAGATTTACTATAGCATACTTACCACTATTGCTTTGTGACCACTGAACACTACCTGTACGTTGTTGTTTATTTGGATTGGCAGACCAAGTAATACTTGTGCCACTTACTGACACTCCCGTACCTGTTATTTGGCTTCTTGTATATCCAACATTGTTATTCGTACTCTTAGAAGAAGTGTAATTCATGGTTACACTATCATTCTTAAAACAGTTTTGTGCGTCAGCATTAGCATATGTAGTTGTAACTGATTTAGACGTAATTGTAACATTCTTTGTTTCGCCCTTATCAGAAAATGATAGACTTGTAGGCGATACAGTAAATGTATAATTAGTAGTATTACTTGGAAGACCACCAGTAACTTCTACTCTAACAGATTCCGGAGCTTGATTTTCTATTACCTCATATACAAACTGTCCGCCAGATATAGTTCCTTTTGCTACACCATCAATCTTAACAGATGCTCCATTACAATTAGATAAAACTGTATATGTAACATTTACCATAGCAGATTGAGATACATTAATTGTAACAGTTTTACCTGAATCATTCTGTTCAAATGTGAGTGTTTCAGATCTCTGCTCATATGTATCATTAGGAGTAGCAATAAGATTTGTTCCTGACAATGAAACAAACGTACCGTCAGTTATTGTATAAGCATGGTCAACTGGAGTATCAGTTGATTTCTTATTAAGTGTAATAGACTTATTCTTAGATACACTTCCAGTAGAATGGCTATAAGATTTAGTATTCTTCTTTGAAGTAATAGGAGCGACTATAGTTTCGCCAAGCTTATTGAATGTCAATGAAGTTTGTGTAGCTTCGAACTGATATGTTATTTCATCTTGAGGAAGATTCCCCTGTAATGTAACAGAATAACTGTCTTTAGCGACATTCTCGTATTTTCTTACAACTAACTTACCGCCATTAATTGTCCCTTCAAGTGAACCATCAAAGAACACTTGTGCACCTTCAACATCAGAATTAACGGTATATTCATAATATACCATCGCTGTTTGCGTATATTGAAGAGTGAGTTTCTTTCCTGATTCTGCTTGCGTAATCTCAATAGAACCGTCTTTTTGAGTTTCAGTAGGATCGAGAACGATTTGTGTAGGAGTATAAGTCTTTTGTACAGCATCAGATTCAGTCGCCTTTTTATTCAACGTAATAGATCCATTCATGTCACAAGCTGCAACATCAGGAAATGAATAAGTAATATTTGAATAGCTTGACTGAATATTATAGTAATCTACTATATTAAATATTCCACCTATACCAGGAAGATTGATTTTTCCACTATTGTTCTGGAACAAATATGTCTGTTCTGCTGGCGGAAGTAATGATTCATCACCGGTAACATTAATATTAAGAGATTGTTTAGCCTTATCATGCCATAAAGTGAATACATGATTACCATCTTGAATAGTTGATGTTTCAAGGACTTCTTCACCGTCTATTAAATGAACTGTAGCACCTTCTATATCAGAATATACTGTATAGTCATATTGTACACCGGCATCCTGAAGAAGATTAACATTCATCTTCTTACCGCTTTCTTCCTGAATAAGCTTAACGATAACAGGAACTGTATCAAGGGTATGATTTACTTCAGTTGAGAAAGTAGTTGGGGTATAAGATACAACCTGAGAACTTTCATCATATTCAGTATTTAATGTTATCATCCTGCTTTCAAGAGTAACCTGCCCTTGATCCGGGTATTTTTTAGTATAAGAAGTCTTAGTTGAGGTGATATCAGCAAAGTCAGTAACATTCCAAGATGCATTTGCCGTATTTGGAACCTGTTCTTTTACCAGATGGCTGAATTTATATTCATCATCTTTTTGCTTCAAAGTACCGCCTTGAACAGCTACTGTATGAGTACCTGTATCCTCTTCTTCTTTTATTCTGATGGTAAGTTTACCACCAATTATTGTTCCAACGTCTTCATTATCGAACAATACCGTAGCACCTTCAATGTCGGATACTACGGTATATGCAATATAATTTATTCTACAAAGACGAAGGACACGTATCCTTGTATTCGTCATAAGTGAAAATATTAATTGTTAAATGGAAATTTTTCAAGTTTCTCAGCGATCTTTTCAATCGTCGATACAAGAGGTTCTACTTTCTCGGTAATATCCTCGACAGCATCAGTTATTTCAGCAACCTTATCTTCGAGTTCATCCTTCTTGGCAATGATTGCCGGTTTATATTTCTTATAGAAGTAGAATATAACTGCGGCTATAATAGCCAATGTAATGATGTTGCCTATAATGCAACCAAAAATTATTTGTAACATATTCGTTTGTTTTAAAAGTTAGACAATAGTATAATGATATATACTTAATCAGAAGCAAGAATCTGTTCTTTTGTCGAGTTTATTATTTGCATACCGTCCTTGTTCACTACTATACGGTTTGCGTACTTGATTTCGTTGTCTTTTGTGTATCGTTTCATATTTTACCTTTGTTTTGTTTATACAACGTTACACCATAGCAAAAGCTCTAACATAGCTTGTACTATCCTTAGAGTCGTTGATCACAACACCATCGTTAAGGTACACGAGCCTAGCGCGACCAGAAGAGAACTCAGAAGAACTCCAATAGTGGCTTGAAACAAGGTTACTTACTTGAGATAATCCTGCATTCTTTAGCTTAGTTAAGCAATCGTCAAGTGCCTGCCTCCTTGGTACTGTATATCCTAATTCACCTGCTGATGGTAGATACCAACTTCCTTGAGGAATACCAACGGTTGAATACATATCACAACACGATGCAGCAGGATAATCCTCTTGAACATTTGTTGGAAGCCATGATGAATAATCCTTACTTCCCCTTACTTCCAATATTTTCTTCGTATTATTATAACCATCAAAATCAGCTAAGCAGTTTAAATCACTACTTGGAGAATCTGTTAGGCTATAGTTAGGGTTAAAACTGCCATCATTCATATATGGTGAAGCAATACAATATTCTGTGTTATAAAAATAGTTTGTACCCTCATCATAAGGATTGGTAACTGCTGTAAACGAACTATGATCACTTGGTAAATAACCATATGTAGTTTGACCGATTACTATATCACCTACACTACCACTACTACCAATGTAAGGAACTTGGTCTAAATTAGGTAATGATTCTATGTCAGTTCCATATACTCCCCACATCATAGTTTGCCCTGCCCCACCTGTAGTTGGTGTGTCATATTTCATATTATTAAGTGACATAATGGCACACTTTCCATCAGCGTAATGTCCATGACTACCAGGAATTACTACTACTCCAACAGGTATATATATATCAATAGGATACTTTAAAGAATCCCAGTCGTTAGCGATAACAAGCTTATCGTTAGCAGTATCATACATACAGACATCACCAACAACAGCTTTATCTGATGGTATAATACCACTTCCACTTCCTTGCATCATCATCAATCTTCTTCTAAAACTACTCATAGTACCTCCTTCTTAAAATGATGCGAATACAGCAAGGTTATTTACTATACTTACCTGATAGGTCTTGTTTGCCTCGATATTAGGAGCATTACCGCCCGACCATTTGATAGTATCAGGAAGCGATAAGGTCGTAGGAGTTGTCCCTGATACGAACTCAAACATATACTCATTTACGATTCCGACTGTCCCTCCACCCAAAGTGATGGTCAGTGAAGGACGCTCTCCGAACTTGTACAATATGTTTGGGGATAGCTCAGATGTAACTGGACCGCCGCCTGTATTTTTGATAACTCTCGTAGGCTTAGCGAAGTCAACGTACTGTCCGTTGTCAGTGAGAGCTTTTGTGCCTGCGCCGCCACTCAACAAAGAAATTGCATTATTAACTAAAGTGTAACTTTTATCAGAATTTAGTGATATGTATACCTGTATAATTGTAATATCAGGTATCAAGACGGTAAATATCAAATCATATATTCCTTCTCTTTGATTTATTATGACTAATTGTGAATATACTTGATCTAAACATCCTATTATAATTTTATCATTATATGCTTTCACTACCTTCTGATAATCTTCATCAGACAATATGCCGCTTTCTCCTGAGAACATAGATAGGTCTAAGTATTGTGTACCGCCTGCTGCGCCACCTACGTCTATCCAATTTCCTTCATTGGCAAACCCACTTGCATCCTCGCCGTTGTACCTCTTTGATACCCAGTCTGTTCCATTATTAAATGTCAATACAAATCCTTTGAATTTATATTTATCATTAGTAACATCAGCAATAGCTTCTGTCAATGTTGAGTAATTTTTACTATTCTTTATAGTTAAGTTAAGTTCTTGTCTTTCTACTTGCAAAAGACGATTCTTAACTACGTCGATACCAGTTGTACCAACAGGAAGAAATTCAGGTTCATTACCTTGACCAAATTTCGGATTCTTAATGTATTGTTTTACGCTTGACATATATTTTAAAGTTTAAGTTGTTTGTAATTTATAATACTGGTAATGCTTTAAAAGCTGCAATATCTGTTTCTTCTGTGCAAATACCTCTAAAAGCAAGACGGGAACCGAAGAACGGACCCGTGTACGAGGCATTGAGATTCGCATACGCAAACGCCACACCGCCATTCGAATCCGAGTCGTGATAGGAGCGTTCCAAAATAATGGAGGCGCCGTAAGGTCCGTAATCATAGTCACAATAGTACGTACTACTACTCCCGTCATCAGACGTATCACAAACAAGGTCGAGGTAACGACCGAATCGGAAATGTCTGCCGAAGCTCGGATCATAAGACCAGTAGAAATTCCTGCCTGGGGATGGGTCTGGAGCTTCTGTTTCTACATAATCTTTTGCTGTTGAAGCTATACCTTCCATAAACTCACGTTTATTCCCCCACCAATTCTCTAATCCCCAAAAATTGATGCTCTGGCTATTGCTGTTCACAGAAGCTACGGTATCGTTCATTCCGAGGTTGTTTGTTTGACCAGTTATTTTAGCATTACTGGATGTTCCTGACCCACAAACAGCTTGAGAGTCTGTATTCCCATACATTGCATAAAACAAACATCCAAGTACACAATGCATCTGCCAGTCAACGATTTGATAGCCAATACCCCGATTTCTTGCATATTGCTTGAAACTAGCTTGTGAGATATTTCCTGAACTTTCTACCCCGCTTATTGACTGGAGTTTATCGCCCCCATAATACGCCTCGTAGGCACCAATCAATATATTTGTATCCCATTCAATGCTATTTTCAAACGGTTCTTTACTAAATGTGATTTCTACATTATCTCCGCTTGCCCCGGTCCCATCATCATTACCTGCGTAATAGAATGTAGGAAGTTTAACAAACACATCACCTTCAGCCCCGGTCAAATCAGCAGCAGTACCATCATTATATAATGTAGAATTGTTATCATCAAGAACAGCGTAAGTCATTGCTCCTTCACCTGTCTTTTTAGCAAGTACACGATGGGAGTTGTTTCTTATCCATTGAATAATATCTCCATTTACATCTCCACTAATCATTTTAGTGGGATCTGATTCTAATTGATTTATATATATAATATTGTTAGTAGAAGAAATAGCAGTCGGCCATATCTTCTTTCCATTATACATAACTCTACTCAAATTCTTACCATTGAGTTTAGGAGTTACTTCTTTACCATTTTGATATATTGCCATAATTAATATCCTATTTTAATTATACCATTATCAGCATCAATCTTCATTTCGCTCATTTTTATTTGAGTAAGACCGATAATACCTTGTATAGTCACACCTGTATTTTCTCTGATAGACTTCTTTATAGTATCTATATCCATCGTAATGAATTGATATAGCTTCACACCTTCAATATCTACTTGTAAGTCTTTCGTATGGTAAGCAGAGGAAGATTCTCCGCCTACGCCTACTATTTGACCTTCAAGTTTAACGCCTTTCTTAAAACCGTATTCTTTCATGCAGTCAATATCAACGATGCCTACACTGGCTCCAGTATCAACAAGCATATGAGCTTCTTTACCGTTGATATTAACCGGTATGATTATACGATCTTTTGTAACTGATTTCGTTATCATAATTGTTATGCATCAGGAGTTACAAAATAAAGTACATTATCGGTATTTGTGGTACTTCCAAGAGCAGCATATTCTGATTTAGTAAGAATACATTGATTTGGAATTACTTTTATATTGTAAGATAATTTACTAGTTATAATATTATATGTTATACTTATAGTGATAAATTTACTTCTACTAAAGATAAGATTATCAGTATATACGTCATCTATATACACATTATTATAATCAAGACTTCCTTTTACGTATAAAGTAATTGTAACATCTGGATTAATAGGTGATTCTAATTCTATTTTAGCTCTAATACTTGATCCATTTTTAATATTATCTAAAGATATTCCTTGTCCTATATTATAATTAAAACTAATGTTTTCTTCTTTTCCAACTTTGAAATTGAAATTAGTAAAATTTATATATTCTATTTTTTTATCATCTACATATTTCTTTGTAGCAGGATTATAATCAGCACTCGGAGTAAACTCAGTAGAATTATCTTTTGCAAGATAATTACTTAAATCAACAGATCCAGACGGTATTTCCCTTGCCGTAATCTTGGCAGATTCACCATTTGTAATAATGAAAGAAAACTCATAAAGTTTACCGTTTTTATCAGGCATTACACGTTTGTAAACAGTGTCTCCAGTTGTTCTGAATACATTTACTCCATCAAATACGACTGGGGTACTTTCTCCAAGGTCCGCATTTGCAAAGAACATGAATCTTGAATATTTCTTTGAAGCATATCCTGAAGAAGCTACTGTATAACCAGCACCAAGAGCATCACTCAAGCTTGCGCCACCACTTGAGATACCAGTCTTGTTGGATGTAAGAACTTTTGAAGCATCACTTTCCTTGATAGTCAAGAAATAACTTGTTACCGTGGACTGCTTCATGGTAACAGGAGTAGAATTGTTGTAAATAGTAACATTCTCTTCCGCTATTGACTGCCATGTCAGATATATATTTCCAAGCTGCGATGTAGCTCTTGTTGCATAATAATAATTAGGATTATTATCTATGACAATTGATTTGCCAGCATTTATTGCAGTCTTCAGTTCTGCCGTATTTTCTATAGTGACATTTTTATAATCAAAGACATAGACGTTGTCTGACCATGATTCTATTTTTTCCCATACATTGTCTTTACGACCATACATATTTCCATCAGCCGGAGCATCTTTATCAACACCTAAATCAGCGTTATCTTCTACTACTTGATAGTATACTTTTTCTTGGCTACCTGGTACTGGTTCAGCTTCTGTAATAGCTACTTCAGGAGTAGTATCTCCACCACCGGCAGATCCAAATTCTTCTCTTGTACAAGAAAGAACACCTTCGGTTTCAGTTATTGTTAATTGAACAAATGTTTTCTTTATATGATCAAAATAAATAATGTCAAGAATGTTAGATATCTTATTAGCAAGTATAGTAGCATTTACCTTTCCAACTTGGCTATTATTATTAACCAATATACTATTCAGTATGGTTTCTGAATTACGTACAATCTCTATAAGACTTATAAAGTCAGGAAGAGTACCAAATACAGCAAGAATATCTTCATTGCTTGATTCGGTCGTTAAATCCATAATCTTGCCATCAATATCAATGACTGTAGCCTGGTCTGGCAATTCTTCATAGGTAAGCTTATCTGTCAGATATTTTAATCCTGCACCATTAGTCAATATACCAGCAAGTTTACTGGCTTGTTCTTCAGTTATTGAACTATAAAGTGTGCCATGCGTCCACATTTGGTTTGTATCAGCTATCCACACTATAGATTCTGGACGTATTTCTCCGGATTCATTAAGACGGCTAAATTCTGCATACGTCTTAAAATTCAAAAATCGTTTATTAATCATTTTCAATCAGCATTTTTAAATTAAGTACTGATTGTATAATAGCAACTTTTCAGTCGAAGTTATAGTTTAACAAAGTGAACTTTTGTAAAGAAATCATATAATAAAAAACCCCGGTTGGATTTCTCCTTCCAGGGCTTTCTGATTATAAGTAGGTAAGAGTTTAAAGATTATTCTCCTTCGTACCAGTCTAACAGAGATTCAAGAGCTTCGATCCTGTTCTGAGCTTTCTTCAAAGCTGCATTAACAGTATCTGCTGCCTTGATGTTGTTAGGATCTGCCGGTTCACCATCTGCTGTTTCTTCAAAGCCATCCAATGCAATATCAGCACCGTTAAGTATTGGGTTGGTATTGATAGCCTTAGAGTTTACAGTATATTTACCAAGTTCTTGTTTGATGATATTAGTGATTGAACCAGGAGTTTCAGGATCACCACCACCTTGACCTGGATCTTCAGGAAGAGCACCATTGTTACCACCTGACAAAGTATCCAATGTAAGAACGATCTTACCAAGGGCAACTGCCAATGTATCACCACTTGCAATTTCTGCGCTTTCGGCAGCCTTGGTAAATTCCTTCAATACACCAATACCAGCATCAGACTTCTTCAAGTAGTCAGCCAAATCTGGGTTGATAGGAGTTTCAGGATCTTCAGGATTACCACCCATGATAGTAATCAAGATATCTAAATTCTTCTTATCATTTGCTGTCAATACACCGGCAGTTGTTTTTGTAGCCGCTGGAATTTCAACTGTGGCTGCTGCCTCTGCGTCATACTTCAGACCGTCTGCATTTCTTGAAGCTGCCTTATAGTTGAATGTAACCTTATCAGCGTCTGCTGTCGGAGCATCAACGGAAGAAACCATCTTGGCTGGCATAGAAGTAATAGCACCACGGTTTGCAGCACCCTTACCACCATCATAAGCTGTACCTGTTACTTCACCAAGAGCAACTGATTCTGACAACTCAACCATTGTAGAACCATCCCAACGATAGATAACGTTAGTACGACCTTCTGCATCGGCAAGACGATGGTTATAGATTGTATCAGCGGCAGGCTCACGACCTTCATCCCAGCCATCTGTAGTCTTTGTATAAATCTTCTTAGTATCTTCGCAATAGTACTGATCACCTTCTGTAGCTGTTGAAGCATCAGGGTCAGTTGTGAGTTCTGCTTGTGTAGCCAAGAACTTCTGGATACCTTGAACACGACCAAGAGTACCATCAAGCAAGCTTTCAGGGATTTTACCGTTTTCGTTCAAACCAGCAACACCGTTAGCTTCATTAATAGAAGTCTTGTCAATCTTCTTAGCTAGTTCTGAAGTCAATTTCGCATCAGCATCATCAGCACGCTTTTCAAGTTTTCCTACAGCTACATTAACTGTATCTTCCGCTGCAATAGCGAGTTCACTAGCTTCCAATATACTCTTAACGTAACCAGTAAGAACAATGTCCGCACCTGACAATACCGGGTTTTCAGAAATCTTCTTACCATTTACTGTATTATCTTGAAGAGCGTCAATAAAGCCTTTCAATACCTTACCTTGCTCTGCTGACAAAGCCTTGTTTGTACCTCCGGTAGTAAGATCATTAACAACACTGATTACAGATTGAGCATCACCAACGTCGATACGTTTCCATCCTTCATATCCTGCGCTTGTGATTTGTGCCGGATCTTTCAATACATATAATGTAACTTCACCTCCTGCTGATTCATCTTCCAATACGAATACCGGCATACTCTTGAAGTAATTCTTGTCAGCATAAGTGTCAGGATTGATCAAGTCGGCTTTTGTAGGAACGATTGTACGGGCATCAAGCGGGGCTTGTGATTTCGGTTCAAAGTTGATGGCGAGTTCAGAGAATCCAGGTTCACGGTTTCCTGTAGAAACTGCCATTGGCATGATCTCGTCGTTCATCAACATCATAGGAGCCATCCTAGCCGCAAAAGCAGACAATGTAACCCTATACTGCAATGCACCAACGAATGATCCTTTTGTAGTCAACTTGCTATAATCAACCAGCGTACCGTTGATATCCTGTTGTTCTGCGTCAGTGATCTCGTAACGACCTGCATTAACAATATCCCATTTATTGAACGCTGTATTGTAGAACTCGACTTTTGTAACTGTCCTTGATTTCGGGAAGAGGAACTCCATGTGAGTTTCATGAGTAACCTCAGAAGCGAACTTCATACCGATAATATTGTCGCTCGGAGCAACGAGAGGCAATTTTGTATTCGGCGTAAATGAATTAGGAAAGTTTGTATCAGGCTGAGAATCTGAAGCTGTTGCACCATTACAGAAGAATGGATAAACACCATAGATAGTGGTCTTTGATGTTACGTTTCCTGCTGGCAGCGGATTAGGACTAGTTGTAGCCTTGCCTCCGTGAGAGTTTACAAGCTCTGGGCCTTGACCATATTCAACAGTAACAGTATATTCCATTGAACCAGCAGTAATTTTAGCTGGAAGAGATTCGCTGCCACCAAGAGTAATCTTAGATGAAGTCTGTTCTCCTGCTCGATCCAATTGAGATTGTCCAGGAACAGTTGATTTACCTTTATTGAATCCAGTAGTAAAATTTGCTGTTTGCGGAGCTGCTGCACCTACCTCGTATACGCCATTAGCCTTCCAAGTATCTTTTGGAACAATTGATGCAGAAGGCGGAGTTACTGTCGGCTGAATAACCGGGAACAAGATTGCATCAAACAGTTCTGATAATGTTTTTTGTTTCAAATCAGAAACCCTTGAACCTGCTGGCAGACCACCGTGAGCTTCCGGAGTAGTCAGATCATCAGATAATTTTGATTGATAAAGAAGAATAGCTTGTTCTTCTTCGCTTGACAAGCCGTAAAATACGTCATTGTTCCATATTTTCTTTTCGTCAGAAATGAAGACGATACAATAATCTTCAAATCCACCACCTGTTGAAAGCTGAGCATCAAACTGTGCCCTAGTCAACCTTGAAAACAAATTACTAATTTTTGCCATTTTCGTTTTCTTTATTTTGTTTATAATAAAGTGTTTTATTCTCCAGTATACCAGTCTTCTATCTTATTAAGCCTGGAATCTAAATCTTTGATGTCTTGTTCTGCCTTGACACCTCTATTACCTTCAAATGCAGTACCGGCAACTTCACCAATAACTATCGTAGAAGATATTTCTACCATGGTGGTTCCGTCCCACCTATAGATGACATTTACTCTTCCTTGGTCGTCAGCTTCTCTATGATTATAGATTGTATTGGTATGCGGTTTCTGGCCATCATCCCAAGTACCACCTTCATTACTGATCCTCGTATATATTTTATCTTCATCTTTTACATAATACTTCTTTCCGTCTGACGGAATAGGAACTAATGAATCAAGATCAGATCTTGTATCTACGAATTTCTGAAGTCCAACGACAGGATTCATAACACCATCAACGAACTCCGGAAGGATTTTGCCGTCCTCACCAAGTGTAGGAACACCAAGTGGAGCACCAAGCTCATCACGCCTTACTTGGGCATCGTTAGTTACGTTTGAGAGACCAAAATCGTCTTTAGTTATCGTAAACTCGCTAGAAGTGTCATTTGAATAGTAAACAGTAATCTTTCCGGCAGAATAAGAGATATTCTCTATGAAAAGATCTTCTTGTGAATCTATTCCATATTTCTTACCGTTCATGAAGATTGCTCCACGATCGACTGCAAAAAATATATGGTCCCGATGTTTTCCTTCAGGCTGATAGTTCGCAAACAGACCTCTTGTTATAACATATTTCATGCCAAGAAATTTTTATAGGGGTTATCCTGTGTGTAAGATAACCCCTTTTGATTTATAAGTTCTCAAATGATTCTTCTCCTTCGAAGCGTTTCCAAACTTTGGCGTTTCCACCGCAGTTGATAGAATACGGGAAGTTACCAGTGCTTGTACGGGGGCCTTCAGCAGGTTCTACCGGGCTGTCATAGTTAGGAACATCACCTATGATGATATCTGCCGTAGCTGACTCATTCTGTTCGAACGTACAGTTTTCGATAACGAGATTAGCTATTGTAGCCGGTTGGCCTTCCTGATCTTCGTATGAGCTTCCATTCCAGATATGCAGGCCAGTCTTAACATCGTGTGAATAATCATCATCACCACCTCTTACACATACTTTGATAGGTGCAAGAGTGTTTTCGATGTTAATAAACTTACAGTCCTTTATAAGTATATCTGCATTCTGTACCGAGCAGAGATTGAAGTCTACCATATGGTCTTTACCTTTTGCACATCCATCGAATGTACAACCAATAATTTCAACATTTCCTGCATTGGTCATATAAAGACCTTTGTCGGTAAAGTTCATTATTGTACAGTTCTCAAGACGAACATTGGCAGCACCCTGCTTGATCGTTTCCTGATCTTGACCAAGAACACCAATTGTAGATGTATTGTCGATTACTGCGTTCTTAATAACTATATTTGAAATCTCTCCTTCAGCCAATTTTTCAGCTTTGATATAACCGGTAAGCTTGTTACCACCGAAGTCAATCGAGATGCTTTTACTAGGGGCTATAGAGATGTTTTCAGTAAAGTTGTTATATACGCGTATATTTGTTACCCCTGCTTCAATAGCTGCATTGGCATTGTCATAATGCTGTCCAGTCGATACATCAACGACTTTGAAGGATGTAGCCTTTTCGAGCAATGAAATCCTTTCAAGGATATCATTCAGGTCATCCATCAATGCCAATTCCTTCAGGTCGTTATATGTAGGACGAGCTTTAGAGCCATTAAGATTGATAGGCAACTTGTTAGTACCATAGTCTGCAACATCCCATTTAGAAATCATTGCGAGATTGTATGTACTGCCATTTGTAGCTGTTCCAAGAAGGAGATCATGATTCTTCAATGTTATAGCCTTACGATTTGGGTTTTCAGTAGTTTCTACATTATCAAACTTAACTGATTCATTTGCTTTTTCGTCAACATAAGCTTTAACGCCAAATACTGACATAACACTTGAATCATCACCCGGATGGCCGAGAATTTCATCTTCTTTAGTCTGGGCACGTCTTGTCTCGTCTTCAATTTTGGTTCCAAATTCCTTAATAGCAGCATTATTGCCAAATATGGTTACGCTGTCTACATTGTCACCTGGATGACCATAGATTTCGTCCTCCTTAATCTTAGCACGTTCAATTTCGTCATTAAGTTCATGCAGAAAGGCGAGTTCATGATCATTATTATATACAGGATGCAAACCAGAACCTTCAAGTCCTAATCCAAATGAAGGATCACCTAATGACACGTTATTCCTTGCGTTTACTTTGGCTATCTTAACGCGTTCACCATTAGTTCCCTTTGAAGCAATTGCATCTCCCTGTTCAAGAAGAATGTCCTTATGTGAATCATTTTCACGTTTCGTCCATTTAACAGCTTCCCTGTCGGTCTTTTCGGCAATTTCAGCAACAATAGTAACCCTCTCGTCTACTGCACCTATGCTGTTAGCAAGACCCAGATTGTTATCTGCTTCAAACTCCTTGAATCTATTCAAGTCCTCTTCAGTCTGTTCAGTCTTTTCACGGAGCATGCCGATCCTTTCAGACATCAAAGTCATATCAGCATTTACTTGCCTCTGCATTGTATTGATCTTCTCATCAAGGTTATTTAACCTGGTATTCATATAACCATATACAGAAGAAATACCTGTATCGCCAGGTTTACCGATCAAGTCAACAGAAGAGAAGTCTGCGCCGTTAATGAAGATGCGGTGAGTGTCATAGCAGTAGAAGATAGCCTCTTTTTTCTGCTGTTCAGTAAGACGATCGTAATCAGATTCTCTTTCGTTATATACACGGAAAGAATTGTTCTTGTTTGAGCCACTCCATCTGATATCACAGTAAAGACCTGATTCGATTGCCTGTAACAAGTTGTTTGCCCGGCCAGATACATTTACATTGAACTGGTGGATACCGTCTTCTGTCACAGTATGGTTTACTGTATCAGTTGAAACGATAGCCGTATGTCCATAACGAACACCGTTCAGATAGAAGAAGTTCTTATCAGTAATGAAATAGATATGTCCTTTTTGGGCAGTAATAGGCCTGCAACAGCCACATTCGCATTCATGTTCGAAATCGTCGTGGCAAGAACATCCTCCTTCGCCGTTACAGAGAGCCATGTATTGTGCATAAGTACACATTGAGAAACGATAGTCAGTACCATCTTCCCATTTGTTCTCAACGGTCAAACCATTCCTTGTAGGAACAAGCTGGGCCTGGCCTGGAGAATCGGCAATATTCAATTCAATGATGAGGCCGGCACGTGTGATTTCAGCAGAAATACATTTGTCAAGTGACTGGGCCAGACGAAGGTTTGAATAAACCTTACCGTCTTCAACGAACGTCTCGATGGAGTTGGTCCTCACACCTTCCAGTTCAAGGAAAGAGAAGTCAAGGACATGACGTTTTCCTGACATCATCCTGAATTCACCAACGAACTTATTCACTTCATTGCAAAGCTGGTCATCAACATCTGCCTGTGTAGATTTACGCATCTTAACAGCAACGAGATGATCTTCTTTTTCAATTGAAAAAGCAACTTTCCTGTCACCATCATCTTCTATAATGATAACATCAAGAAGATTATCACAATGAGGATTAGGAACAAGATCCAGTTTACGAACTAAGTTCTGGATCATACGGCATATCGTTCTTGTTGTGCCGTCCTTGCTGAGAAGATCTTCCCCCTTGGCATCATTAGGATCTGACACCACAGGACGCTCCCCATACATTTCCCATAACCAATCCAATTGGCTCTGGTCTGAACGTCTTGTTATATTTCCCATAATCAATATTATATGAAAAAGTTGTTTTAAAAATCTTCATTCCATGAATGCATATTGTCAATGTCATTCTTGGTATAAGTATCAACCTGTTCGGCTGTTGTCTCGTGAGGATTGTTCTTATCCTGTATATGCCTTGTCAACGTTTCATTGTCGGCAGTAGAAGATTCAGTAAGCTTTTCTATCTGTTTCTTTATGTTTTCAATGTCAACATGCTGACTGATATTCATCTCCTTGATATCATCTATATCCTGTTTCATTTCATTGATAACAATGTTCATGTTGTCGATCCTCTCTTCAACAGTCTGTTTCAATGAATCAAACTTATTGGAAATTGATTCTATCTTAGCTTCCAATGATTCTTCTTTCTCATTTACGATGAGAAGAATTTCTTCTTTTGACTTTACAATCTGTTCATCTACATACTTTTTAAGTTCAACAAGCAGGCTGTCAGCATCCATGCCGTCAATAGCCTTATTGAGCTTGTCAAGTTCTTCATGAACAGTTGAATTTTTATACTTGATAAGATGTGCCCTGCCAATTACCGCAAGCCCCTTTGAAGTCTTCTGAACAATATTGTCGGGATCAGAGTCAAGAGCAAGAAATGCTTTTAACTTATCTTTTCCTGAACCGACACTTGCTTCAAGATCGAGTTTTACAGGCTCGTTCTGAGTGTTTTCTACTTCCCATTCACGGATTATCTGGCTTACCGGTATCCTTACTATCTTGTTACCGTTAGGTGTCTTAAAAGTTATTACGATACATTCATTCTTCTTGTCATATATGATGTCCTCAATAGACATTGCATAGTCGGCAAGGTTAATGATCTTAACGATACTACCATTCACCTTAAACTGTAACAGATTTCCATTCATCTCTATATCAACGCTATGATACAGACCGTCTTTCTGAACGGATATCTGATTACCGGCAGATTGTGATACTTTTACATCAGCTGAAAGCCTTAATCCAGTCTTCAGTTCATCAGGATAGAACTCAATCGTATCACTTTCCTTATATTCAACGGCCATGCCTGAAATCTCGTCAAGGATAATCTTAAGAGGTTTCTGGTCGCTGAATCCAGCAAGGAATGTCATAAGTTCTTTCCAACTGTTAATGGCCGGATCATCAGGATTTATCTCATCAAAGAACTCTACAAGCTTGTTGTTGATGTCAGTTATCGAGTTGTAACGCAATCCTTCAAGATATTTCACTATATCTGAATCATGTGCTCCGGCCAATGCTTCATCAGCCTTACTCATTTCAGCCAATCTGTTAGTGATACACCTGATAGACTGACGAATCATCTTGACGGCATTAATAAGCTCTTTGATGCTATTAAGCTTTTCATCGAGCTCTTCTACCTGGGATGTTCCCCAAATTGCCTTTATCTCGTCTCTGATCTTCTCAAGACTTGTAGCGTCATTGTCAAGCATCCAGAAGATACTGTCAAGTGACAAGCTGCTTATAAGCTCTTTAAGGATAAATGCCTTAAGGCCTACTTCGATAACAAGGTCTCCTTCAGCCTTATTGTCAGTTGGTACGAAAGTGTATATACTTACGTATGATTTTCCTTCGGCTGTCTTTCCTGCTACGCATTTGTGCAATCCGGCGTGTAATACAGTTTTATTGCTGTTTGCCCATTTGTAAAGATCATCAACAGACGCAAACAGGTAATCAGCTTCAATAGGGGCATCAGTCACCCTCTTGAAAGGAGCTATGATTTGACTATACTGTGTATTTCCCATATTACTCTGTTGGCATTAATTTATAAATTGCACACATATCCATCTCTGCTATTCCTACCGGGAATATATAAATCTTATACATCACGATTGTTCCATTAGGGAACTGTAATGGTATATTATTTATACACTCAAACTGCGATGCAGGGAATTGCTGTGTAATAGTACACATATAATTAAGGTCAGGATAAGTTATAGGCATTGCTATAAACAATGACTTAACCTCTTCCGGAGTATTAAACTTATAATGTATCCTATATTCAGTTTCTTCGTCACCAAGATTGAACTTCTTGTTATTGGTAGGATCTGACAGCAAAAGCTGTTCCATATATTCTATTGACATAGTAGAGCCGGACATCCATTTAGGTGTTATACCTACATAAACGCCATAGGCAATTTTTGTCTCAGCTTCGGCAGTTCTTACATTGCCGTTGGTATAGAATACTTTCATTCTGAACCTGGTAGGATTCTTTGTGATAGGCATTGATTTGACAGTGTGTTCGCCACCATCAGCGAAATCATTGTATGTAAATCGTCCTATCATATTATCTTCCTGATAAAGTTCAACATAGTCTATAAGCATTGCTGGCCTTACATGCATTGTCACATCTACCATAGAGCCGTAAGAAGTATATTTTGGTACTTCTATCTTCACGCCATCACCATAGAATATTGCATCCATGATATCCTGGAATGAAATCTTGCTCGGCAACTCGGTATTGTCTTCTACCATACCAACAGTAGTCTGCACTGGTCCTGAAGTCTTCCAGAAGAAGTCTGCCCCTATATTGTCTATCCTTTCCTCTATAGCCTTTCTTACGGCTTTCAGCTGTGACCTGACAATGAAATCATCGTCCATAACGCCAGGCTTTCCTGCTTGAGGTGCAGTGAAAGGAACAGACCCATCTCTCTTGACATAGTGCTGTTCCTGTACGGTAGCCCATGTCTTATGAGGATCATCTTCTATACAATGCTTATTGATCTCCCTATTGATGACATCGCACATAAGACCTTCAATAACTGCATTTACCTGCGGCCTTGAATAGGTCTCACTCTTTTTATAGACATCATCAGCAAGAGCATATTGCTCCAATTTAGTATTGACGTATTCGCGAAGACCATGAGGATCACTCTCAAGGTTATGTTTCGAAAATACATCATCAGCATACCTCTTGGTAGCAAGATCGTCGTTGGACTTAGGATATACGCCTTTCTGAGGAACTTTGAACGGGGTAGTACCATCGTTCTTCACCATGTCGGTTATAAGTGTATTAACCTGAGCTTGTGTATATACCTTGTTTTTAGGATATACGTCACAAGCAAGAGCATAATCCACCAAAGCCTCCCTGACAAGATTCATCGTCCTGTGAGGGTCATGGGTGTCCTCTGAATGGGATATCATCTTAGTGTCTACATATTCCTTTGTAGTAAGGTCTTCAGGACTTGAAGGGTTAATACCTTTCTGCGGAGCCTGGAATGGAGTAGTCCCATCCAGCTTCACATATCCTTTCAACTTTTCTAAAATAACAGGAATTGTCTCGTGTGGGTCGCTTTCCTTGCAGTGGTCGTTTATTGCATTGGACACGTTCTCTGCGATCATGTTCTCAATAGCGACCGCCGTCATGGTATCTTCCTTCCCGTAAACACCAAGGTTAGTCCTTGCCAACGATTTCTCCCTTTCGTCGATAAATTCACCAAGGAAATTATCATGCTTCAAAAAGCCCTCGTCATTTTGTGGAGTGACAGGACTGCATGGATTCTCCGTACCAGGAGTTAAAATCGTTCCGCTATTTCCCATTTGGTTCCTAAATAAAAGTTTATATAAAAATCGCATTTTGGAAGCCATCCCTTTTCAGCGATCTCTACCAATGCGATCTCGTTCATGATTCGCGAATAGTCAACTATATGCCCCTTCTGTATAGACAGCAGCATGTCCTTATAATCGCATATGACCTTTTTCTTCAAGGCTACTACCTGGTCACATTTGTCAAATTCCAATATACCGCAATTACATTCCATGGCACATATTTTTTACCCGCATCCACATCCGCAATTCGCTGGTTTATTATAATGTTCATACCAGCATTCACATAATCCGTTACAACCACCGATCGTTTCAATAAGTCTTTGTGCTTCCTGTAAATCGCCGAACTCGACCATATACCTTATGACATTCAATGTCATCCACACAAGGTCTCTTTTATACGATAGTTCTCTATCTGTTTTATCTTTGGTGGAGCATCTTGAAAAGCCGTCACCATCGAAAATCCGTTTACACAAAGATATGTAGCAGTATGTAAGATAACAGACTGAAACATATGTCTCACATACACGTGATATAGTACTACCTTCAGTATTCCTTTCTATAAGCTCGTCTATATCCACTTGAGTAAATGTCCAGTCGTTAAGAGATCCCTCATTCCTTTCCTTTACCGCCTTATACATTGATGTTCCATCAACATAATAAATGACATCATATACCTCAAGAAATCCCGGGTTATTATTGAATGTATCCATAAACCATTGCTTAGTAGGCAATACAATGTGGACTACATTAAATACGCCGTCGAACTTGATAGGTATTTTGAACATGTCATCCTTGGTAAATTCAGAATGGCTCACATGGACTACCTCTTTCGTTTTGTTTTTCAAAGCTTCAAACCTTATCAGGTATATAGCTTCGATAGATGCTGTTTCGGAGTATTTGAACCTGTCCTTCATATATGATTCACTGTCTTCAGGAAGATAGCCTTCAGAAGAACTTGTCGGTGTTATATCCTTAACATATACCTTACATCTTTCCCTTGTACATACTTCAACTTTTAATTCCATAGTTTATTAGTTTAAAGCATTTACATCCTTTATCTTATCGTTATAGTTGTTACCATCAGACAGCTGACTGATTTCAAGCTCAAGCCTTCTTTTCTGGTTCTCGAGTGTGCCTTTCTTGAAGTCGCGGTCAGTTCTTGCCTTATACATGGATACTTCGGTATCAGCCTTAACCTTCTGAGCTTCGATATCAAGTCTTTTCTCATCGAGTTGTGCTATCTTTTTATTGGCAGCATCAAGTTGCTTGCTTGTCTCTTCAAGCTGTTGCTGTAGCTGCTGTAGCTGTTCATTCATCTTGCCTATGATATTATCTTCTTTCTTCTTTTTCTCATAGATTTTGGTTATATTGTATTTAAGATCAGTAAGAGAATCAGATGTCAAGGCTTCCATAACAAGCTCAGTGTCATAATTACCGTTCCTTATAAACTCGGCAGCAGCAGATTTCAATGTCTCCATATCCTGCAATATCTTTGAAGAAGGTATTATGTTTACACCAAAATCTGTCATCGTGAAATATTTAGGCAATGCAATGAATGTCTTTTTCATTTTGCCAAGAGTTATTTCACCCTGCAATCCATTCCTGTAAGCTATCTTGGCCTGATCAAGCTGCGTGATAAGTATGTCCCTATCAACCATATCGAGTTGATCATACCAGTCTTTTGTTATTGTAAACGAATTTCTTACGCCGGTTTGTACGTTTCTTACCGAATCATATTGTTGAATACCATTGGCAAGCCTTTCCCTTGATACACCAGTTACACTTGAGGTTGTTTCTTCTATGCTTTGGATAATCATATTAAAGGCTTGCACAACCTGTGCCTTCAGTGTGTCGTCATACCCATTAAAGGCTGTATTAACGGTAGGAAGACCATCCTGCGATGAATCAAACAGATGGAATCCCATCTTCTTGTATGCAGCCAATTTTTCAAGTCTTTCCGCCCAATCCTCACCAAGGCATACAGGCAGTTTCGCCAAGTCAACATAATCTCCAATAGTTCCTGAATTACTCAATGCTGATTCTCTAAGGTAATGAACTATATTGTATCTGTCCTGAAGACCGGCGCAGGCAAGCACCAATGAGAACGGCTTGTTCTCCCTTGTACAGAAGAAAATACCATTCATTGATAATCCAACATAGTCCGGATCATCAATGGTCCTTATAGCTTTCTCATCCTTCCCCTTATTGATATATATGCTCTCCCCAATCCTTATAGCCCTATATCTTTCAAGTCTGAATGAATCTTTTCCGTTCTTTTCTGATTCTATCCATTCAACTTCATATACAGGTATAAACCTGTTATAATAGCTTCTCTGGTATTCGTCTCCGTCACCGGGGAATCCAGGTGTTATAGACGCTCCATCGCCTACATGCTGGGATATGGGAAACGGGTTATGGTCAGGCACATTCGCTCTTACAAGCATTGAGTTCACATATCTTGCCTGTTCCCTGAATGTATCTTCAAGTTCTTTCTTCGTTTCAGGATTTAGGTATTTACCATATCTCTTCAATACCTCATGATAGGTAAGCCAATGCCTTACAACCATCCTATTGCAATCCTGAACATAGTTGCTGTTAGGATTTTTTTCAACGAATACATTCATTGGGTTATATGTCTCGAGCATTGTACCGTGCCCGTCAGGTGTGATGAGCGATCTGAAATAACATTGGCCGGATATAAAAAGATCCTTGGCAAGTTTCTTTCTATGGTTTGTCAAGTCTATATTTCTTGATTCCATGATAAACTTGATGAGATTCTGGGCAGTTATTTCATATTCGCTTATGAAGTTTTCATCTATGTTTTCTATTATATCCTGTATTTTATCAGATATAAGCTTGTCATTTATCTTACCATTAATACCAAGCAGGACAGAGTTCCTGAACATCTTCCTAAACTCATGAAGTGTTTCAGACTTTATCCTTAATTGCTTTGTACGCATTATATCTGATATGGTACGTTTGTCCTTGCAAGAAACAGTAGGTATCAACGGGATTTCAGAGTGTTCATTTGATAAGGCATCGACATGTTTCTTTATAAGAGGTATAAACTCCATGCTCGTCGGGTTGCCTATACCGTAGTTCTCTTCAAGATATCTGAACTGTTCCTGATCGAGTCTACAGTTATAATAGTTATATGCTTTCTGTACCTTTATTTTAGGATACACAAGTTCTATTATATGCTGTTCGGCTTTGTCTATTATCTCCTTATTGTCCACATCTATTCCTCCTGATTTCTTTACAATCCTTTTCGGTATTCATATAGTTGGCATGATAGTATCTGACATGAGAAGGTATGTCATCTTCATGTATCTGCTTTCTGACCAACTTAAAGAATGTCTCCTTGTCGTCTCCTATGTAATTTATAAACATGGGTTTATCAAGGTTATTCAAGCATAGGACAAGTGTCCATCCACACTTTTCTCCAGTGAAAGAGTTCTTGGCTTCCCTTACATATAAGTCGCCTATATATTCACAATCAAGTTCTTCTTTGATTATATCCAGGCAACGCTGTTCGTCAACACTAAAATTTCTTCTCATCGCAATTCTTTTTTACAAAAGTGAATCTTCTTCTACGCTTATTGCCCCTGAATATAAAGGATTGGATTTGTATATCGTACCTCCATCTTTCACTTCTTCTTCCCATTCTATGCGTTTAGTACGTTTCAATGGTATCTTGCCTTTCCTTTTATATCCTCTTTCATCAGTGTAATAACCATATACATATTGTATTTTATTGCTATTCTTGAATTGGGATTCATCAGCCATTATGGCGCATGAAGACAATTCCTCATCTGCAAGTTCGGCCATTTGCATAGCTGCAACAAAGTCGAATTTTCTCTTATTCTTATATGAATAGGTTATCAGTTCGTCTATTACAGGAATGTAATACAGATAGTCACAATATTCCTCAACATAATTATCGACGAGTGTAAGACCATGTTGTATAACTGATTCTGATGCCGGAGCACCAAACTCATTGGAATGGCCTGAATTGGTATTTCCCATCGTACCCCTTGGTCTTCTCATCATATATTTGGCATCAAGCTTCTTGCCACGCATGAAGGTGAGAAATGATGTTTTTGTCTTTTCTATAAGAGCCTTACAGTTATACCATAGTATAGCTTTTAATGTTGTTCTGAAGCATTCCATGATATCATTAGGTCTGTCCCTGTAAAAACATACATATATAGGAGGTTGTAATCCCATCATTCTTTTCTTGATAACAAATGCAAAATCTGAAGCGTATTTGGTATGCTCCGAAGTATCATTTCCACCAAAGTCGATACCATCTATACCCATTACATATAAGTTCCTGTACGATCCACCACTTTCAGGAGTTATAGGTGGCTCAATAACAACAACCTTGCCTTTTGGGTTGTCGACAAACTCAACACCTAATATTTCCCCGTCTACACGACCGTCTGCGAGCTTATATTCAAGTGTACCTCTAACAGGTGTATATTGTTGTGGTGTAAGGTTGAGGTTTATTATATTGGACTTCTGTTGCGTTAGTAGTTCCGTATTGAACCTTCCGTCCCCCTCCAATGCCAATGCCTCTTCAGGTGTATAACAAAACTCAGCACAGAAAATAAGATATTTGCTTGGATTGTTTGCCAATGCGCTCCTTCTCTGGTCAAAATATTCCTTGCCTTTTTCTGGAGGTGTATATCCTCTTTTATCCATTTTGTCACGGACTATGGCATAGGCAGGAACAAAGAATCCTGTGATCTGTTCTTCTCCGGTCTTATTGTATCTGTTCTTATAACCAAGAACTCTTGATGGTATAGGATCATTGAATACGCCTGCAAGACCAGCAAGATTAGCTCCCTTATCACCACCAGTACCGAAACTAAGAACAGTACCTACACGCTTACCTTGTATTTCAACAAGTGCCTTGGCTTTTTCAAATGCATCTTCGAAGCCTAACCAACTTCCTGCCTCTTCCATTAACAATAAGGACACACGATCACCACGCATTTTTCGTGTCTCATCACACACTACGCCAACGACTTCCGACATATGACCACGCTCCACGTTCTGACCATCAATATTTACAATATGTGATGCACGTCTGAATAGCTCTGTGTCTTTCTTTTGTCTTAACCTGCGCATACCACCTTCGGTATTCGCATTGTTATAATCCATCTGATCGAATACCTTTTTGATGGTCTGTTTTACATTGGCTTCCAGGAATGCCGAGATCATACATCTTGTATTTCCTTTCCATGTATACATATTGGCTACCATTGATGCGTTAATCTCTGACCAACCAATACCACGAGCCTTCAGTGTGCAACCGTCAAGACCGTAGAAACGACATAACTCGACATAATGAAAATACTTGTACTGTTCTACATAAAAATCAGGTGTCTGATATTCACGGGCACCACCAGCCATATCCAGCTCCAATGACAACAGTTTGTAGAAGTTGATGAAGTAATAGTTGTCTCCAGTCAACGTATAGCCATTGATGGTATATCCTTCCCTGCAACGCCATCCTATCTCTGTCCAGAAATCCCTATATGGTTTAGAGTTGAATGGGTATGGGCAATATCTTTTCGAAGATTCCTTAATATCCTTTATCTCAGTAAACCATGAAGGATCAAAATCAAGACCATGAATGTCGTCTATAGGCCTGTATCCTGTTGCCTGATATGACAGGGTAGGATCGAAATATGTTATAGGTCCGTCACTTATCTTGACATCCCAGTTATGATAGTCTATATCCCTATAATCCATGTTATTGCAAATAAAAGGCGCGACTTATTCTGCCGCGCCAGCGTTATTCTTTTGTTCCCTTAATTTTTCCCTGCGCTCTTTCTCTTGTTTGAAATCCACAAGGAATCCTTCTTGTGCGTCACCCCTTATCTTGGCATCACCGGACTTTCCTACCTTGATATTCTCTTCAAGCCTTGCCAACGAGTTAGACACATCTCCGAGCTTCGTTAATTCACTCATGATATCACTGGCCTTATACACAGGCTTACCATTGATCGTCTTGGCAAGCTTTCCCTGCTCGTCGAAGTATTTTATAAGTTCGTCAACCTGTGTCTGTGCTGACTTGACAAGACGATAATTCCTGTTCATCTTCTGGATCTCGTCCCATTTGGAAACAGCATTAGACATCTCTTTTGACTTTGCTTCTTTTTCAGATAGTCCTGAATCATTCATGGCATAGAATGACCTGTCCTCAACGGGATAATCCCTATAGGGGGACTTCCAATCAGACATTAAGAAAACGTATTTGCAATAACTCGTGAAATGTGATACGCTTGCCGAATCAATTACGCTCTTAGTAGCGTTCTTGTATTCACATTTACATACATCCTTTGCCATAAGCCACAGATCGGCAAATTCTTTTATCAACTTTATCTCCGGCCAGTTGACATAAAACTCACCATTCGTGACATCATAAATAAAAATCTTAACACCGGCAGCTTCCACTTTAACAGTTATTTATCGTTCATTAAATTTCTTTGGTTTCTTATTGGAGTTTTTCAACAGGAACGGCAATACTGTTGCACCGCCTATTGGTCTTCCATAAGTTGAAGGTACTGTACCTCCGCCTTCCTTTTTGGATACCTTTTTAGCCCGTCCACCGCACTTGGCCATGAAAGACATACCATTGCACCCCTTACGAACTTCGGCACACCCACAACTGGCAGACTGGACTTCTCCACCATCACCAAATCTTTTCTTCTTTGTCTTTCCACCACATTTAGCACATGGAACAAAATCTCCTGTCTTGGTTATTCTTGCCCCTTGTTTTGCCGATTGGGTGCCACCCTGCATCTGCTTGCGTACTTGTTCGGCAGGAATACCTTGTTGAAATGCTTTTTGAAGCTGTGCAATACCTTGTTTGCCAAGCTTGCTTACTACTTGCTTCAACTGAGCTTCATTCTGTACACCGAAGATTTCTGCTATATAAGCAACGAATTGCTGTTGTGCATTTTGCTGGGATACCTGACCTCCTTGCTGGAAGAATTGAACATTATTATCTGTACCAAATCTTCTTTTTCTTAATTCACTCATATAATCGTTATTTTGAATGTGAAACAAATTCTAAATCCTTTGTGGAAAATATGCATTCCTGCAACTCAAGATCTTTCGTAAACCATCTGCACAATATGCCTCTTAATTCGTCACCAACTTCGGCACTCTTGAATCTTTTGTTAATAGGTCCAACAACAACCATCCTGGGGGCGCAGTCAAGTTCGCTGCTCTGTTTAAGCATTACTACATCCCCAGGATTAAAATAGATTTTTTCTTTTTCTTTTGCCATATTACTTAAGACCGTAGTCCTTGAACTTTTCGTACAATACCTTGTACCTTTCTTCAAGGGCGTCCGCGTCATTTATTATGGCAGTGGCAGCGGATTCCGGAACCAGTTCAAAACCTAAACCATAGAAAGGAATAGGCTGTGCTGACGAACGTGAATAGAAGATTATATCGTCTTTCTTGACATATCTGCACATTGGGCCTACTTCCATTACCTGAGCGAACGTGGAGAATCTCTGCATCTCTTCTATATCGCCGGTATCCATGCTTTTATATGAATTGTCAAACTCTGGAACAATTACACCGGAATCAGTTTTTATCATTCTTGCAAAAGGATTAGCCTCGAATGGTTTGGCTAGGATATACATACCAGTTGGCCTGATATCTATCTTATCCATCTTCTCCTTTAGCTTTTCAAGATCCTTCTTTCTCTGTTCCTGATTTTTGTTCCAACGATCAACCTGCTCATCAACTATCGAGTTATGTTCAGACATGATCTGTTCCTCAATCTCTTCAAGCCTTTTATCTGCGGTGTTTATTGTACCATTACCGACTGTAAGGTTTGTCCCGGACTTCTTTCTGCCAGCCGCCGCTGTTAATAAATCCTTTTTAATATCTGTTGCCTTTGATGCCGAAACAGATCTTGTTTTAGATAAATTATTTTTCATTACCAAAATCCTTTTGGGCATTTCTCATCGGCTACGCGTACCTTTGAATTGATAACGCATCCACACTTTGAGCAAATGTCCGTAATTATTATTCTTTTTCTAAACTTACAAGCCCTGCATGTAGCCTTCCTACGCCTTGCAAGGTCTTCTCTTTTACCGAATAGGTTTCTATAAGTACCTACAACGATGTTTCTTATTTTTCTTGTCAACCACATAGTATTACCATTTTCCAGCCGGGCATTTAGCCTCAAGCTCATTTACTTTGTAGTTAAGATAACAAGAACATCCTTTGACGTATCCATCTTTGGGATATCTCGAAACATCGTTCGTTTCCGGATTAAGATATAGATTGCCATTACATTTGGGAAACAAGAATGCCTCTTGTTTATAAAGAGGACATTTCTTGCATATCTTCATTCTGTCTCTGGCAATCTCTTCCATATTTGGAGTGCCAATCATAACACGAACCAATCACTCGCACATAAATCATCTGTTGTAGGACAGAAATATGTTGCTTCGTTTGTAACTGTATTAAACGACAAGAATTGGTTCCTATATTTGATTTCCTTTTTATCAATAGACTTATTAATTATCTCTTTAACGGAATCAGGAAGAGAAGTCATCTTGCTGATGACATTCATTCCTTCTATATCGGCAGGGACTTGCATGAAATAGATCACGTCCGTATTAGAGGATCTTGAAACAACATATCCTATTTTCATGAAATGAAGAGCTGTATCGAATCCTTGATAATTGATTTTAGCAACCACTCCATCTTTTACATCTCTATATCTTAATTCAAGAGAATAGAAATATTTTTCCATGGCATAAGCCTGCATCATCATTGCGGTCTTTATTTCATGTTTTAAGTTATTGAATTTGTCGCTGATGATGAATTTATTGATCTTATAAAATCTATCCTTCAGTTCAATGATTTCATGCTCCATCCTTTCAATGAAAGTAGTTTCCGCACTATCATATGTTTTCTCAAAGATATCCGGCTTGCATGGATAAAACTCTCCATTAATACCTTTGATTATATAATCGCCTTCAGAGGCAATCATTGTACCTTCTAGTGTTTCAATATTCATGGTACCGTTCAATTCAATACCATTAAATGAATCACCCATAAACTCTTCAACCTGTTTGATTGTATCAGCATCATTTTTAAACTGAATAGCTGACACTTCAATTCTTTTCTTTACAAATTTCTTTACCATAACTTTAACTATTAATTAGTTTGTATTTATTAAAATCAAGTTTTATAACTTTCTTATACTCTATTTTTGGATTTACATTAGCTTTATAATGCCTTAACAAAGCAACTACATGATCCTTGTCATATTCCAATGGAATCCTTACAAGCTTGTCTTTATTATCTATATAAAGTATTTCAGGATCCATTACACTGAGACCGTATATCCTATTTATGATGTATGAATAGATAGACAGTTGTAGTTGATAATGTGATACATTGCAATCCATTACGTCAGACAATGGATCTTTCATCATCTGATAATTGCCAAAACTGTCCTTATACGACTCGAAATTGAGCTTTTTATTTGTATTGTGAGTAGTCAGGTATTCTCTTCCAAACAGATATGTATGAGACACGGAATCAACCTCAATGCATTTTGTAGGCACCGTATCACATCTCTTAATAGACTTTATATACAGCTTTCCTACAGATACTTTTCTTTCAATAATCTTATTGAGTACGAATGTGTTGTATGAAAGTTTTCTGTAATTGTCTTCCATACTTGAATACATAAGCCTCATTGAACACATAAAATAATGGAATCCAATGCCGAATAAGCTATCATTAAAAGTGAATATAGTATCTTTTCCGTCATTTACAGAGCATGAACTCATCACACCTTTCATAAATTCCAACCTGTCAAATAATGAACACCCATAAAGCAATGAAAAAGAACATTCATCGCAATTCATTGCAAACGAAGAATTTATGATTTTGACCAGATCAGATGGTTTGATGTTATTTGAATTACATATCTCTATAACTGTATCCTTGCTTTCTCCGGCCTTTATTTTTCCAGTTGAAAAATTATATAAGCCGGAAACAAATCCAAGCTCATACATGCTTATAGGAAGTTCAGGCTTATTGACATCATATTTAATATAACCGGTATTAGGAATGCTTACTTTATATCCAAGGTCAAATAAACCCTTTATCTCCTTTGTCTCATAGAACTCCCTGCTTGACATATCGAGATAATATATTGTGTTTCCGTTTGATTCATATTTTTTATAGACATCAAGAACCCATCTATGCTCTTCATCGGCAATGAATGAAATGCCATTCTCGAGAGTTATCTTGTAGCATGGATTATAGTGGATGTCTGACACGCCTGTAACCTTGCATTTATTACCGTATCTGTCAAATACGATATCTCCTTCCTGCATACACCCCATTGGCTTGAATCCATTTATAGTAGGTATTAAAGTATCCAAGGGAAGGCCTTTATAATCGAATACCTTTATTTTGTCATCAAGCTTTACTGGCAAATCGACTTGTCCGGCTATCCTCAGATCGCCACTCTTCAAGGCAACGAGCATTTCAGGTATGGCATGATTCACATATTTGAAATCATGTACTTCGGCTTCATATCTCACAGGGCTTGTTATGCCAAGCTTTAATAAGCTGTACTTTCCTGTATTGCCAAACTTATGTTCCATTAATGAGTGTTTCCTTGTTCCTTTTTCGCAAGCTTCAGTATTCGTATTCTTCCAGGAATTTCTTATCTCTTTTACTTTATCGCTAAAATATCCTGAATTGATATTATACATTCCAAGTATCTCCCTCTCGTCAAAAACCTTACACATTCTAAGCTTTTCAAATAATGACTTTGATTCTTTAGACGGTATATTCATTTCTCCGAGTATGGCTTGAAGTGCTTTGTATCTCAACCAGAACCCTGCATCAAATTCCTGCTCATACTTACCTATAAGCGTAGTTACCGAAGTCAAAGTGGTCTCATCCTTTTCATCCCAGTAGATATGATACTTGTCATTATAGCATATGCTACCGTTTTTTTTGTCCACATTTAATATTATATCCTCCATCTTCAATTTGATTTTTGTGTTTTACAAAGGAACATAAAAAAATCCACTTCACGAAACTTGTAAAGTAGATTTTTTGTAACCTGTACAATCTTATTTTGCCTTTGAATAATTTATCAATATGCTTATGTCGTCTATGTTTTTATTTATCTTGTATAGAAACTCAGGTTTTGATTTTATGAAGTATTCCTCCTCATAGAGCAGGACTATAAATGCGATGGGTTTATTTATCATATTTATTGGAATAAATACTCCAGTCTTCATTCCACTGTCGTTTATAAGCTTTGCCATTTTTGGATATACCGCTACATCATCTTTATCGTTTGTGTTTACTATTACGCAGTTTGACCTATGGATCATCTTAAGTTCTTTCTGATAGTTCATATAGCTCCTTTCACGCCATACCTCCATGCATTGATGTATCGAGTTTATTCCTATCGCTTCTGTCAATGACGTGAAATAGTAATATGACAGATCGACATTGCTCGAGACACTATTGTGATAATTGCATAATATGGCACTTGATATTCTTTTATCACTCATCACTATTGCTTCGAGTTTCGTATTTATCGTATCGGCACTATCAAGTGTATATTTCTCGGATGTATGCTTTAACTTCTTTATTTTCCTCTCGTATTTGTTAAATACAAAAGACAATATCTTATCGTGTCTCAGGAATACAAGTGCCATGACAAATCCTATTATAGCGTCATAAGCATTTATTCCAAGACTATTAACAAAATCTAAAAAACTGACAATCATTTCCATCTCATTTCATTTACAATTCAAAAGTAGATAGATTTGTATATATGAAATTTGAAAGCTATGGAACTGTATGAAGAAGGCGGTAGGTTTGAAGTGTCAAACAAGAAAGTAAGATTCGGCAAATCTGGAATCCACATAAATCCAAAAAATAAAGGTACCTTTACAAATTACTGTAAGTTAAAGGGTTATGGTGGTGTAACTTCTGCTTGTATAGCCGAGGGGAAGAAATCATCTAATCCTACAACAAGAAAAAGAGCTAATTTTGCATCAAATGCGAGAAAGTTTAAACATTAATAATCATGTCTATGGGTTATGCTACATATGAACCTGTCATATTGACTCCGGAGGATGTCGGCGGTCTGTATGACTATGAATCAGCTTATAACTCTCCATATCTTGAAGAGATATATAAATTGACAGGAATGGGTGATATCGAAATAGAAGGCGTTAAACTGAATATGGATATGAATGCCAAAAGAGACTTATCCATGGAAGATGTAGATCCTTTTGCCAAGCATGTAGCAAAAACTAAAAAAGGCAATAGATTCCAACTCGGTTCTTCTTCATTCAATACAACAAAGGATGAAAGAGAAAAACTGGCTGAGTTCAATAAGGCTTATGATGAGTATGAGAAGATTGATCCTGAAGCAAGAAAGAACAGGGCATTCCTTACCAAAGTAGCCTTTAATGAATCGAGGTTCAACCAGACTTCAAAGAATCCTCATGCTCCGGCATACGGATACTTCCAGTTTATGCAGGACGGCAAGAAATACAACAACATCACTGCTTATTCGGGAGCAAGCATAAAGGACTTCCTGGCTAATCCCGTATTACAGATAGCGAGTGCCAACAATATGATTAACGATATAGAAAGACAACTTACCAAGAAGGATATAGAAAGGCTTAACGAGCTTGGATTGACAAGAAATGCCGCATATGGCATGGCTTGGCTTGGCGGTGTCGGAGGTCTTAGGAACTTTATTCACAGTGGAATTAACGCAAGTGACAGCAGTTGGTATGGGGGAAACGGTGGTGTTGATATGAAAGAACAGATAAGGCGTTATAATTTTTAGTTGGTTGATTAATTCTTTTCTTTTTCAATTGATTTGTAATTTTTGTCAAAGAACTTTCTTTTTTTATCGGGCCTGGTTCGTTTTGTAACGCGCCAGGCTTTTTTATTCCATAAAACATCATTATTTTTGCGTCATACGAATTTTAAAGCTATTTTTCTATGTTCTACAAAGAATATGAAATCGGTGTAAAACCAAACAAGAACGTAAGCGTAAGTAGGTCGAAGATAGCTTACTGGATGAATCCGTTTTACAATTTCGACAGAGTTATTTATCTTATCAATAGAAAGGAGGAGAAGAAATGAAAACGATCTTATTCAAAGATGAGGCAAGGGACAAGATGCTTGAAGGGATGAACCTTCTTGTTAATGCCGTATCGTGTACGTTAGGTCCTTCAGGAAGGAATGTTCTTATACGTGACGTATATAAGGAACCAAGGGTAACAAAAGACGGCATAACTGTAGCTAAGGCTGTATCATCAGATGACCCTACCGTAAATTCAGGAATACAGCTACTTAGACAGGCTTCGCAGAAGACCTGTGACGATGTAGGTGATGGAAGTACTACCGTATGCATACTTACCAAATCCATTATAGATGACATCATAAAGAGCCCGTCATATAAGAAGATGAGGCCGGTCAATATCAAACAAGGCATTGAGGCTGCCGCCATGGATATGGTCAAGTATATATGGTCAGTGTCAACATCCATTAAGAACCGCCCAAATCTTATCAAGGCTATAGCTTCCATCTCTGCCAATAACGACAAGTCTGTCGGTGAGCTGGTGTATAAAGCTGTCGTTGAATCAACACAAGACGGGGCTATAAGTGTTGAGACATCACCAGTGAACTATTCCTATGTGGAAACGATCATGGGTATGAGATTTGACAGGGGAATGGAATCCCCCTACTTTGCCAATGATGAGTTCGGTCGTGACTGTATCCTGGAGAACTGTCTTGTCTTCCTTTGTGAAGGAAAGCTTGAAAATGCAATGGAGCTTGTCACTGTCATGGATACAGCCGTCAACATGAAGAAACCCTTGCTTGTCGTAGCTGATTCATTCTCTATGGACGTTATTAATGCGCTTGCTATAAACAAGGTGCAGAATGGCTTTAAGTTCTGTGCTATTAAGGCACCTTCATTCGGTGAACAGAGAAAAGCGATAATGGATGATCTGGCTATCATGATAGGGGCTACTATCGTTAATACGCCTAAAGTTTCCCTTTCAGACTTCAATGAGGATATGTTCGGTATTTGTGACAAGGCAACCATTACAAAGAATGATACTACCATCGTTGGAGGATATGGCAATGAGAACGATATCGCTGAAAGAATCAATCTTCTCCGTCATGAAGTCGAAGTGAATACAGGAAAGAAACAGGCTGAGTTCCGTGAACGACTTACCAAGCTTTCCGGCGGTGTGTCCATCATTTATGTAGGCTCTAACTCAGAGACAGAAACGGGAGAGATAAAGGATCGTGTCGATGATGCTGTCTGTGCTGTTCGTGCAGCCATGAAGGAAGGTGTTGTCCCTGGTGGTGGAAGTACATTCATAAGAGCAAGTTATAACACATTAAGGATGTATAAGAATAAATATGGATATAAAGATGAAGAGTTCAAGTATGGATATGAAAGCATGTGTCTTGCCGTACTGAAACCTTTTGAGTATATCTTCAAAAATGGGTATTATGAAGACGATGAAATACAGAAGATGTCTGCCTATGTTGCGGAAATGTCTGACAAATTTCCAAAATGCGGATATGACGCAAAGAATATAAGATTCGTAGACAATATGGTGAAGGAAGGAATCGTGGACCCTACAAGCGTAGCTAAGATGACCATCCTCAATGCCTCATCCATAGCAAACATGTTCCTTACTACAGACTGTTCTATAGTCGATTATTCCGATATGCAGAAATAAACTAAACTTACTCGATTAAAATACAAAGGGCGGCTGGCATCACTGTCAACCGCCCTTCTGACTTATTCACATTAATAATTACTTTTACTTTATAATCTAACCAAAAATCAAATGAAGAAAATATTAAGCCAATTAAATCGTTTAAATCATCTTACGTTCCATTTTTCCGGAAGCCTGTCACGACCTGTTTCCTATCCTCGCCAGCTGCGACCGACATAAATGGAAAGAGCCTTGCAAAACTTCCACAAACATAGCAAATGAATCTGTTATAAACAACATGTTGTTAAACTTCTTCAACCTTGTCCTCTTTCGGAGGCTTGCAGCTATCCTTCTTGGGACATCCGTCACACCTCCCCCTATTGAATGAACTTATACTCTTTGGTATCGTATCAAGACCAAGAAGGGCTACCGAAGACATAATGAAGATCTCTACTATACCTGGTATGTCACGCTTTGTAAAGACATAATAGCTTATCCATACTATGCATGATACCCAGCCCAAGAATCCGCATATCCTTTTTGAAGATATCCCGGACTGGGAAGTAAACATCTTTCTCATGAACTCGGTAGCCCTCATGCATCAGGCCTCCTCTTCCTTCTTTAATGACATCTGCCTGAACTCCTTCATCAGCTTGGCCATTTCAAGTGAAGCCATCCTTGCACGACGACCTGCCATCTTGTTTTGTTTTTCAGAAAACTTTGTTGCATCAGCCATGAAGTCAAGATGCAGCTTGTTTATCTTTTCCAATAATTCATTCATAATACTAAAGTTTAAAAATTTAACGTCAGGACAAAGATAATGACATTTTTTTATCTCGATGACACTTCACCTAACAAGTCCATGAATCTTTTCCCCGATTTGTCAAATCTTTTTCTCTTTATTCCTACACGTCCACCAAACTGTTTCTTTTCTGTATCTCCGACTTTAGGCCTTCTGTCAATTTTACTGTCAAGCCATTCAAGCGTAGTCATTTCATTGTTATTATTCGATAAGTCTTCAATGGCATTCATGGTTACATTGGCTGAATTGTCAGCCCAGTTGCCATAACTTATAATCTTCTCCGCTTTGTCTTTCCCGAACTCATTGGCAAGATCATCCACATTATTCCACTTCAACAGTTTTATTCCAGGAGAGCTTGCGTATTTCTTTGCATCGTTCAATGCCTTTACTTTCCTTATCCATCCGACAAGAGGAAGGAATGCTGTCGAGTTTGACACCATCTCTCCTAAATCTCTTTCGTCTACAGCTTTAGCAAATTCAACAGCATTAGGTATTGCTCCATATATACCAGGTAAATATCTACTGACAGTCCAGACGTGCTCAATACCTTTCTTGAATCTGTCCATAGATTTTCTCTGAGGATCTTCTATAAATCTTCTTCTTTGCTCTTCTTCATGAACAGGAGTGGTTATAGTGCCTTGCACATCAGGATCAAATGATGATATTTCAGATGTCCAATCACCACTTCCTTGTTGCATAAATCTCCTTTTATTGCTCATAGTCAAATCTCCTCTTATTTTCATTATTACTATTTGAATATGGAAGAACTAATGCAGCTCCGCCGATGGCAGGTGCGTATTTCAATGCTCCTCTTATAAAATTTGCTGCGCCGTCTGCTGTCATACCAACATTGTTCATATTACTTACATAGCTATACATATAAGGACTTTCCATATATAATTCTCTTATGAGCTGCTTACTATCCATATTGTCAATGAAATTATCAAGCTCTTCAACAGTTGGTACTCTTCCATTCTGCTTTTTAAATTTTTTCCATAATAGATACCTCATCTCTGTATTATTAGCTTCTTTTTCAGTAACATCATTTGCTGTTTTGAATGAAGGATCGTCAGGCGCATACGTTGAATTTAATTTATTCTCTGATTTTTTCGACAATACATCATAAGTAAGATTACTTCCAGGTTTTTTATTTATAAGTTGCGAAGAATGTCTTGCCTCATGTACAATCGTTCCGTTTTTCGGTGCTAGTTTTATATAACTCTTACCGTATATACTACCTGGGATTGATATATTTACCCCATCATAATCCATATCTAATAGTTTGTATCTATATTCAAACATTTTAGGATCTATAACAAAATCTATATCTTGGTATTTCTTTGCTCTTGGAACGACATCTGATTTATAAAATTCCATTGCCTCTTTATCAAACCTTGGATGTTTTTCAAAATAGTCATCTACTTTTTCAAGTATAGGTCTTATAAATTTATCATCCTTGTTCTTTTCTATAAAATCATATAATTTTTCTGATGATTTTATAGCGGCTTGTTTCAATTTGTTTTCGCCATATCTTCTTATAGAATTTCCGGCTTTCTTAGCAACATTTCCTACAACAGGAACAAATCCAAGTCCGGCCAATGCCATGCCCATACCGTCGCCTCTCATAGCTGCATCATAGAAATCCATGGCATCTATTGCATCACCGGCTGGTGTGAATGAAGCAACATCCTTTATAAGCCCTGCACCAGACTGAAATCTTCTCATAGATTCTTTCTGTGCATCATCTACAAGATATTTTCTTTCGTCGGATTTTGTACCAAACCTTGTCTTACCTGATATAGTACCTCTTGCATCTGGATCCCATGGAGAAACTTCTGAAGTCCATCCACTTCCGCCATCTTGCATAAATCTCCTTTTATTTTTCATTTCCAAACCTCCTTCCATTAGATTTTTCTTTATCTTTTTCCCTATCCTGTTTAGCTTTGCCTATCATATAATCATACAAATTGTATAAGCCATATAATCCCAAGCCTGACCTTATACCATAATCAATATACCTTGTACCTTGATTGTATTTCCATCTTTCATTATTAAGTTTAAAACTTTTATCATTGTAATCTTCATGAGCATCTAATAATCTAGCATTATCAGCCTTGTATTTTTTATATGCTTCATTTGCTTTTTGGATTGCCCCTTCGTATTCTTTTCTTGCTTTTTCATGAGCATCTTCGGCAAATCTGCTTTTCCTTGACAAGGCTCTATCAAGGAACGATCCTTCTTTCGTGTTGTTGAATTGTGAATAACTATGATCATTATAAAATCTTGATGGAATATAATTCGGTTTTTCCCCTACATGAAGAGCCATATCTTGAAAATTCCTTCTTAGATCATAAATCATATTATCTATAATCGTTTCAGTATCATAATCATCTTTTGGTGTCACTTTCCTTGCAAATAAAGACGCTGTTCTCGGATAATTAACAGCAACGACTTCACCCGGCTTCATTTCTCCTGTCATTGATGAATACAATTCATTTCTGTAACTTGTATCTCTTGTTAATGATCTAAATCCGAGTTGCCTGTCAAGTTCATCCAATATCTTATCCGACTCCTCACCACTTGGAGGTATTATATCCAATATCCTTCCGGCACTATCCCCTTCTTTTATATTTGTGAATCTTCCTCCTTTTACATTTTCAGATATTATCTTATTTATGGCATCAGCTTCATTTTTTGTTATCTTATATGACGGCATACCCATTGACCTGTTGGTATTTGTTATTACTTCTTCCGGGGTACTGAACCTGTCACTCTTAAGGTCCGGCTGTATGTATCCATATATCTTACCATGTCCTGAATTTCCCATTGTAACAGTATTCAGTCCTGCTCCATTGGTATTACCACCTATGCTTGACGGATTCCAGTCTGTCATCATCGTATATACAGGTGTTTCGCCTGTCGGGTTAACACCTCTTCCCCTTACAGTGGTTGACAGGTACCAGTAATTGAATGCATTCTGCATCTTCTTAGGATCTTTAGCTATATCTGATTCCGCACCACTGTATTCATATCCCATTTGTTGAAGCATTTTCTTGTTCCTTTCAACATCGGTGAACTGGCTTGTCATATCAGGTGCTTGTCTAATCTCTGGACCGAAATTACCCTTGGCCCACATATCCATGCCTTTGGCAACTTTTTCAGGATCACCATTAGCCATCATGACTATAGGCCTCATCCTGTGTTTTGATTTTGCGCCGTTTGCATTATCAAAATCTATCTCAAACATATCTGCAATAGTCTTCGATTCAGGATCCATTTTCCTAAGAAGGAATTTTGGATCTATCGCACTTTTCCTTTCAGGATTTGAACCTATGAGATAATTAGTACTGAAGAACGGTGTCGTGTATTTTTTATTTCTGGATATATTCTGCATATAACCGTAATATGTTTCAGGCTCAACCTGTCTTATTAATTCCCCAAGGTTTTCAGGTTCATCTACTATGTTTATGTCTATAGGCAATTTATTTGGTGCACCGACATCCATATTATATTTATATGTTATGATCCTTCCATCTCCCGCAGTCCTTTTTGATGGCATTGACTTTAATGCATCTTTGCCGAACACATTTATAAAATCCTCTCTTGTCATAAATCCATCTATGTCATCAGTAGCGTGTGGCAACCCCATGCTTGACGCTGATACTGATGAACCAAACTCCTTAAATCCGGGAATCCTTCTTTTTACCTCTTCTATGTTCTGCTTCAGTATTCTTACATAATCTTTATCTACAATAGGAGTGAAATAATTATTGCTTCCATCAATGCTTATATCTATGATATCTTTAAGGTCTTTGTTGTTATAACTATATGCAAATTTTGAAAAATCATTAGCATCAACACTCCCTTCCATTTTCAACTCACCGCCTAAATTAGGAACTGATATATCGAATTTATGTACTTTTCCACCAAGTATATCCCATATTTCATTTGTCCCTGTATTTAATCCGGCATATATATTAGGTTGCGTTAAATTCTTTGCAGTCTGTCCAAATTTTATTTTCCCGTCATCTCCTATATAAAAATTGGCAATACCTCTACGAGAGTCCGCATTTATCCTTGCGTTATAAGCTTTTATAAAATCCTCATTACTTATATGTCTTGGGTCTACATAATTTAAATCAACTATGGTTCTCGGTGTTTCAAAATCATTAAATCTTTAAGAATTCGCCCTTGCGCTTCTTGTTAAATTGCGTGTTAATTCTTCAACATATTCATCATCAAGGTTTTTTAATTTATCTATTCCTTCTTTACTTCTTATTAAAGGAAATAACGATTTATTTTCCGACTTAAAAATAGATTTTAATTCCTTATTGCTTAACTTGGAGAAATCAACTTTCCTTATATCCCATCCATTTCTGGACATTTCATTTATAAATTTCCTGTCATATGGATCAAATATCGTTATACCATGCTTTTCATATAGATCCTTAAGACTCATATCATTTATATCATCCGTGTTTATTGCATGGATATTATACCTGTACGGATTTCCTTCATATGGAAATCCCCATTCATTAGCCATTGACAGTTTGTATTTCCTTAACTTCTTTTCTTCCCGTTTTGCTTTATTGATATCATTTAATGCTTCTCTCTCCTTTGCAGCATATTCATATTTCACATCATCCGCTTTATCAGACGCATTTCTTGATGCAAGATATTCATTTTTTGTTTTTCTTACATTTTCAGCGGCCTCGTCAAACCTTCTCTTTGTTTCCGGATTTTCATACAGATAAGGCTGAATCTTATCCCATGTCTTCTTACCGTACTTCTCAGCCGTTTCAACAGCTTTCCTTTCCAATGTTTCATATCCAGGAAATCTCAATAACTGCCTTCTTAATGCTGATCCACCTTTCCTTACCATCTTGCCCCATGGAAGGAATGCCAGTGCAGCAGTAGCACCGGCACCAGCATAATTCCCTCTTGACAAGTCATTGTATATATCAGTAGCATCTACTATGCCACCGGCAGGAGAGAAGGATATGGCAGTCACCGCGCCTTCAGTGATAGGAGACGCGAACTTGTTTATGCCTGCCGTAGTTCCTTCCCTTACCTTTCTCCAGTTCCTTGCAGTCTCCAGGCCTTGAGACCTTGCTATATCGCCGAACCTGTTGTTCGGGTATATGTTTACTTCGGGCAATGAATATTCGCCCGATATGTCGCCTTCTTCCCATTTAACGGGAAGATCCCAACCAAACGAGTACTTGTCCTCATTCTGTTCACTGAATCTCTTTCTTGTTGCCATATATCAACCTTTGTGCTAATCTGAATATCATATATACACAAAGGTAATCTGCCGGGTTGTGAACAAGGGTAGTCATATGGTCTTTTATCTCATAGTCCTCTAACCAGTCATTCATTATATCTATATCCAGCTTCTTCATGGCGTTATCACCTATAAGGGACAACACGTTCCATTCAAAGGCCTCACCCTGATACATCAGCTTATTGAATTTCTTTACCAACCTATTCTCCAAGTTGCTTAAAGAAGACCCTGGGTCCAGGCCAAACCAGCATCCTACATACCCGTAACAATACACAGGATTCAGCTTGAAGGAACTGCCAAACAGCCTGTATGCCCAGTCTACCGGGCCATCCAGCAACAGGAACACCAATGACTGAATCCACTCCCTGAAGTTCTTGTTCATTCTCATGTTCTCACAGAACACCTTTTCTGCATGGCTTGTCCCGCCACTGTAATACCAATTATTAGCTCCCCTCTTTACCTTGACGCTCATCTTGAAATGATCATACCTGTCTTCCTGCCTGTCGCCAAAAGCCATATGCAAGTCAGGACAGTATCCAAAGTAATGTTTCAACGAACTGAGGTATGGGTTATATACCTTATATCCGTTGCACTTTATGAACATATTCATCATCCTACCAATGACAGATGCCAGTGTGAGCTCCCTGTCATTACCACTGTTCATCATAATCCACATCAAGGGGGCACTCAGATTCCATACCTGGTCCTGGCTAACAAACGGGGAGTGGCAGGGGTCTTCGTTTTCCAAGGTATGAAGCATCTGCCAGTTCGACATCATGGATACTATCCCCATTTTCTTCAACCTGTCATCATCCAATGATAGGTCGTCCCTCACGAAGAAGCCGGTATCCTCCGCCCGCTCGAGCTTCATCGGGCATCCCAATGATTCTCCCCACTCCTTAGCTGACTTGAACAGCCTGTCAACAGACAACAACACATCCTCGATCTTCACATCCTTGGATGCCATATACTCGTACTTATTTCTCTTTATCAGTATAAGTACAGTCAGGAGCTCGGCCATGTTTATGCTTCCGTCACCGACATTCACGTAGTTGCCGTTTCTTTCCATAAACGGTATCAACGATCCCTTCTCCCCGGGATCATCCACTATCATGTAATCATTGAAATACCTGTCCAGCAACACTTCAAATTTCTCGTCTATCGTCATGCTCATACCATTAATTTTTTAATATCGTTTTCTATTGACTTAAGAAGCAGCAGCCCAAAGGTCCCCACTATCTTTTTCCTGTACATCTCTGATATGTTTACATAGAAGTCACCATCTACAGACATATCTTTCAGTACGTATTCAATGTCCATCGTCATCATCTTCCTTATGGAAGACATATCCACCACCTTTGACAACAGCCTTGCGCCAATCATCATCCTTCCTTCCCTCACCAGGAAGTCCATCCTGCCCGAATTGTCAACCATAGTGAATTTCCTTATGTCCAGGTTATAGGACCAATCTATCTCCAGCTTGGGCGTTATCACTTCAAAGGGAGGCATAGAGAAGTAGTATACCCCTTCCTTGGACACTTCCTTCCAAGGCTCAATGTTCAGGCTGTGTTCCTTTGATGAATGCTCGTATTTCCTTCCACCACTTATAATAACTTCCCTTTCACCTGCACCATTATCCAGCCTTACGATCAAGCCATCCATAAGCTCCCTTACGAACCCGTCATCCTTCTCCACCCAATAGAAGCACATTATCCGGGTCATGCCTAAACATACATCACATCCCATACACCGTCATTTATTTCTTCTTCCATACATAACTTGTCATTTTCCCTTATGAAAGACTTTGCACCGAAATATGATGCCGAATTGAACATATGGAACTCCAGTATAAACAAACGCCTGAATACCGAGTAATAAACGAATCCTTCAGCATCAATCAATCTGTATAAGCGATAATGGAAGAACAGGCTTCCAATCAGTTTCCTTAAGAAAGTAATTTTTCTATCCATGTTATATAGTTTAAATGAGACAAGACAAATGTAGCGAGAAGTATTTGTAAAGCCAAATAAGGGAAGGATTATATATAATGGTAAAAACAAGAAGAGAGAAAATAGAAGAAAGAAAAATGGATGGGTTGTTAAGCAGAGATGTAATCGTTAGGAAGTACGAGAATAATAGTATAAGGAGATGTGAATAGAGAGGCAGAGAGAGAAGGAAAAAACAATAGAGATGAAGTATAGGGAAGTTGGAGGAGGATAGAGATAAATAGAGATGGAAGGAAAGGAAAGATTAAAAATAAGATAAAGGAGAGAGGAAGAGGAAGGAAATTGTATGATTATGATAGAATTAAGCGAACGAGGACTCCTATCCTTGACACCCCTCCGGGTGCGTCAAAATTCAAAGTGGGGGTGGGGGTCTCGAAAATCCTGCCAGGAAAAAAATCGTCAAAAAATTTACAATATATATATACAAGTCACATATAACTCACTAATCAATATACAGCGATATAAACATATCGTTGGTTGGTGTCGGCATCCTTTTTGTTTAATCGAAGGACTTTTCCGACAGGGGTCCATCACAACATATTTCTATATGAGATACGTTGGTTCTTCAAATCAGCACGTCGTTGCTCTCGGTGCTGATTTGAACAGTCTGAACGACGAGGTCGTTCGTAGAGCCGTTGCTGCAAACGAGATTGCAGCTGCCACATTAGATACGCCGGTGGCTTGGAGAGGCGTGTCACCGTTCGAGGAGGGTCGACTTGTGCGATTCTCTTCTGATGCAGCTAAATGCTGTGCGTCTGTACTCACGAAGTACAAACGGTTGGAGAACAATGTCCTTGTGGACAAGGTCTCCGTTTCCGTTGTGTTGCTTTGCGACATACTCGATGTAAACGGTACTGCTCTTGTAGAAGGACAGCCTGTCTATATCAGGATGCTGGCTCGTTCAGAAAACGACCGCACTGATACCGACAACACTGTCCATAACTACATGGATGGTTCTCTGAATGCTGAAGTTCTTGCGTCTTTCCTTCCAGGAATGACGATCAAAGATCTTCACACATTGGTTATTTCGTTCTGGCGCAAGGCTATGAACGAATCAGGCAATGTGGACTATGTGACATTCACCATCAAGCGTGGCGAGGTGTTCAATCACCGCAACACGTTCAGTGGTCGTGTCAGTGGTCAGCGTTTGGTCAATCTGATGCCTGTTGCTAATAAGTAGCAGGCATACTCATTCTTAGCCGTTGGAGTCTAACTAACGGCAAACTTTTTTTTATTAATAATTATATACAAAAGGAGGTTATTATGAAGGCTTTAGGTCTTTTTATTACATTAGTAATGGCAGTCGCAGTACTGCTGATTATTGCAGAATTTCTGTCTATGTTGTTAGGTGCTGTTAATGCACCATTTTGGCTTTACGCCATAATCTTTAGTTTCCTATTCGTCTGCCTTGTAGGCTCGATATGTTCAATATATGAGGGAACTAAGAAATAAAACCTTTTGCCCTGTTGTGGTTTAAACAATGGGGCTTCCCTATTTACTAACTATTTAAAACTATAAGATCGTGAAAAGAGAAACAATTGAAAAAGATATGATGTTAGATATGACGACGAAGGCGAGTAATGTGATAATGATTTCAAAGGACGAGATTATTTCGCCAATCGAAATGATTTTCCATAACGCTAATATTGCAGCCTTAATGTTAATGTCTGCAAGCATGAGAAAAGAGCATAATACTGGAACTATGTCATTACAATGTGTGCTTAATGAAGCTGCGCTATTTGCGATGACAAATTATTTCCAATCTGATGATGAAAGGCTAGAATACTTGCGCGTAACGCTTCCAGCAATTCGTGGTTTCTATGCTGACGGATTTAAGATTATGGTTAATCCCAATTGGGATGATCATAAAATCTAAATAAATAAATAGGTCTGACTTTCCTTACTGGATTGTCAGACCTATTATTTTTTTCTCTCAGCCTTGCCAAGCCAAACCGATTTGAAGAAGAATGTGTTTTTAAGCAAAAACATTTCAGTCTTATAATTGCCAAGCTATTCCCTGTTTTTACTTAAAAACCCATTCATCATAAAATCGGTCAGGCTTGAAAGTCTGACCTATATTTTTTTTAAACACAATATCGTTCGGGGTTAAGATTGTAATAACCCTTTCTTGTTTCTATCAAGTCCTCATTCTTTACAAGATCCTTAATTTTATATTCGAAAGATCTTCTTGTACAGTTATGTTCTTTTGCTAATAATGAAACATTAAATTTTATATCAGATTTATCGCCACATAAAATTCTTGTCAATTCTTCTTTATATACTTTTATTATTGTGACAAGATATACATTTACACATTCTAAGTCATTTATGCTTATTCTTTTTATATTGGAAGGATTAATTCTATTTATGTAATTCTTATAATTTATATTTGGATTATTCTTTATGAAACTATCTCTTTCTTTCTTTATGTAGCTATATGAATACTTATCTATTTGCATACCACTGAACATATCGAATATGTTTAATGCATAGATAGAGTCAGTTTCTTTTACTTCATTATCATCCACATAATAAACTTTTGTGAGAAATCCATAATATATCAGATTACTTATCAAGCTTTTTATTTTCATCATCTTCTTCTCGTCCGACATTGTACGATATGAATGAATAATAAACCTCTTATCAAAATAATCTACTATGAATTTCAAGGCTATGGAATTTAAGTTTACATATCCAAATACTCCGGATATATCATCATTTCCACCTTTTATCTTTTGCTTAAACATCAAGTCTATTAATGCTTGACTTATCATAAGGTCATAAGATATTGAAGCATACTTTGAACCATTATACATGTAAATGCCATCTCTATGTTTTATACTTGTCTTTGTTATCTTAGTAGATATTCCACCTGATCCATAGTTTGCTTCAGTAAGAGGGTCTGAATCATCATTCAATACCTCTATCTTGCCATTAAGGCTACTTTCATACTTCAATATATTTTCTTTAATGACATCTAAGTCATTCCAGTTAGGATTAATTAAATTCTTGAATTGTTTCATTGCTTCATTCTTTTTACAGTGATACAACAAAGGTAAATAATAATCTATTTAGATACAATTTTTCCAATGAAAACACTATACGTAAAAAACACTATATTTTTTACGTTGAAAAAATACGTAACTAATTGATTATCAGACCATCTTTTTGCTAATATAATTATATATATATATTAGAAAAAAACATGCTTGATAATCAGGCTTTTAGATATTTTCGCAACGTTAAAAAATACACATTTTTTACGTTACTGTTTTACACAAAAAAAATTCCCATCAATAATCACTGACGGGAATTATATAACTATAAAAAAAATGAAACTTAATCATCTCACGACGACACAGCAAAGATAGGAAATCATATAAAACTTTCCTAACTTTACAGCGAAACAATCGTGAATTAACCTTTTTAGTAAGATTTCTCTTACTGTAGAACAATGAACCCGCCATTCTCCGCGAGGATAGTGACGGGAATTTTTATACAAGTCAACGTATAACCCGCCCATCGTATTCCAGCGCACACGAGTATTAATAACGTATAAAGGGCTTTGACGTATTGTGCGCTTACGTCGGGGCAAAGGGAGGAAAATAAAATGAAGCGAGTTTATGCAGAGATGATTATCAAAAGCATGATGTCAGACGGAGACAAGATGGTAAACAATATCTTGGACTGGATGGAGACGATAGATGACCATAAGTCTGACAGCCTTATCGACATTATTACAGGAGTTGAGAGCAGGAACATCAATATTCCTAAATCAATACCAGAAAGCGATGTCGTTGAGGCTTGCAACAAGGAGGTGAGAAAACGCACGAATTATAATGTGCTGTCAGTTACAGTACTGACAACTCCATTTTATGACGAAGAGTTTTCTACGACACTAGTTGTGAATGCATTGTATCTATATGAGTACAAAAGCAATAAGAAGTTGTCGCCGGAGAAGGCTGAGGAGTTCGACAGATTGAAAAGGCAGTTTGTTGAAAAATACAACAACAGGATCATATCCAATGACGAGATAGATCAGATAGACAAAGAAAGAAGTGCCCTCTATAACTTCTGCTCTAGTAATGCGTATGAAGGAGAGGACGCTGTTGAGGTAATGCGTGTCGACTACAACAAGATTACCGTCACTCTATAATTTTGTCCGCGCGTGTACATTATATATATACGCGCGTACATTATATATAAGAGTCTCCTGCCAGGTCTTTTTGATTCTGCTAGGTCGTTCTTCAAAACTTACGGAAAGCCTGTCGCCGTAAAGGACAGGCATATTTTGTTTTATTCATTTTTTTTGTTTTACTCATTAATTTCATTTTTATTATGAGAACTTATTCAATTTCTAACGAAGCTGCTTTGATGGCCGCAGCACAAAACGCCATCCGTATCATGAACTTGAAAGAAGCTACAATCGAAGATGACCGCCAGGTCGCAGTGAACTTTGATTTGTCAAGATTCGAAGTAGGTTCGCTCCTTAAGTTCATCCAGATTCCTGGTCAGCCTGCCGTGTTCAAGGCCAAGGTTGGAAGAACCAGTAATTCTGCAAACGCTGTTTTCGTAATTGTTATTTCTCCTGACGGCAGTCAGCGTCATGGTATTTTCTACCTTAGCTCTATTGCCAAGAACGCCGTTGAGGCTGTTGAATCAACCCAGCAGGGTATCAAGGCTACTCCTACTGGATTGACCTACGCTGCCAACCACGAAAGTTTCAGCCCTGAGAAGGAAAAAACCAATTTATTGCTGGCAGCAGAACAGTTCCCGTCCCAGAGATATCTTGGCAAAGCCCTGGTAGAAAACGGCATTGTCCTTGAGGTCAAGGAACGTAAGCAGATTAAAGTCCGTTCGTTGAATAATGAGACACGGACTCAAAACTCTACTATAATGAACCTTGAAATCGTAGACTTCACTGAAGGCGCAACAAGCAAAACGGCAGTCGAGCAGATAGCTGCCTTGAATGCTGCTGCTGCCAAGTCCATTGGGGATTACGAACGGGAAATGAAAGCTGCTGAAGCTCGTCAGGCAATTTGATGAGACTTAAAATTTCTCGTAAGAAACGGGTTTTCACGGGGTTGTACTTTTGCAACCCTCCTGGAAACCCTCTCTTCCCGTTGATTCCAGTAACACCTTTAAGCCTTGAAAAAGGATGGTGGTGGATTACCTGGAAACGTATTCCGGGTAGTGTATCTGGTTTAGTGGAGATTGTGTCTGCCTTGAAGAAGGAATGACATTTGGGTTTCCCTTGCCACACAGTGTAATTATTTGTTTATAATGCACTGTGTGGCTTACTTTAAAAACTGATAACCAATGAAATAGTCCTTATTGCCGCAAGATGGATGTATCGTATCATTGTTCATACATATTATATATACAATATAATGCTTGTGAGAGATGTTCGTACACACGCGCGCGCGAAGGACAAAAGAGATAGGGCGGTGACATATCGCATGGTAGCTATAACTGGTTCGAAATCCATTCATTTGATTCTTTTTTGATACGATATTGTCCTTGCCATGTGTTTCATCGTGAGATGTTTGGCATGTGGTACCGCCATGAAACAACTACTCCTTTGTATTTGTATATATGGTTATTATATTCGTTTGGGGTTGTACGTGAGTATAGTCCTTGACACGTTTGTCTTATTTATGGTGGGTTAAGGCAGACGATTCATATATCTTCAATATTCATAAATAAAGAGTTATACTGCATGGTAAGCTGTGAGGTTTGTCGTGTGGGGTAAGGCCGTCTGGGTTTCGTATGGATGGCAGGGTTTCCTGCCACGCTGTATGGCTGAAATGTCATATGGTACCCTTCCGGCCACGTTCTTTGTGTAGTTCTTATGACACTCGTAGAAATAGCAATCTATGTAATTTTATCTTGGGGGTGGCTGGCCTGTGACAGGTAGGCCACCTTATTTTTTTTGTTGAAGGTATTGCCTGCCGTGAGGCACGCCGGTGTATATGTTTTCTTATATATTTTTACTTATAGATTCATTGTGGTTTTTATATGAATTTGCTAAGTTTAAATTGTTATCGTTGTGGGCTGTGGCATGTGAATGTAGCAGCAGGCCGGACGAGGTTCGATGGTATGCTCCTTGTCCGGCCACATGTTTATATTATCTATAATATCTATTTAACTCACTATTGGAATTATATGTTGTGCCACCGTATCGTGCCCGTGAGGGTTATTGGTGGATTCGTGATTCAAAGTATGGCCGTGGCCCGTTGTGAAACGTGTTGCGGTTTTGTTTCTTCATCATCATTCTATATATGCCTTGGTGTCAAGGCCTGGCGGTATGGGCTTCGGATGGATGCTGCCTTTGTGAAGCACGGCCTGTTTATCCATGTCCGGTATCTTTGGTAGGGTATAATGGATATGGATATGGGCTGCCCGTGCCGCCACATTAGGAAGAAAGCCTTAAATTTGTGCATTTATTATCATAGTCTTTTTATGTTTATAATTCACATGCCATGTCCTGTCGTGAGATACGGCATGGCAGCTTTTAGACTCACATAATTATAGTGTTATTATTTTAAAGATTATCATTTATGCAATGCATGGCACGTGAGTGTCGTGCATGGCCATGTGGGGTTCGATGGTGTTATTTCCCCACATGGCCTCGAAGTATTTTCTGTTGTAACAGTTTTAACTGCTTTACTAATTTGGTTTTGGTTGGCTGTCCACGGGGATAAGCTCTGCCATATTTATTTTATTTCTTTGTAATGATTTGCTATGGTTCGTTGTGAAGCGCGTCATAGTTTTGTTTGGCATCGTATTTAACCTATATATGCGGGTATCGGCAGTGGGTGTTGATACCCGGTCCTTTTTGAGTTTATATTAAGTTTTTGGTATTTTCAGTTTTTTGGGTCGTGGTGAGGCCGTGAGGTTTGTGGCCCCTTGCTTTATTATTTGTATACGTATGCTTAGTTTTATCATTGATTTTTATTAATGGTTTTTTAAGTTATGGCATGGCTACGCCGGGAGGCGTGGCATGCTTTTATGTTTGCCGTTCCCGGTGTTGGGGGAGCATGTGGTTCGAGTCCCACTGCGTGCATCTATGTTTAACTTTTAATGTGTAATGTGTATGAAGAAGTTTGTTATTATGCTGTCACTGTTGTCCATGACAACGTTTTGTATTGTGGCGCAGTCGTCCATGAGGCTTGTGTCTTACGCTTTTGCGGTAGGTGTCATTGACAGCAATGACCATGTAAGGTGGGGTGATTGGGAAGCGTCCAATGTTCCAATATCCATGAATGCCGAAGAAGGCAGGATAAGGATATTCTCCAGTGAAGAACAAGATTACCAGGTTTTAAAAGATCTTGGGGAAAGGGAAGGTGTAGATTGGAGGGAATACGAAATGAAATGCATGGACAACAATGGGCTTATATGCAAGGTAAGTTTCAGGAAGGATTATTCCGATGGTGTAATGCAGCTGTATATCGAATACAGTGATTACATCTGGGTATATAATGTAAGGCAATACTAAAATGCAGAAACTGGAAACGGCAAGGGAGTTCTCCTCCTCGGTGAGCGGACTGAAGAGGTTTGGCGATTATTGCAATGCTGAGGTTTTCAAATATCTTTTCGGGGATAACTGGAAGGCCTTATGGGAATGCTTCGTTATAGACTGTAATAGGAACATACTTGAGTTCTATTGTGGTAACTATATGGATAACGAAGAAATGATTAAGTTGTCATACAGGATAGTTTGCGATGAGACCAAACTGCGTATGATTGCGAGTACGGGATTTGATAAAGAAATAGATAATTAAGCTTATGGATGGATTTAGATTTTTGGAATTGGAAGACCTGTATGCCGACAAGGGCATGCTGGCTTCAGCAATGAAGTACGCATGGTTAATGAACAGGATGACGAACTTGGTCGATATAAAACCTGAAAAGGAACTGTTCGAGAAAATACTGCCAGGTATCGGTAGTGAGATATGGGAAGAGGCAGGAGGTGAAAACATGACGTTAAAGGATCTCCTGCTGGCATTGGGAACCAATGATGAGGCATTTATCCTCATCGCGAACGTGGCGAACAAATGGCATGAGATAGCGGCCTTACACAAATCTTTAAGTAGAGGAAAATAAATGAAAAAGTTATTGTTTAGTGTGATATTATCCTTATCTTTCCTGCATGGTGGCACCTGGGAGAACAGGTGCTGCGATGTGGGGAATGTGAGGAAACACTTTGAGGTGAGAAAAGCCGAGAGGTGGGAAGCCTTGGTCTGGGCATTGTGCGAGGAGGAATCGGGGAATGACGACAGGGCAAGGAACCCGAAGAGTTCGGCATATGGACGTTTCCAGATGCTGAAGGTGTATGTGGACGAGTGCAACCGTATAGCCGGGAAGAAGAAGTACAGCTATGCCGACAGGGGAAACTACAGGAAGGCAAGGGAGATGTTCGAACTGTACCAGGGACACCATAACCCGGGAAGGGACATTGATCGGGCAATCCTCATCCATAGGGGTAAAAAGGATTGGAAATATTACTGGAATGTAAAACATAAAATAGAAAGAAGATGCAAGAAGTAAAAATGAATGGGCTGGTAATTCGTGAATACCGGAACCATGGCAATTTGATTTTCACGAAGGATGCCGAAGGGGGCTACTATGCCGGGGATAATAATGGCAACGTCGTATTCTCTTACAGGAAAGGCAAGGGGGTAAAAGTATTTGCAGGTTTTATTGATGATGCAAATAACATGGGCAAGATGCCGGAAGGCGAAAAGCTGTTCTCGCCTGAACTACTATGCATAATGATAAGGAACATGCTCCTTATGGAATATGTCGGCAACATGGGCAATGCTGATAGTATAAAAGTGAATGTATACGGCAAGAAAGACCATGTCACTTGTTTTATGTCCGCAAAGAATATGAAAATAGTATTGGAGTATGGCCCATTCAAGCCACTTGATATCCCGATAAATGATACCGGGTATATCATAACGACTGAGGCGATAGACAAAAACCTTTATAGCTGGTATGGCATAGATAATCTACCTAAAATATTCAAGCCTTATGAATATGATGGACAATGACAATCTGGGCATAACCATGTATGTAAACAGGAAGGGCATGTGTTATCTCAGGACGCATGACGGCAGGATTGTGGCCGGTGTTGACACAATGCTCCTTTCCGAGAATAAGGCTATAGCCGCTGTTATAGGCAAGAAGGAAAACAACTATGGCATAAGCTTTGGTGATGACGTGGAACTTAAACATCTCGATTGTGGCAATATGCCTTTAATGGGTGTGTTGGTTGTTGTTGCAAGGGGATTGATGGTCGAGGTCGAGCTTCCCGGGCTGTTGGAAAGGAGCAAGCCGGGATTCTTCATTGACGGCAAATCATGGGTAAAGTGCGATATAGGCGCATTCAAGGATTCAGATGGTGATAACGTGTTCTCTATAAGGAAAGACGATATTGATGACTATGTATATCCTTATGAGCTGAATGCCGTGTTCATTACTGAAGACATCTCGAACATGATTGCCGATATGCTGGATGTCAAGTGGGAGGAGTTCATGCTCTTCCTGCAAGACTATGTAATAGAAGGGATGGAAAGAGCGGAGAAGAATGAATCAAAACAACAAAAAGCAAACGAAAATGATGACTGAACAAAGGTTTGACGAGATATTCAATGATGTCGAAATGACATTGTACAGGCCTAACAGGATTTCAATGGAAATGGGATGTCCCAGGTATGAAGTCGTGGCCTTGAAGAGTGTTGACAAGGAGATAGTATCCCTTCTTGGGCTGACCAATAATGGATTCGCATTCTTCTTGCCTATCAAGGATAATGGAAGGGAAAGAAAACCTTTGAAATGGCTCGTCGAGGATATGGATGGTATGGACATGTTTATTGGCAAAGACGACGAAAGGATGGAGCAAAAGGCTATTGCAAAGGGAAGCCTTTTGTTATGCCATGTCAAGACCTTGGCATCCTGCATATCCCAGGACAAGTCCGTTGAAAGATGCAAGATACTGAACAACAAGAGTGGATGGGTCAATTGCCTGATGAGCTATGATGATGACGATGATAAGTTGTCCATAGACATAGAAGGCGGCAGACACATTGGCATCGGTGTGGACAAGCTCATGGGCATTCTTGTAATAACCGAAAGCGGGGCCAAGAACCTGGCTGGATGGTTCGGGATGGAAATAGGGGAAGTGTACGATTTTGTTGAAATACTATCTATTAAATTCACAAATTATAAAAAGGAGGATAAAGATGAAAGAGATCAATTATGAAGAGTTGGTTGACATGAATGTGTTTGTTGACGAGTGGGGACCGGTAGAATCGGATATGGCCAAGTTTGACTTCTCAAGAATCATTACGGTATCCGGGTACGGCAAGGTCCATTCAATAATATTTGTCGATAGGGACGATAAATCCATAACGCATTTCTGCCTTCCACAGTTGGAAGAGGATTACTATGACAGTGCTGAAAGGTTGTTCGACAATATCAAGTTTGATTTGCGCAATATTAATCGTGACAGCTACCGTGAGACGTTGGAGATGCTGAACATCACCATAAACGGTATGATGAACTATATGCTCGGCACGGGGCTGGCCGTAAGGGCGAAGTTGCCATTCGATGGCAAGGAATGGATGGATTGCACCGTGAAGGATACCGGTGAAAAGTTCAAGTTACAGGTATTGTTCGATGATGGCAAATGCATTGACTTCGACACCCAGAGCACATACGTCACGATACTTACCTATAAAATGATAGGTATACTCATGGAATGGTTTGAAATTGGCGAAAAGGAAGTCTACGGACTGGTTGGCCGGCTCCATGACGAATTAACGAGGAGGAGGGATATGTTGTATAAAAACGATAATTACAAACTAAGGATTGAAGATGGACAATAACATATTATACCGGGCAGGGGGCGGATACCCTGTCGAAAACCCGGTAATCAGGACTATCGGGGAGATCGAAATGGCTAAATGTTCTGAGATAAGCGTGGACGGAATGAGATACCGCGATTATCCTATCGTGAATCATTCCGAGAGCAGATATATCCAGGTACTCGACAACAAGCGTGTCGAGGCAGGGGAAGTAGTCCTGGCGGTAGACCCGTCAAGAAGGGGCACTGTCATGGCAATAGCCTTGGTAGACGGCAAGCTGAAAGTACTGGATGCCATCAAATGCCACCATGCAAAAGGTATAGCTATTATAGACAAGCATGGCATTAGTATATCTTATTGCAATAACAGGGTATATTTACGCGATTTCGCCTTGTTTGAAGCATTAAAGGCTACTGATTGGTACGAGAATATAGTCAATCAGGTAAAAGTCGCTTAAAACGGCTTAAACTGTTTCATAAAATGTTATATATTGGTTATGGGCTGTACGTCGCGAGGCGTGTAGCCCTTATTTTTTGTCTAATTTAAAAAAGAAAGAAAATGAGAAAGAGTGACGAGGTATGTATTGACATACCAAAAAACTGCATTTTGCAGGCCATATCCCTTGCCATGGCCATTGAATCCAGCAAAGGAGAGGAAGTAATAATATGGGGTATAAACAGTGATGGTGACAGCTATGATGTTGTCAGTATGTACAAGAATGGTGACTTCAAGGTGGATGATTGGGAAAGCTTCAAGATGGAGATATGCCCGGACAGTCCTGTGTTCATATGCGAAGGCAAGAATGACAACTTCGCCATACCGGCAAAGTATGGACTGGAAGAAAAGGTATACGGGATCATACCTACATGCAATGCAAGCAACAGGTTCAAAGTCGCCAAGCTTGTCGTTGTCAAGGTTATAGCAAGCATGGGCAACTGCCTTGAAGGCAGTATACAATCTGATGAGCTGTTCAAGGATTATAAAGATCTTGGATGTAGTCCGAGTGAGAATACCCGGTGCGAACTAGGTAAGAAATATCTTGAGCACGAATATTACTGCGTCGAGTATGACAAATGGCAAAACTGTTCATACTTCAAGTTATACAAGAAGAAGGAATGCGAACTGTTTAAAAATAAGGAGGATATATTGTTATGATTGACGTTTCTTAAAACTTAATACAAAAAAATAATAGCGATGTTGCACTTGGATAAGAAATGCAAAACCAAGATCATTAATAATCTTGTAAATGCAAAGAATATAGGGTTTGACCTTATGTTCATAAACAGGGATTCAAATGAAACGATATATCCCTATGTGAGTTGTCTTGGAAATAAAAAAAGATATCATATTCGTTGACAGGGATAAAAACATTGTCGACGATGAATGTGTGGAATGCTGTATCAACCTGACCAATACTTGCCATTACAAAATAAAATTCAATGAAAGCCAGTATTGGATGGGTAAATATGTATTCAGCAGCGATGGCCGGAATGGGTTTGAGGATGTTGTCAGGATTCTTATAGTCAATAGTAGTGACGACTTGGATGATGACCTGGATAAAGGGGAGTTCAACTATCTTGTTGGATTTACCAAATATACAGGTTTTGACAAGATGGACTATGACAGCATTGCTGGTATTATATTGTTAAGTGACGAGGAACTTGAAACTTATTATACATTAAGCAAAAAAGTATTTGAATTATGATAATAGATTTTGATTATGTCCTCGCCATGGAGCTCATGAACAGGCAAGGGGTAAAGCCGTGTAAGCTGTTGCTGAGGAAAGGCAATCCAATCAAAGTGTTGTCATGGTCGCTCCGTGATGGCGACAAGGAATATATGGCTATTGCGGTAGAAAGCCTTGATGGTACCAAACATACCGTATGCAGCAGGGATTTTACCGGCAAGTTTTACGGTGATGGCGGGTCTGAAAGTGGCAATGATATTGTGATGGATATTGACATTGCACAGGTCATACAGCCTGAAGGATGCTGGATCATAAAAGACAAAGCAGGCAATGAATACCGGGGTGTCGTCGACCATGTCGTCGGTATCAACAAAGTGTCTTCCTGGGATAGTTGTGATATCGTATTCAAATGGTGCATCAGCGTAGGAGACGGCAAGCAGTGGTGGAATGTCAAGGTGAACTGCTCTTGGGCAAAGAGGATGGATACCCTTGACCGAGAGGGATTATACAATGTTATTGATGTTGAGGATGTCTATAGCGAATCAAATAAGGTTGCCCTTATGATAGCCAATGATCATTCAGAATACTTCAATATCATGATGCGTGGTGCCGAGGAGAAAGCCAGTACCGATGCTGAAAAGAAAATAGTAAGAAACGCATTCCTGCTTGGCTGGTTGTCCAGGACGGAATGGGATAGTTATAAAGAAAGGAGGGAAATATGAGAATCAATTTGAAGTATGATAAGGATCTGCCGTTTCCTGTTGGTGTGATAATAAACGGGAAAGCCAAGGTTGGTGCCTCATTGGATTATGAGATGACGAGATCCACTGACCAGATATTCCTGAAGATCCCTGATGGATCCGTGCTTGTAAAGTATATTGATACGCAGAAAATGGGTGGCCTGGTTGCGTTGAGAAATGAGAAGGAAACCGTTTTCATTGTCGATCTTAATAGATGTGTTGATTTCGTTGAGGGTTCCAACCATCAACTGAAACTTGCCGTGGTAGGCCTTTACAGTAACGGGGATATTTACAATATCACCGGCGTGCTGCACAACAAGGAAGCCAGTTATGTAAATTATTATGGTGAAGCACTGAAGTATGACAAGGAAATAACTGAAAAGATCAGGACGGAAAACAAAGGTCTGTTTATTCTCAAGTTCCGTGATGGCGAATTGTTTGTCGCAAATAACAGTGAAATCATTGCAGTCGTCTCTAAGAACGTGGATAAGACGCATTATGAGCTGTTTGATGATACAAGCAAGGTAGTCATGGCAATAAGGGAAGGCAAATATTTCGTCTCTATGGGTGATGAGGAATGCATGGAAGCGGAAGTAATTGATTTCGATGATTCCAATGTCGAGACCAGGATTGTCAAGTATGCAATCTTTATAGATGGTATAGCTAAAGGCAAGAAAGACGGAATGTGTTCTGTTGGTGAAGACAAAAAGATAAAATGGTACTTCCAGGCATTCATGGATTATACTTATCTGTATTTATTCAATAGGGACGGCGAACCAGGAAGTGTGGTTAATACCGAGATATATATACTTGGTATTGATATATATAAATATCGAGTATTTATGAGTAATTATGTCGAAAGCGTAATAAGATCATGGAAAGAGAGATAGTCAGGTATCACATGCAGGACCTTAAGAACATGAATATCATGATCAATATTTATGAGAATGGTAATAATGATTCATGTTTTAGGGTTGAGAAAGATGGTACAAGCTATCTGCTTAAGTTCAATGGCAAGCTTGTACCTTCTAAATCCAATAAGGTGATATGTAATCCGGCCATGTATGAAGTTATCGGAGAGAGGCCATTCCATCTCATAGAAGATGGTAATAAAGTACATGTTATCAGTGGCATTCCAAAAGAAAACCATGAAGTTCCAATTATTGACACATTTACTGTTGATGATAAGGGCAATATCAGTTGCAACAATATTGGCAGATACAAGGAGTACTATTCTATTGGAGGCATTAATGAATATAGTGAACTATGCCATAGGATAGAAAACAAGTATGGTGGCGATATAGCAAGGGATGTCCTCAAGTCATTCGGCATAAAGAAAAACATAGACAATAACACCGGACACTTATGTTATTCTGCATATGGATATAACAAGGAATTTATATTCAGGATATATATAAGCAATGAAGGCAAGATTTCTATAGGCGATGATGATGCTTATCTTAATGATTATTCTGTGCATATGGAAGAAGTTGATTACTTCAGGTTTATAAACATGATTACCATGTATATCATGAACAGATATGTTAAACTTGACGGTAGGATGATTTGCACTCTTGATGATATTTATGACAGTGACAATGAAGATATTATATCTTGTATAAGTAATAACAATGTCATTGTTTATAATCATTATAGCAGTCTTCTTGGAAGGGATAACATGAGTATAGTTGATGTCCTTAAAGATAACCGTTTTGCCATAATCATTGAGGAGACAGAGAAATTCTTCCTTGAATATCATGAGCTGGATTTCTCGCCGGTAATGCTGGCAAAAGCGGCAGTATTGTCATTGCAATATCCTAAAAAGTAACATCATGGAAGAAAGTCCCATCGAAGTTGTTTTCTACAAGATCAATGAGCATTTTGATAAATGGTTGATGAGTGACTGCGCAAAAGATATAGATCTGGTTTTTCTTCACAACAAGAAGAATGTGGATTTATTCTTGAAGAAAAGCAAGAATGAATTGACCATTGATGACATAATGTTCATGGAACATATTGATGATTCTGAAGACAAATACCAGGTTGTCAAACGCCAAGAAGTAGATATGTATATAATGCTTCACGAAAAGCTTCTTTATACGGTATTGTCCAAGGATCTCCTTATGATTGGTATGCATGATTCTGGCATAACTAAATTTGGAGAAGAGTTTGTCGATAATTCTTCTGTCAAATTCAGTAATGCCTTAATCATTAGACGTGACAGGCCAACTATCGAGATAGTCGATAAGATTATCTTTGATATAGAGCCGGATATTCTCTATACAATAAGAAGGTGTTTACACTCCGAGGAAAGAATGTATGAAATCATATTGAATGGTAACGAAAAATCAAAAGAAAAATGGAGAGAATTATTAGGTACAAGTATCACCAGTTCGCTTCGAGACCAATGAATGTCGGCATTATGGTAGGCAATATGATTACTGCCAGTGATGATGTTGAATTTGTTCGTGTTGAGGATGTGTATGCCATAACGGATAAAGATATATTTGTTCGTAATGATGTAGCATACAATGTTGATCTGGTGTGTTATGAAAAGGTTGGCAGGATGCCTTATCATGTGTGTTGGCATAAGGGTAAAGTATATGTATTGTATGGCCGTATCGAGTATGATACCATGAATATACTATGCACATTCGTTCCCAAAAATGATGGCAATGGATATGATATTGCGTTTGGTAACAACGAAAGATATAATATATCCGGGTTATTGACATACGACGGGCATTGCGAAGAAGTAGAAAGGACGTTTAATGCTTATATAAGCGAACAGTTCCTAAAGAAACTACCAATCAAGAAAGCCAATGAAAAATCTTATATCATTGGCGATAACAATGAAATATATGTATCTGCAAGTATAGGGGTAGGATTTTTCTATAACACTATGGTGAAATACGATATTGGCGATATAGATTATACGAGATTTGACATGGAAGATAAAGATTATATATCTATGTTGAATTTCATGTATATGGCCACTACCGACGGTAAAAAGACTTGTCTTTGTGAATATATGGATACAAGCCTCGACCCAATGAAAGCTTCTACCGTAGTAGTAAATGGAATATTGGCTGCTGCTATTGCTGACACATTTGAAAGTAATATTGGTGACTGCTGTATAGGCATATATGATCCAACTGGTAATTATGTGTTCATACCTGAATGGATCAGGACAAAATTCAAGGAATATGATTTCTGGTTTACTCCTGATATGATAGCAATAGCTGCGCTTCGTTTGGTGAAGAGATTTGAAAACTCTATAACAGAATAATGTAAATAAAAAAAACAGTAAAAAATCTGAAACATGAAAGCCGTAATAATAGAAGCAGCATGTTTTATGTCAATGGACGGTATGGATATCCATATTGACAAGGATAACCTTGAAAAGGCTTCCAGCTTGTCAAAGAAAGGATATTATACCGTTCTTGCCTGCGGTAGGCCCAGGAATGGCAATGATTTTTACATTGACGCATTCAAGTACGCAAAGGCTTTATTTGACATGAAAACATGCAAGGTAAACAAGGGGGTAATAGAAAGGACCAGCAACGACAACTTGTTCACATATCCGAATACAGGTATGTTCGAACTGGTCCTCATGCAGGCTTCAAGGGATGGTATAAACTCAATGTCCGATATAACATTCGTGGGATGTGACGATCTGCACGCACAAGCGGCTAAAAATGCCGGATGTTTATATAGGGATATTAATAGTTTAGAATCATGATTTGATGGTCAAAACTTGCATTTGACGTTGTTAAATACTAAGTTTGCCAAAAAACTTATCCTGTGAAAACTATAAGGCTTACAAAGGAGTTTACGATACGAGACTCAAGGGCTGTCGACCTGTATTTCCTGGAGATACAGAAGTACAAGACCCTGACCGCCGAAGAAGAGGTCGAATTATGCGAGAAAATAAAACAAGGGGATATGGAGGCAAGGAAAAAGCTTATACTCCATAACCTCAGGTTTGTCATAAGCGTAGCCAAGAGATATCAGTCTTTGGGCTACAAGCTTGGAGACCTCATCGCAATAGGCAACATCGGTATCATAAAAGCTGCGGAAGCCTTTGATCACACAAGGGGATTCAAATTCATAAGCTACGCCGTATGGTGGATACGACAACAGATTATGAGCGAAATAGGATTCAGGAACAACGGTATCAAGATACCTGGCAACAGGGTAAGCTTGATGTATAGAATAAATAAGTTTAAGGATAAGTTCTATACGGAAAACCAGCGAGACCCTCTTGTCGAGGAGATTGCTGAAGGCGTAGGGGTTGACTATGAGATCGTAAAAGATGTCATAGCGGCCTCTGAAACATTATCAAGCCTGGATGCCCCGATAGAAGAAGGTGAAGACAAGGAAATGTCCGCCTTTCTTGAGGATGAATCAGACTTTGAAAATGAATTTGCCGAGGAGGATAGGATAAGGAACCTGGTGCATAATGCGCTCAGTGTCCTCAATCCTAAAGAAAGATTCATACTCAAGTCACTTTTTGGCATAGAATGCCGGGAAAAGACATTGGATGAACTTTCTGAAATGCTCGGCCAGGGGAAAGAATCCATCAGGTCGATAAGAAAGGCCGCAATGGAAAAGATTAAGATGTTTCTCAAAGAGAAAACATAGAAGTACAACAGATTTAAAAAGAACAACAGATGAACTATACAATTAAAACAAGTACGTATTACGAGGCTTTGCTGGCACTCGCGGTTAAATTCCATAAAGTAGTATTGAAACATGACAAAGTCTCAAAAGAGGACGTGGAAAAGGCTCTGGAGATAGCAAATGACCTAAAGGAAGAGAATGAGATCATGCACGCCGCATTTATCGCAAGAGAGAACAGGCGTTATGGTGACACCCTTTCTACCGCCAAAAGACTTGAAGCGAAAGCAATATCCATACTCAAGGAAATATCCGGAGAGAAAGATGAAGACTTTGAATCCATGGATAAGGACCAACTTGTAGAGCTGGTCAAGAGAATGAGGGAAGAAAAGGCAAGAAAGGAAAAAGAAGAGGAAGAAAAAGTCCTTGTACTACGTGCTCCGAAAGAATCCAATAAAGATGAAGAAACTGATAAAGCATAATGGGTATAACAACCTGTATATAATGCAAAAGGAAAGCCCTGATGAAAGCAATGCAACCGTCAGGGTATTTCTTTCTGCCAGCAAGTTTGATATGGACGTGGATTATTGCCTTAAAAAGAATATCATTGAATATGTTAACAAGACAGAATTTGACAACATGGTAAGATCCATGATGTCGACTGTCAATGAGATATATTCTTCTGACAGAAGCGCAATAATGACAGAAACTTCCAATACAGTACTCATACCTGAATGCATGGATAATGAAGTCAGGCGCATGAAGGTTAGAAGCCTTTTCTCTGAGATGACAGGTGGATGCTCTTCTGTCCTTGACAATCCTTTTCATACCGTCAGTAAAAGGTACGTATTGAAAAGAATGGCAGAGGAATACTCTATCATAACAGAGAATAAAGATCCTATCTATTGTGTTGATGGAAAAGGGATGTATTATATAATTTCCAGTGAAGATGATTATTATAAACTATGCAGTTTTGATGATATGGATAACCATCTTGATTTTGGCTGGAAGAAAGATGAATATTCTGTAAAAGTCAATAAGAATAATGTTGACCTGTTATTTGATCCTATTGTAAAACAAAACGAAAATAGAATGATGAGAAAAGTATTATTCCATAAAAGTGTAAAAGATATTTATATCGTCGAGGATGAAAGTGTAAATGGTAATATGCTTTCATTAAGACCGATACTGTCTGACATGGTATTTGACATGAATGTCGATGAAAACATGATTTGTGATACATTTGAATTTGTGAGTGAATCAAAGTTTCGTGAATATATTTCAAGGATTATTGATATCGCTTCGAAGTTCGTAAACAGTGATAATGCCATCCTTAAGAATATTGGCCAGGGCAACATTGTTGTGTCTTCTGAGAATGGAAGACATGTGAATGACATTGTGTCAGAAATGCTTGGAAATGAATCGTCTGAGTTCAATAATGAAAATGCATACATTAATATTCCTATTGAATATTTATTGGCAAAGCTTGCCTATGAATATAAGCATGTAACAGGAGATTTTACTCCATTATATCATTTGAATGGATATGGTATGTATTTTATGATTGATTCGGATGACACTAATGTTGTCCTTGTGCCATTTAGTGAATATGATGACTATATAAAATCCGTAGTAGCCGAATCAGGCTGTGAAAGGTATAAGATAACGGCAAAAAGAAGCAATGTATGCCAGTTGTCAAGGAACATCTTTGACCATATCGACTCCAAGGCAATAATTACAAAGATGAAGAACGGCGAGGGTGCAAACACGCCTTCAGGCGAGTTCAAGAATGACAGGCTTGACGATAAGCTTCGCTGGGAATTGCTCCCAATGGAAGAGATTGAAGATGTTGTCAAGGTGTTCCATTATGGTGCCAAGAAATATGCCCCTGATTCATGGAAGAATATTCCGGATGGTTTTGAGCGTTACAGGGCGGCTTTGATGAGGCATATGATGTCCTATCTTAGAGGGGAGCGTATTGATCCTGAAAGTGGATTGCAGCATCTTGCCCAAGTCACCTGGAATGCTATTGCTATGCTATACTATGATAAACACGATATGGGAAAGTTCCCTAATATCATATCTAATCCAAATGAAGGATGTATAGGATCAAAAGAGAGAAGTAAATCATTTAGAAAGAAGTAAAACCGGGTTGAAGGAAGCCCGTAGATTATTTAGATTATGGAAGTAAAAAATGGATTTATTAAGTTCGAGATCATCGACGGGCGTTCTTCAAATAGAAACAAACTGGCTGCGCTGGTAAGAAAACAACTGTCAATGATGGATGCCTATGGCAAACTTGACCTTATCCTTGACAAGGATGTATCTGTCAATGCAAGGAGATACAAGGTGTTTTGCAATGGTCTCTATATGAGAACTGATATAACAATAGACAATGATGGTATGGTTATCATATCTTCTGTGAATAGCCGGATCAAGTCATATCTTGAGACTGGAATAACGGCTATGGTCCCTTACTGGAACAATAAGGAAAATGCAAAGAAGATTATTCTTGCCGTAGTCTTGATCATGACTATTCTGTTCTCATCTGTTCTCATAGTAACTACCATATTCGTAGCTGCTTTCGGTATGCATGGAAGGACTGTTATCATGTCTTCTGTTGCATCTATATTGTCTGTCATGTTTTCTTACAAGCTTGCAATAATGAATGGCAAAAAATGGAATTGAATAATAATATCAATAACTTCAGGATACTGGGGTACATGAAGGATTTTGTCGGTGCTTTTGACAATGTGCTAATAGGAAGGATAGACAATAACAATGTGTATATTGAAAAGGACGGAGAAAGGGCTTATGCCAAGTTCAATGGAAACATATTCGAATACAAAATAGAATCAAATAGTGTTGAACTTGGAAGAAAGCTTGAATCCATGATATTATTCTGCCAAAGAGAGGTTCTTTACTTCTCTTCCGGAGTAATCTGTGAATGCCTGGATGTACTTAAAACATTATTCAAGGTTCTTAATATTATCATGATAGCGATTGTCGTAATCTGTGCCTTTATAGACAAGGACGGTAGTTATATCAATTATACTATTATTATCACTGTCATAATAAATTTTGTTGAATCCTATTATTTTTTCAAACTATTGAACGATGCAAAAAGAATTGAAAAGGTGGGACATGAAAAGGGTCATTACGGAATGGGGAGATGTAGACCTGAATATGAAGAACCCATGGAAGGGTAGAAAGGACTACCAGTTCTTTTTTCTTGGAAATTCATTGTATTCAAAGGACAAGAAGAAGTTATTGTCGCCCATGTACAACGCCGAGTTCGATACATGGTCCGGATACTATAACACGAGTATAAACGGGTTCGTAAATGACGCTATTATACTTATGCATTCCCAGGATACAAAGACAATGCTGCACGATATTCCGTTTTGTGTATCCGCCTTTAAAAGGATATGCGACAGGAATATGAATCTTACACCTATATTGAAGGGTATGAATACAAAAAAAATACTTGGAAGCATGGCCTATTATGATCTTTACAATAAATGGTATAAGATATTATATACAATAGGTTATTGTGCCATGTTTTTTAGAAACAAGATATTCATGGATTTCCTGGCAAAAAAAAAG